GCTTGAATTCATTCGTCGAAAATCTGCGTTGTCAACCAATGGAACTGAGTTGATTTCTATCATACCGTACTGTTTTTCACGATCAAACGCTCCAATGAATGGAGGACTATCAGGAAAAAATATCCTGTTTGGATTTGTCACAGCGTGAACATATTGACCGTCAATTTTGAGGCAATCAAAAAGATTTGGCACCATTGAGTCAAAGAATCTTTCGTGATCAGACGAGATTCTAACATAAGTCTGTCTGCCTGATCTTTCGTATGCCGGTTGCAAGATTTTAGACTTATTTCCTACTGACGCCAGTTCCGTGATAGAGCTGGTTGTTTCATCAAACAATGAATCTCTTGCAAAGAGATTGCTTGCAATACTTCCACGGGTAGTTCCTATGGATATTTTTTCCTGTACTTTCGAATAAACTTCACTGACGGGTGTAACTGAGAAACCGAACGACTGTGTCACGTGGTAAAATATTTTATTTTGGGTCCGTGGGAACATCGAACCTGTCACCATGCTGTCAGTGTACGAACCATAGAAAGAATCTTGGTATTCTACCTGAAATTGATCTGTCACTGGTTCGGATCCCAACGCTTCGTGTATCTGGTTTGACGCCAGATTTTGGTTCATTGTGTCATGAAACTCTTTACCTTCTCTCAACAAGGAACCATATAAAGTGACGCTAATTGATCCGGTATTGATCCACACGTCGTGTCTTAGACCCTGCCTGAACACGTCAACCGATGCACGGGTCACAGCCTGTATTCCATTTGTGTGCATGGCGGGCCTATTCTTAGACAGTGCAAATATCAATTTGTCGCCCGGCATCAGCAAATAAGGTGATTTAGAGTTCTGTTCTATCGGGACTGCATATTGAATGTATGCCTGAAATTCAGAATTGTTATTGATGTCAAGATAGTCACTCAATGAGGTTGGAAAATCACTAAAACTTGATGACACAAACAACGGATTCTTTACTGTCATTTGATCCAGACTTTGAAATGTAGTGAACTCCTTTCCGAAAATGGATCTGCCACTTACGTTATTTCCCCTCGAGTCTCTTCCGAAAGGATTTACGCTTTTAACGTTTGAACTGATTACGTAGCCCTTTCCTCCATCATTAACCACATTTTCATAAACACTTATAGTTGGCCTCGTCATGTAGTCAATTGTTGCTTGTGCCCGTGCTGTGGCAACAGGGAGAGATAAAGCGGGAGCATATGTCGTCATTCTCAATAGTTGACGTAAAGTCACACCGTTTGAGATACCTGCCTCGGTGGGAATCGATAAAGAACCTGTATACGTGCCCGCAGACGACTGCTTCACAACAACAGAGGGCGATGAGTTGTATTTGACAAATCCTTCAGGTTCAAAAGTCCAGATGGGATATGGTGAACCACCAGACTTAAGCCATGATTGTCTAACTGTTACGCTACCATAACTGTCGCCTTCCGGAATCACCGTTCCTGTCAGGATTAAGTCTCTGTGAACAAGTTCGCCATTTTTTATCTGATTGAAAAGCGATAAGGTTATCGCAGGTCCGGCAAAATCAAAGACGTTTGAGACAACCCCTCGATCTGTGGGAGAGCCTGCTCCACTTGTAGCCCCCAGCGGGGTACAGGACGTAGTCTTATCATTAAACCAACCTGGTCCCATCTTTACGGGTATGTTAAACACTGCCTTTTCTACCACGAAAGGCTGGTTAATGGGAATTGTGATCAACTCATCATCTGACGCGTTATAGTCGGGATTGATCTGCGGGTTTTTCAAATAAGTCTTTGATAAGGTGTCAATGGGAGATTCAACGTCGACCCAATCCTCTGAATCACGTCCAAAGTTTGGGTCTGATGATAATGCCGGAAATGAAATATCAATAGATCCTGACGCAACAACATTTCCTATCGGTCCAAAACAACGTGAATCCTCGGGCCAAAATTCACCGTAGGAAGAACCTAGTGCATCTCGAGGGTCTGCAATGTCTGACGGCGCGCCTCCCACTTGTGGGATGAACATACCTTTGATCTTATTGTTGTAGTAGTATATGGCAGATCCTGTTTCAAGCATCTGCAAAGGATGATTCAAAGGTAGGTCAAACTTGATTTGTGTTTTTGACCTCAGCGGATACCTTAAGCTCTCTCCGAAAAGAGAGGCAGGTGAACCTGTCATATAATATTGGCTTGCCATGCCCTGCTCAGGCCTGTTGTGATCACAGAAAGGTGAAACGTAATCTACCGGGATGAACGACAAAAATTGCTCGGCCGCAGTCTTTGATATGCTGGCCGTGATTTCCATGTCTCCATAGATTCCTTGTCTTTCGATTGCACCAGGTACGTTAAAGGAATAACCTCTCGGCAATGTCGTCGGAAGATTGACTATTGATGACCCTCCGTATGCTATGGAACGACGATCATCGAACATATCGAATGAAACCCTGTTGTTCGAAGCATCGCCGGTCCTGATGATCACGGGATATGATGCCCGTGTGTCACCGACATGAACCTCTTTCCTGGGCAAAATCCTCATGCGATTCACCGGAGGAGAGAACGTAATACCACAGCAAAAGAGTTCCTGACCCGGCCAATTAGAAATTCTTCCTAATAGACCGGACGGGGCAGTAACATCTACGTTGGATGGATACATGGTTACGTTGTACGGAACCGACGGATAAAACAGGTTTGAATCTCCGTAAGCGCTGTCGTAAACTGCGCCACCAAACTTTGACGTTGATCGCGTCGAGTCACCCGGGTGTCCCAATCCTACAGATAGGTCACGAAATCTCCAATAAGTGAGATCTGAATTTATTGTATCATTTACAAAAATACCGATCGTTGCACCGTCAGTCACAGCGTTACACCCATATGGGGTCAACGTTTTCCTTGTGTCATACCTAAATTCAATCTTGCCATTTTCGTAGATGATTACTTCAAATGTAATGATTGACTCAGGCAACGAGGTATATGAAGAAAAAGACCTCCACCTCACTATGAGACACTTCACACCGCTAGGGCTGGTAGTTTTTTTATATTTTATTCCTGAACGAGTGGGATCCAAGGGCGTGGGAGGTAGTGAGATACCTCTTTGAATGTTTTGCTTTTGTTTTGGGGTTGTGTATGCAAGTTGAGAGACGTTGTCATAAGCCGTCCTCAAGTCTCCAAACCATGGACACAACATAACACCACCCGTTGTGAAACGACTACGTATGTAATCATTCAACGTTGTCGGTGATGTCACTGATATATAGTCAGAGACTGAAAAGACGCCAACGTCAGATTTTTCTCTCAGGATCATGAATCCATTCGTGTGAACTACGAATCTGTCATAGGTCTTTTCGTTGAACCTAAGGTCAAATCCTAATTCTGTGGTTTCAGAAACATCTTCATCAACGTTGCCACTACCAAAACCATCAGAAAATCCCCACATTGCCGAAGAGGCAATCGGGAACAGTTTCACTGTTGGGCCGGTAATCCTGTTAAAAACATAATTTTCGAAAACTTGTGCGGGCGGAGCCCTGCGTTCTTTTGCGGTTGGCATTAGTATGTCAAGCCTCCAAACGCAATTGAATCTGTTCCGACTGAGGTATTGTTGTCATAGTCCCGACCTGTGCAGGAAGACCTTTGTTTAGTTGAAATATAATCATCAGTTGATCCCCTCATGCTTTCCTGCGCATTAATTATGTCTGCACTCCAATATTGAGAGTACCTTTTTATGTCGTCAAAAGGTTTGTTTCTGATGAATTCATTTTTAAAATACCCCTCATCATCGTAAATCACGATGGAGGTTTCAGGTCTAAAATAATCAGATTGTAATATCTGTACCGCACCGTACGCATCATCGCTATTGGTGAGAGATGCCTTAATACTGTGTGCCAAAAACGGAACCTCGGTAGGCCTTAAGGCGACTGTTGCCCTGATGTCTAGAGGCTCTATGACTCCGTCGTAGTTGTCTACCGAGGTTTCATCATTATCGTCTACGTAAAAAGGTAGGGTGATTAAGTTTGCGTAGATGTAAGAAAACTTTTCTTGTATCTGAATAAATTTGACTGGATTGAATTTCTCGTTATCAGTGAACGCCGCGTCGCGTCTATTTGTTTGATTGTCCATTCCAAACCGATTCTGTTTGACTACGTGATTTATGTTATTTTCGTAGTCATATTCTCCGGCGTGTATTTTGAACATCCCTGACACGAAGTGTCGTTGTGTTATTATCTCTGTGCCTTGCCTGTATCCGTCTATCAAAAGCGTGTTCATCCCAGATCTAATCTGGGATGACAAATAAGAATCGTTGACCGGCGCCTTCGGTCCTTCATAAAATGGAAACGGTTTGACTGTGTGGGTGTCTTTCATGATAATACCATAAGCATAAATTATCTAGTCGGCTTTTCAGAAAAAATACCACAGTTTAAATGAACAAAACCCGGGTTTTAAAACCCGGGTTTTGTTTTACCAAACATTACTTTAACTTTGCCATCTTTTCTTTTTGCTCTCTTTCCCACCTTTCAAACTGAACATCATCTTTTTCCTTTAAAGCTTGAAGAAGTGTCTCCTTCATTTTGCTCCTTAGGGATTGAAGTATCTGTTCTCCGGATTGGAGTTGTTGCAATGATAAAAGATCGTATAACGTCACAAATTCATCGGGATGTAAATCTATCTTAATCATCAATCACTTTATACACAAGACCGTCAACAAGCACTTTCTTCCACTCCTTATTCAACTTTCTAAGTTCAAAAACATACTTTTCATTTGATGCAACCCAAATATCAATAGATTTACCAACTCTTTTTACGAGAGAAACAGCGAGATCATCATAAAAATCACCATCAATAAGGAGGTTTACTTCATCATCTTCATTCTCAAACTCTAAAAGACCATGATCTGTCTCCAATGGAGGTAAATCATGTAAAGTAGAACAACTCAATGTATGAGACGCCTCAGGCATTTTTTCCTGAGACTTGCCATCTTCGGCATCGTCCGTCTCATCTTCATCTAAATCATCATCATCATCATGATCACTTGAAACTTGGACACCTGACTTGTCTTGTGTAAACACGGACGCTGTCTGACTTGAATCAGACACAAGATATTCCTCTATCTTTTCGTTCAAGGCTGAAAGTTCATCCAGAACATCACCGAAAGATTGATCACAATTCATCATCTTTTCGTAGTGAAATAGAACCTTGTGTAAAAGAAGGGCATCAGACCTATTTAAAAACATAAAACCTCCAAATCAGACAAGCGCCGTTATCACAATAATAACTTATACAGACTTACCTGTAAAGGTATAATGCTTATTTAAAAGCCTATAAAGGGTACGTGCCTCAGAACCTGAAAGCCTGACAGAAGTGTTGGGAAGATCAATGTAAAGTGAGCTTGCCTTAGATCCTGCGTTGGTAGTGATGGCAAAACACGCAGATCCTTCGTCTCTATTGCGAGTTTCGGTACGAAGTTCTCCATTGTTGTCTTCAGACACACGAATATTGGAGTTGCGATTCTTGACTCGAGTAGTGGTGTTATCCTGAATGCTATCAAAGTTTGAAATCTTACGCGACATATTATCTCCACGGTTTTGTAAAGTCCGTGAAGATATCATAATCCATCGTTCAGGATTGGACAAGTCAAATCAAGATTTTTATGTCGCATTTTTGGACAACATTTTATCAAGTTCAACCTGCGATTTTTGCATGTCGCTGACACTTTTGTCCAGGCTGTCTCCCAATGCGTACATCTTTTGTTTTATCTGAGAGCCGTTCATGTCCTTGATCTTGTCTGGCTTTAGGGAGAATAATTTCTCGGCCATCTTCTGGGAAAACGCAGATGCTGCATCGACAATCTTGTCTGCGTCTGATCCCGGTCCTTTCGCCGCCATGTCTACGGCCTGTTCTCCGGCCGCAGATAGGTTGTTTTTTGCCTTGTTTAAGGCTTGCTTACGTAAAGCTCCCTTCTTCTCTTCACCGGGTTTGGCCGTATTCTTATCTGTCGGAGTCGTAGAGTCCGTGGGTTTCGTCGATTCCTCTTTGATCAGGTTACGCACCGCCTCGCGCACCAACATCCGCAACAACCTGACTTCATGATGTTCTCGTGTTATCTTCATACATACAGTATATATCACGTCTCCCGCACGAAACATGTGCACGTATCGATATATGATGCCCACATGAACATATTCGTCCTATCCGAGGATCCAGTGGAGGCGGCGCAGATGCAGTGCGACAAGCACGTCGTCAAGATGATCATCGAGAGCGGCCAGATGCTGTGCGCCGCTCATCCGGTCGGTGGAGCGCCGTGGAAGCGAACTCACTACAACCACCCATGCACGGTGTGGGCTCGCACGACGACAGCCAACTATGGTTGGCTAGCGGAGCACGGGTTGGCCCTGTGCCGTGAGTACACGAGGCGCTACGGGAAGGTACACAAATCAGAGGAGGTAATCCAATGGTGCAAAGAAAACGTGCCTCCTGAAGTGACTGAGGGACCCCTGACGCCGTTTGTGGTGGCCATCAAGGATCCCCAATATCACAGGGAGACACCTGTGGAATCTTATCGATCTTACTACGTGGGGGACAAAGTGAGGTTCGCACGGTGGCGGTTCACAGGACCCCCTGTATGGTGGCCCCTCAGCGTACGAGACCCGCGAGACGCTGCCACCGTTCCACCATGACCTCACCGCCCCTCAGGCGGCCTGAGTTCTGCGCAGTCTTTGGCTTATCGCCTTCTTCTCCTTCTTCAGAAGCGTATGGAGGATTGACGTCAATTTGGCCACCAGCTAGGGCCATGAGAGTTTTTTTCGTAGCGCCGGATGTCTTCTTGTCATCAATCACCGGCATATTCTCTCTTGATGGAGCATTTGGCATGATATCGCTTGGTAACGACGACAAGTTGTCCATGACTTTTTCAACAGTCGCGTCAACGAGCCCGGCATCGTCTTGCGTGCCCGTCCAATCTTTTAATTTCTTTTTCAAATCTTCAACATTACCATTAATCGGGCCTGCTTCAATCCCAGCCTTACAGGCATCTGTCATCTTTTGCTTGTCTTTAAACTGGTCAAAACCGCCTGTTGATGGATTTCCTTTTTCAATACCATGTAGACCCTTTGTGACTGCGTTTAAAACTGCGACAAGCTTTTCGCCAGGCATATTCACTTTATGGCCTTTCATCTCAGCAACAGGATCGACCATCCAGCTTGCGATCCACCTATGGTGTCCATCCATAATGTAGTTATCGCTAGAAACAAAGGCATCAAGGTTCCCTCCAGGGCCATCAGAACCAGGCATTGTGCCGTTAATCATGCTAAGAGCAAATGACCAAGCTTTGCCTAGGTTCATAGAAGTCTGAGACGGTTTTAAGTCTTTGACAGTGCCCAAACTTGCGTTTACTTTTGCGCTGATCACATCATCTTTTTTATCGCCATCGTTGAGACCACCTGACACGAATTTTTTTGCTGAATCTATATTCACAGATCCCAACTCTAGTGGGAATCTATTCGGATCGATCTTACCTGGGTCTGCATCTTCAAATAAAGCAGAATATAGACTGGGTCTTCCTTTACCTCTGGTCACTCTTTTCTTTGACTCCATTAGTGACCTGATCTCTGATGTGATGATTCTATTCAACGTCTGTGGGCTGATTCTCATGTGTTTTCTCCTGCTGACATCTGCTTATATATATATCAATCCTTGATTAAACCTGCGAGGCGCTGCCAGCGTTCCACCATGACCGCACCGTCCCTGAAGCGGCTCGAGTTTTGAGCTTGTGCAGCTGCGGCTGCATCTGCAGCTGCACGAGCTGCCTTGTTTGCTGCACGACGATCTGTGTCACGCTTCTTCCAGTCTTCTTCTGAAGCTTCGTCCTTGGGAAATTTCGCCCGAGGACTATCCGCGCTTGCCTGACCGTGGGCAAATTCTCCTGGGCCGTAGACAAAAAGCTCTGATGGTACTTGTTTTCCTACGGCTGCCTCGACCTCACTCGTGTTTTTCTCCAAGTCGTCGTAGAAGTGTATCTCTTCGGGAGGCTCCCCTGACTTCAGGTACTTGTCGATGATAGCATCTCCCTTGTTTTGACCCACGACTCCCAATACGCCGTCAGTCGGCTTGGCACCCTGCTTCGATAGAAATGCATTCATGTCTTTGGCATTTGTCGCTCCGACTTTTTCGCCTTTAAAGTTTGTGCCTTCGCCGTCGGCCTGCCTCGCAGTGATGACGATGGTCTTTGATCCCTTCGAATTTGCGTCCTTCAACCTGTCGATAGTCGAGTCGATTGGTTTAGTCGTTTCTATACTTACGTCTGCCGACGGTGTAAAGTCAATTAAGATAGATGGACCCTTTGCTGGAGGCTCGCTCACACCCGTGATCGCCTGCTTTGTCTTCGAGGGTTTAAAGAGGTTCTGCACTTTAGCTAGCGCTTTTGACGTCACGTAGATCGCATAGCCACCGTCTCTGTTGGAGATCTGTGCAACTTCAGGCGGAAGGAAGTCAGAGTTTGTCAGCCCCATAGACTTTGCCCAATCACGAGCCTCTCCTTCTGACTTGTGAACGGGTTTCCCGTCCTGATGCAACATGATCCCGTTGGCGTTCGACGTCTCACCGAGAGTGTCATCGAAGTCAAACACGTGAACCTGCTTATCAGGCGACGCATCTCCAGGGATTACGTTCTCCGCCTCTTCCTTGATGATTCTCCTGATCGTCTGACGCAATCTAAAAAGCTCACTATTTCTGTTGTTGTTGTATCTCATGTATTTTCTCCAATCTTACTTGATCAATCCAGCAAGCCGCTGCCAGCGCTCTACGACGACTGCACCTTGGCGATCCCAAGATTCCGCAGTGACCTGCTGCTTTCCTCCGCCTGATGAACCAACAGGATCTTTAAAGTTTAATTGCCCGCCCGTAAATTTATCTTTAACTTGATCAAGCGTCGGACCGCCCGATTTTGGATCAAACTGCGGCATATGAACTCTGTCAGGCGCGTCACCAGGTGTTGGCACTTTTTTGCAGTTCTCTCCGATCTTGGTGCAGATCTTATCCAGCTTCGTGTCTCTGTCATCTGTCGCTGATGCGCCTCCATAGCCTTGCCCGGCAAGGAAGTCTAAGATATCGTCAGTCAAAAGCGGGGAGCCTGCCTTTTCATCAACGACTTTTCCGACGTTGTCTTTTGCGTACTGTGCGATTGCGTCGGCGCTCATGGTAAGTAAGTTTGTGTCAGGTTCAGAAGTGTTAGATGGTAGTTTACCTGGCTTGTAAGTAGCAATGGCAAGCTGGCATATTGACAGCACTTTGAATGCATCGTCTCCTTTAATGAAAGAGACGGTGATATTTGCAGCTGGATTTACGGCGATTGCCGACGACCACCTGTGGTGACCATCGATGATAAAGTTATTATCAATGCCGTCGCCACACGCGACAATTTCCGTTGAGTTCACATTTCCCTTCAACGCGGCCTCCAAGGCCCCCACTTTTTTCCCCTTTGAAGTAAACGCAAACCCGATTGAATTAGGCAAACCAATTTGTGACTGAGAGGGTTTGAGTTTCAAGACAGGCAATGTCTCTACCCCAACTTCCATAACTTCGTCAGATGGGTTACCGTCATTTGCACCAGACGCCAGCTTATCTCTTACTTTTTGGTCTTGACCCTCACTTGAGTTTAAAAACTGAACTATCTTTTCTACTGTCGTCTTGTCTGCTGTCGATGACAAGGGCTGTGTGATATTTTTACTAATCAAATTTTCAGTCTCTGCGTCGCTTAACTCTTCAAAAATTAGCGAGACCAAGCTAGGCCTGAACGAAGCCTCTCTCATTGGGCGTCTCTTTGTCCGTCTCTTCGACTCCATGGCACCCTTTACCTCAGACTCTATCAATCTCTTTAGCTGCAAAGAACTCATTCTCATGTGTGCTTCTCCCGTCACGCGTGACATTCGTAAATAACTAATTAGAAAAAACAAATAATACACTCCAAATAAAAAAAAAGCTGCCTTTCGGTAGCCTCAAGCTAGGCAAAAGCTAATCACGGTATTTTATCGCCGGGCTTCCACTCAAGATATCTCCACCCATTTTTTTGACAAAATTCCACAGCGGCTAACCGTTTACAAGAGTTTTTCTCTGTGCCACTAAGGCTAGCAGGCTTAACTTCTACAAGCACGTCTTGCCCATCGTCAGTTACAATATGAAAGTCTGGGACATATCTACGAACCTTGCCCTCGAAGAGGTAAGGTATCGAAAAGGGCTCATAATTCCAAAGCTCAACGACTGCGTCTTCATCCAACTGCCTCATTAATTCAAGCTCCCATGAAGACCTGTAGTTGAATGTCTTTCCAGATTTCACAGAAATGTATTGGCCTGTAGACCACTCGAATCCGCCATCAAGATATAACTGGGTTATGATAGCGGAGATCTTCTCATTTCGCTCAGCAAAATCATATTCTCCATTTGCAAAACGACGCTTGAACGTTTCGCTAGATTTAACATGGGCTTCTGTTAGTGTCCCATCCTCCCAAAGTCTTTTAAAATGATCAGAGAACTTTTGCTTGTCTTCTGCGGTCATTGACTCGTAGGCTTTGCGTGTTGAATTAATGCGACGTTCTTCAAAATCAGGAGTTCTAATGCTTGCCATGCTTTCGGCTCTTTTCTTTGCTACATCTGGATGTCTTGCCATCCACGCCTTCATATTGGCCCTATTTTTTTCTCCGATTCTTCTCTTTTCGTCATCAGACTTAGCTCTTCCGTGTGCATGATGTCCTTGAATAAACTTTGCAAAATCCTTTAAAGCTATATTCCAATTAGTTTCTCCCCCACATCCGCAAGAACATAGCGGTGCAATACCATTGTGCTTCCACTTTAGGACGTACTCTTTAGCTTTTATTTCGTGGACCTTGATGTGCCTGAAGACTGACTCTAGGGAGCCAAATTCTTTTTCGCATATTTTACATTTATTGTCTAGCATAGTTAACATATAACTATATAATAAACAGCAACTATTAAATGTAAACTAAAAAAGGGCCACTAAAAAGTGGCCCTTGATTATGTTATCGTATTAGATAACATTCATATCATATCACGTTCATGTCGAGAACAGTCACTGTCCCGTAAAAGTCGCTACGGATGACCTTCTTGCCGTACCTTGTCATGACGCCCTTACGCGGTGTGAAGTCCTCAGGAGCGAAGATCGTGGGTGTCACGATGAGCGGAACGTAAGGAGCATACACATAGCCGGTCTCGAGGTAGCTGCCGCCCTTGTAACCGATGAGGATCTTGTTACGTGGGAAGTAGGGGTCCTTATAGACCGTGAAGCGGTTCGAGACTGTGCCGATTGCCTCTGCGCCGATTGTGAACGGCGAACCGACCTGACCCTCACCGTCGATCGAGAACTTCGGCTTGTAGAGGACCGATGACTCGAGGATGGTGCAGACGTCGGGCGACGTGACGAGGAAGTTGGCCGAGCCGCGAAGTGTCTTACGGTGGATTGTGTTGGCAACGTCGATGACCGTCTCAACGAGGGTCTCGTACCACTCACGAACCGTACCGGTGAACTGCGGTCCGATCTGCAACGAGTCGGCGAGGTTCTGACGAACTCCCGTCACCTTGTTGAGGAAGCGGCCTGGGCTGCGTGACCAGTAGTAGTTGGCACCGTTGGCTGTCGTCACGAGGTCGCTCAGGATCTCGCGGTCGATCTCGAGGGCGATCTGCTCTGAGAGGATCGACGTGAGCTCAACCTCGGCGTCCATCGAGTGATAGGCGTTGAGGTCCTGTGCGAGTTCCGGCGACCAGCGAGCGCGCAACTTACGGGTCGTGGCCGTGATGGCGATCGACTCGATCTTGATGTCGATCTCGGGGATCGCCGCAGTGGGCGACGAGCCGAAGTCAGACTCGAACGAGGGAACCGTCAGCGCTGCACCTGACGTCGAGTCGATCTCGAGGGCGTCTGTCAATGCGGCCGAGACCTTGAGGGTGTTTCGATCTGCGACCTGCACCGTGGGGGTGGCCCCGGTGTTTGTAAGCTTGACAACGAACAGAACGTGGTTTCCATTGAGCGGATCAGGTGTGAACACTGAACCCGTCCAGTTACCACGGCGGTTCAAACGACGCAGGTTGAGCACACCCTTACCTGACTGATATGTCTCACCCCATGCTGTCGCGCCGCCGTTGGTGCCGAGACCAAAGAGGGCAATCTGATCGACCGCGAGGAGGTCAACCTTGGGCAGGACTGCCTGCAGGTCAGAGGTTGAAACCACAACGAAGGAGACGTCAAGGGCGTTGTCAGAGACATCGTTTTCGACCTGTGGGTCAAACTGGAGCTGGCGAATGTTTGTGCCCGAAAGATCGGTTACCGACTTGACGATTCCATGGACAGACCAGACGTCTCCATTTGCCGTCCATGCACCGATCGATGCAGTGGCAAGGGCCAGCGAACCCGAGTGGACCTTGGTGTAGCCCGTGTTGACGAGGTCGTACATACCACCCGTGGCGAGCGATCCTGAGCGGATGCCCTTACCGGTCGGGTTGTTGTAGATGGACTGACCACGCTGGTACGTCTCGAACGTTGCTGAATTCGAGAGACCCACACCGGCGTCACCACCGACGTTCGAGCCGTAGGTGTAATCTAGGTAGAAAATGAGGCCCGAGGGGAGCGACATCGGCTGGATCGAGACGAGCTCGTTGGCGACGAGGCCACCGAACACACGACGAACGATCGGGAACGCGATATTGCTGAAGCCCTGGATCTGACCTGACGAGGCGACGTTACCGCCACCGGTCGAGAGTGAGTTGGACTCCTTGAGGACCTGAGCTGCCTGATTCTCCAGGAGTTGCGACATTGTCTCACGGCGAACGCCGTCGAGGCCGCGGAGGAGGCCTGTGCGGCTCCACTTCTCCACGAGGCGGGCACGCTCAGCACCGATGTGCTTCTCGCGAATACCCTGGGTTAACTGATCTAGTGTAAAGTGCTTCATCTTAAAAACTCCGTGTGTTTGTTTGTTGGTTATTATAATCGACTGTTCAATGCATCACTTGTTGATACCGGCCAGACGTGCCCAACGATCGGTCTCAAATCCTTCATTGAGGTTCGTTGCCGCCGGACGGGTTGCCATGGACGAAGATCCGATGACCTTGCGATCAGCCGACTCCGACAATGGGCGTGAGGTTCCTGCCAACGCCTTGGTCAGGCTCTCATAGACAAGCTTGACTTCACGCAGGTTTGAAGCTTCATCAAGGCGCTCGATGACCTGTGCCTTCTGCCTCCTCGAAAGCGACTCATTCTGGAGCAGCTTGTTCGCGTAAATCAACTTTGCGTTGAACAGATTCGATTCTGCCAACTTTGCGCGGAGTACTGATTCGGCCTGAACCGCGTGCCTGCTGGGTGCGTCACTGTGACGTGCACCATTGCGAGAAGCCAATCTCGAATTTCTGCGATATGATTCCATTTGCTGCGACTGAGTGGTCTCCATCTCGTCATTTTCGAGTTCCATCTCGTCGATCTCAAGGGTGAGTTCCTGATCAAGCCAGGGGTCTCCCTTGGACTTAGCGCCGCCAAAGCTGTTGACTGTCTTTCCGGGGCCGTGTCCCTTCGTGGAAGGAACCGGTGCAGATTCACGCAGATTTCTGCGCTGCGACCTGAGCCTACGGGCTTCATTGAGTCTGCGCTGATGACGTGCACGAGCCTCGCGAAGAGTCTTCATGCGACCGATCTCACGACGAAGCATTCCCTCATCGATCTCAACGACAAGATTGTTCCTGAGAACTCGGGATTCCATGTATTGACCTTCCTCTTGTGGCTCTTCTTCATCGCCACCTTCGTCACCCATGTCTTCATCTCCCATGTCGCCCATGTCTTCGTCGTCACCCATGTCGCCCATGTCCTCATCATCGCCCATCTCTTCGTCGCCCATGTCTTCGTCGCCCATGTCTTCGTCGTCGCCGAAGTCATCTCCACCCATGTCTCCACCGGGTGTAACTTCAATTTCAACATCGTCCAAGGCCTCTTCAGGGAACTGATCCCCAAACTTGACAAGGAAGGAAAGTTCCTTCTTTCCTCCGCCTTCGCTGTCATCCTCAAATAACCTTCTAGATCTATTTCTGCGCATATTTTGCTCCTGGAGCTTGTTGAGTTGTTGATAGTAACTTTCTAATGTCAGTTCATACTTTTTCTTCTTGCCGGAAGACGCAAGGTTCTCCTGCAGGTGTGAATACATATCTTCAACCAGAGAAATCAACTTTGGTACGGATGAAGCCCCATCCTTTGACTCCTTTAGAAAGTACACAGAATATTTGATATTCTTGATGCTTTCTTCCAGTTGCGACAGTTTTTCCTCAAAATTCTCGTTCAATGAAACTGAATTTATGACAGGCAGCAACATCTTCACCGATTCAGTGTCGAGCCCATAGACCATGTCGTCCATGGCGTAATCTCCGCCAAACATCGGTGGGCCGACAGGAGAACCACCTGTGTCGGCCATCAGATCGTCAAGGTCAAGGGTAACTTTGCCACCCTCTTCCGGTCCGGAAAGTGATTCATAGTCATCTGTCATTAGGTCACCGTGAGGAGGAACGGAGCCGGGCGCACCCACTGCATCTCCGTCCATCTCATTGTATTCCCTCAACAGTTCCCTCTCTATCAGGTCACGAATTCGCGGGGTCACTGCTTCAACCAAGGCTCGCTTCGCATTATCCTCAGCGACTTCCTTTAGCTTCTTAACATCAGCCAACGCTTCTTCGTAGAGTTGTTTCGACATATTTTTCCCCACGATTTTTCGAAATAATTATCAATCAGATTTAATTTAAACAGGTATCTGCACAGGTTCAGTAGTATTGAACAGATTGTCGTCTCCGAGAACGTTAGCGCTGTAAACACGAGCACTAGATTCGACAGGAAGTCTCGTGTTCGCAGATTCAACGTATCCCGGCTTGTATTCTTCTGGTTTTAACTTCGGATTTAATCCTGGAACCTTATCAAGTCCATCTGTCTTGCCTGGTCCTGGTGAAGAAACGTCGGGCACGAACGCGTTCATTGGTGCGCCTGCTGCATCAACCTTTACGTCTCCGTCAGGAGGACCATAAGGCAGATTGCTGCCTGCGTAAGTGAGATCAACCCCCTTGGGGAACATCTGACCATCACCCGCTGCCACTCCTCCCGTCTCTCCTGCACGCAGGATACTATTTCCCAACGCAACAACTTCTTGCCTGACCTGTTCCGGTCCTTTGTCTGCATAGGGACTGCCTTTAAACAGACTTGCAAGAAACGTTTTTCTCGGACTAGAATTTGAATTGTACGTTGTGTATTTACCCTTGCCCGGCATGTGATCCCCCCTTAGATTGTGTCTGACATAGATTTTACGACTCGGGTACGCGTCTCAGCAATCTTTGCCAAGCGCTTACGTAACCTGCTTTCTTCCAACTTCAAAGCCTTTACATAATCAATCTTTTTCTCAAGAGAATCAGCAAATTCGTCTGCATCAACTTCACGTGCCTCCACGTCTTCAACGTCCTGCATCTTTCCAAACTTGCCTGCCTCATCGAGGATCAACTTTTTTAACATTTTTGGCGTAAGTCTCATTTTGTTCTCCATTTGACACTACATTTCTCTAATTAGGTGCCATCACGACATTTTTCTGTTTGACACGTCCATAAATGCAAGATTTGCCCACCTTGATGCAACTTCGTCTCCGAAGACCTGCTCAGGTGTTCCATTGAAGTGTTCCACCTGCGACATCCTTGTAGAATGTGACATGTTGGAAGAATCACCCCCTGATAACATTTTTGGTAGAGTGGTTGTCGCGGTATCGGCAAGGATGTCAGCCATTATTGAATTTCCGTTAGACTCGTGCCTAATGGTTTCAATGAGTGATTTTGATAATTGTGGTTTTTTTGAAACCAAGGGGGTATCAAGACTTGCGCTACGAGGTCTTTGCACCTGTTGAGCGTTTTTGCCTTGTGGCAGTCTGCTCTCTACGACATGTTCGTTTGGTCTTGTGGGCACCACAGACCCCAGACCTTCTTGAAGGATTTCAACGAGGCATTCCTTCACGAGAGACTTAAGGTGTGATCTAGTCATTTTTATGCCGTTATTCATTTAGATTCCTGTTAAGATTAAAACTTGCAAGACAAAATATCGTTTAGAGCCCTGTCAATCCTGTCACTCTTATTGAAGATTTTCTTCAGTTCTGCCTCGGCAATCCTCTTCCCCTCGGGGATCATGAAAGCACCTGGTGTTGATGGCTCCGACACATAGTCCCAACAAATCAACTGAAAGTCGTCTTGGACTATGTGATATTCTCCCTGCTTCTTTGTTGAGCCCACTCCTCGAGATGAGATGCCAAGTTTCACACCACTCTCCACAAGAGACTGCAGGATCTTTCCAGAAGGTGTGTCAAGAATTTCAGCTGTACCATATACCACCCCATTTTCAAGGTGGGCCTCACGAATGATGTGAGACACATTCTTTAAATTGACGACAGAGGAATCTGGGTGATCTAGTTCACCCAAGGCTCGGTTCTCAATGATGAACTTCTGGTAATTTCTGACCTCTCTCTCTAGGAGGTGCAAAGGATAGATTCGTCCGTTCTGATTCAAGGTATCCGCCTTCTGCAGGACACCCTTCATATATACCTTTTTAACGGCCGGCACTTCGATCCTGTTACCCGAGGAGTCTTCAACCACTGTTGCAGGTTTCACGACCTCAGTCACGATTTTGTAATCAAAGACGTCGTATGTGTCTAAGAGGCGTTTTTCACCGATAAGCATTTTGTCACTCCTCGCTGTCTAGTTCTGAACTGAGTTTTGTGTATAGCATGAAACGTGTTATCGTATCATCGTTGATTGATTCAAAGTTTTCTGTGATTAATCTATCTTTTGCCTCAGTGAGCTTATTAGAAATGTATCTGTTTTCTGAGAAAGATGATTCGTGCATCGATATTTTCCTCATCAGATCGTCACGTATTTCGGCGAGTTTTCCTCTGATGATTTCGGGGTCGTCATTCACTGTCGAAAACACATAAGACTTGACAAGAGACTTTTGACTCTCTGTCAACATGCCTGAATACTTTTCGTTCAACTTTTTTGTCATCACTTTCATCAAAAGTCGTGAAGTGCCGGATGAATCCTCTGCGATGACATGGTCGTCGTGATTTACCTTTTCTGAAACGAGCCAATTGTTGAGTTGATTTTCATAATCGGCGAGCCTTCCAATGTCCTTATCTTTGCTTGGCGTCCTCCAGTTATTTAACAACATCTGCACCGTGGCATACATCTTGTATTCGTTGATCTGTTGGTCGTAGAAATTTTCATCTTTCAACGCATAGTTGATGTGCTTGATTAACAGCGACTTCTGCCTGTCCAGCACTGCCATGTCGTATGTACAGGCTGCACCCCTTGCTTCGCTGATGATTGACGACGCAGTCGAAGTAGAGCTTACTGTCGTTTTGATCAACGAGTTGATGAGCCGAAATTCCCTGTAAAGCTCAGTTCCAGGTCTAAAGTGTCTCTTCAATATTCTTAAGGAGGCTGCAGATTTTCTCTGATTGCCTTCCACAAGAGCACTTGAAATAGTCCTTACAAGAAATTCGTACAACAGGCCTGCATTTCTTTTCTTATTGTGCGTTTTGTTGTTCATGTCTCATCACCTTCATCGTCAAGAATAAATAGGTCTTGCTCTGACTCTTTCAATATCGAGTTTGTGACACCGTGTCTTTGTTTCCACTGCCTTAACGCAGACAACACGTCAGGTGGAAGATTGGTCCTCGTTGGCTGTGGGCTTGAACTTAACCTTGTCTCAAGGACGGACTTTAGACCTGTCACATCTTTGAAGCTTCTGTTGTCATGCGACAACATTGACGCAAAATCTGGCATGTGCTTCATCGCTCTTTTCCGTCGTTTACTGTTTCTTTTATTTCGAGCGACAAGGTTTGATTCCTTGATATTGTTTCTGATGTTGATCGGAAAATCAAGTTCCTTAAGGGAGTATGACGCCCCCTCAAAATCATCATAATCATCGCCTGACGTCAAAAGAGATATCCCGGGTTCACTGTCCTCTTCGGGAGTTTCACCGGCGTTTTCTTCAGGTGGGGTGGTATCGTCTCCGCCACCGGTATCGCCAAGGTCAGCGTCGAGGTCACCAAGGTCAGATCCTGCGTCGCCGCCCCCAGTGTCTTCGCCCACTGCGTCTGCACCAGCGGTCTCAACTTGTTGATCAATGATCTTGTCCTTCTTACGTTCATCGTCAATCTCATTGCACTCTTCATCGTTAAGGCCCCAGATCTCCTTACGGATGAAGTTTTTGTTTACGTAACCTTCTGGCGCAGATCCCGCGATCTCAAATTTGGTTCTCCAAAGCTCCAGCTTCTGCTGCTGCGCAACAGTGGATGGGTTAGACAATCTCAACGTGAAATTTTGAAGATCATCGCCATCAAAACCGTGAGCGTACAAGTGAATAATCGCAAGCTTGTTGAGCTCAGATAAAAGAACCCGTTGAATAACGTTGATGGTTCTTGAGAACCTGATGTCTTCTTGTGCAAGTGTCGCCTTGCTTGAAAGCATTTCGTCATAGCCGAGATATGCTCGTGGGATCTTCAACGCCGCGAATAACTTTTTTTGTATGTACGCAACGTCTTCGACTGCAGCGGTGTTTTGACCGCCAGCAAGGGTTTCGATGCGAGTTCCTGTGTCTGTACCACGAACCGGGATTATAAAATCCTCATCTACGCTCATAGGATTGTACCTGAGATCCACTCTGCCGGTGTTCCTATCTACCACTTGATTTGTTTTAAGGTTCTTCCTTTGCTCTTCCACGTAGAGTGGCACGTCTGCAGCTGGAATGTTGGCCACGTCAATGTAAAATACCCTTCTCTCAGGAGCTCTCACAACCCTGTACACAAGCATGGCGTCTTCAATCAGAATGAGCTGACGCCAAATTCTACGTGCAGGTTCAATAACTGATGAACCGTATGGCAAGAACATGTCATTACCAAGTAGGCGGAAGTGTGTGATCTCCCAATTTTCTAAAACCCTGTTTCCCAATGTGACCCAACGATACCTGACTGCAAAAGGATCATCCCTGTCAAAGTTCTCTTCCCTTTCTATTTCATTGACAGGGACAGGAAATGCGGAGACAACGCCATAATCTGGGTGTACGTCGTTATAGAGGAAAAAGTCACCGTATTTTACTAGGTTTCTTGTCCATGACCTCAGATTGAATTCGGTGTTAAGGGTATTGTAGAATAGATCTTCTAGGATTTCTTTGATCTTCTCGTTGTCAGAGTAGATATGCATCACTCGACCCTTTTCATCCTGCGAACAGGATTCATCTGCGTAGATGTCAAGGGCGGCAGCAATTTCAGGAGTATATTCCATTTCTTGAAAATCTTGATAGCGCATCAAGCGTTCAGAAAGGTTATACGCGTTGGCCGTTATGGTGGCGTAAGTGGGAGCGAGTGACTTCTGAAATAGAAGAGCGCCTGAAGACTTTGTCCTATCAGGTACGGCGATCGCTGTGTCAATTGTTTTAATCTTTCTCTTGACGACAGGACCGCTTCGAAAAAGGTCGGTCAGCTTCTTGAACAAAGATTGATTTTGTTTTTTTACCATAATTGTTTGCCTGCCTATTAGAGACATGGCTCAAGGAATTGTAAGCCGGTATCTTTCCCAGTATAGGAATTTACGTTACATCACGCCCTTTTCTTTTGAAACTTTTAAGATAACCTTTTTTGGCTCAACTTTCGGATCGTCTACGTAAGTTGAGGCGTGATCAACCATCTGATCCATTATGGTCATCAAAGAATCCAGGTGTGGCGACACGGCATCTATGGCTTTTCTATCTGAGACGCTGTCCCTGAACGACTCAAGCGCGGTCAAAAGTTTGCTTGCGCTTGTCACAAGTTTTGCAACCTTGTTTGACTTAGAGGAGTCTTCACTTACCAGGGAAGAAATTTCTTCAGAAATGATAGTCTTGAGCCTATTGATCGTAATCTTGTTTTTCATATCATTTTCCTCTTCATGCTAAATATATGTATCAACGCAACAACCAACTAAAATCTGACGTTCCTCCGTGTTTTACCGACGAAGAATCCCTAGGCGTTGTAGCGCTATATGGAGTGAAACCATGAACATGTGGATTGTTTACAGGTCTAACTGAATTAATGTCACTGGGCATTGAACTGGTATCTCTCTTTTCGACCCTTGTTGATCTTAGCATCGCTATCGCGTGTTCCATTCCTGACTCATTTGAGGAGGAAGTTCCATTTGTCAACCATGTACCAATTGCAAGGCTCAAGATTAGGTCATCGTGACTCTCACGAGAGGCCTGTGCCTTGGATCCTTGCCAAATAAATGCTTGTAGTTGATCGTAGGTTCTTTGAGAATACGTCTTGATTACCTTGTTCCTGATCAACTCTTCCAGTTTACCAAGAATCTGTGGCCTTGTATTTCCTTGTGTTTCAAATCCTGGTACTGCTTCTATGTCCGAGCATGCATATTCCCAGGGGTCTCCCGATGTCGACCTATACCATAACCTCTTATAACCTGAGTCACGTAACTTTACGCAGGTGAAATAACCAAATGTGTTCCTTTCAGGACATAACAGAGCGTTATTGTACATCTTGCCGTATTCTAACAAAAGATCTGCAAGTTTATCTGGTGGTATTTTGCCCATGTACTCTGCCACCACTTGGCATTCTGCTGCGTCAATGACGTGAAATGCTGAGAAGTCAGCACCGTCACCACGGGCCACGTCAGCGGAGATTGCGTACTTTTTGCCCGGTCGTGGATCATCCCAGATCCACACGGCGTTTGCTGGTCCTTGTTTTTTTCTCGGAGATTCGATCATCGACCTGAGATACTCCATCTCAGTCTCTTGTAAAAACGTGTCACCTGACGAGATGAAGTCACAGAGAAACTCCTGTGCAACCTTCCTTTTAGGAAGGTTTCTGGTCTCTTTGTCAAACCATTCCTGATCGTGTTCCGGATGTACCCACCATGGCAAATTGATGGTGTTGAACTCGTTTTGTTGAGAGACACCATCTGTCCATAGTTTGTAATACATTCCCCCTACGCCGTTTGGTGTAGAGATGATAATGGCTGAACCACCCGTTGAAAGCGTGGGATATAGACCGGTCCAGATGTCCTCGAAATCCCTAATAAATGCTGCCTCATCGACGATTAGAAGAGACAAAGCCTCTGAACGACCTGCGTCAGGTGAAGTTGGAATGGCGGTGATCGTTGATCCATTTGAAAACCTGATCTGTTGTCGAGTCGGCTCAAACTTTGTCAGCAACAGCCACTTTGGAAGACCATCCAGCATTGTCTTCACCTTTTTGATGAAGTTCATTGCAGTTTGCAACTTTGTAGCAATGACGAGGATGTTCTTGTCTTTCTTGAAAATGGCGTACCACACTGCATACGCAGCGGTGACAGTGGACAGACCTAACTGACGAGACTTAAGAATGATGTTGAATCTGTTCTTTTCAAAATCATGGACGCAATCGTCCTGGAATGGGTACGTCTCAAACGGAATCAATCCCTTTTTTGGATGTTGAATCCTTGCGTATGATCTCATGAAGTAGACTGCGTCACGTCCGCACTTCAAGACCTCCTTGACCTGATGTTCTCTACCTGAAGGTTGGGCCATGGATCATCCGACTTCAAATGTTGTCTTACGCCTGTAACAAGCGGTCCGCTTTGGATTGTGGATACCAAAGCCAACAATTTCCATGGAATCACCTGTAAACATCTGCTTGACGGTTAGCGACTTTCCTGAGATGTCTTTGTAAGTGCTTTTAACCTTTGACATGACTTCATTGGTCACCGATATGGATTCTTCTGAGCATGATCTCTTTGTCAGGATCATTTCTTTCTCCGTACCGAAGTTTATCATCACGATATACGTTGCCGTAAGCATGTTACCATGAAGATTAAACTTCACAGAGCAACCTGCGGTTGCCGGCGTAGATGAACGACCCCACGAAGTATCCATCGCCTGTCCCAAGGCGTTATAATCAATGTCGGCATTTGGCATATGAAGCTCCTGTCAGATAAGTATTACAATCATTCGATTTTAAAATTGATGTTTAATGGAGGTCTTGAAGATACCTCTAACTTTAACTCATTTGGAGCTGGTCTCCACCCATCCTTCCACTTTTCTCTTCTCGAGGATGCCCACGCCATGGAGCACCTGTGACAACATGAAAATTCTTCATATGCATCTTCGTCATCTTTTGACCTGAGCAACGTTTCACAAACCGGACAACTGATCGGTATGTTTCTGTGAAACTCAACAGGAGTAATTACGTAGAATTGTTTTGGGTGTGTAACGATCCAGCGATCACGTAAATATGGTCTTTTTTCTAATTTATGCATAACGCACGCTTGAATCCTTCTCATTTTTTGTGATCTCCAACACAACGTCAGCTGCATCCTTGACGCCGTCTACGTGAGTGATTACGATGACAGTCTTGAAATATCTCTTTAAGGAAGCCAAAAGCCTATTACAAGATTCAACACCTGCATCATCAAGGGCCCCAAATCCTTCGTCTATGATGAACATATCTGTCTTGGGCAAGGAGGAAACATTGATAAGTGCAACTCTGATAGCTATTGAGCTAATCATCTTTTCCATGCCCGATCCAAGCTCAATAATTCTCCTTGAATCACCATAGTTGATATAGACTTCCATTGAGTCAGACTCTTCGTCAACCTCTAGTTCAACCGTGAAGTCCACTATTCCCGAGAGAATCTTTGAGATCTCTGAGTTGATGGCAGGCATTTGCGACGCAACGACCACAGACGGAACGCCCTTTCTGGAAAATGCAGTTGTAATGAGCTCGTGTACCTTCATTTTTTGAAGGACTGTTTCACGCGAAAACCTCTCATCAGAAAATTTCTCGAGTTCTGAGTTCAATTTACCCAGTTTGCTTGCAAGTTGAATTTTTTCACTATCTAAACGTGACAAATTCTTTGTGATAGCGTCTATCTCGGCTCGCAATGAGACAATTTCAGCATTTTCATCGTTCCTTAACGCCTCTTCCAACTCATTAAGACGATTACGAGCCGGTTCAACCAACAATTCAATTGACTCAATCGTACTTTCAAGTCTCACTAATTCCGTCTGCTTCTTTGAAAGTTCAATCGTCAGTTTCGTGTGCATGTCTTGCAACTTCTGAAGTTTGCCTAACTTGTCTTGGATGTTTTCCACCTTCAACTTTTCCAGAGACTCCGAAACTTTTTCAAGTTTTTCCAGTGCTTTTGCAGACTTACCTTTCTGTTCCTCTATCTTTCCCTTTGCGGTGTGTGCATCCTTGATGAACTTGCACGTCGGAAACATATCTCCACATGGAACATCATCAAGAATCTTTGCAGATCTTTCCTGCTGCTTTAGTAGCGAAGACTCTTTTTCATGCATCAACTTGAGTTCTTTGACAGAAGACTCCAGCTGTACAAAAAAATCTTGTCTCTTCTTAAGGCTCGAGATGTCATTTTCCTCACTCAATGAATTGATTTGATTGATCTTACCTTTTAATTTTTCAGAGTCATCCTGAAGCGTCCTGAGAGCACTCCGGCTTTCGTTCAACCTCTTGTCTAGATCTAACACTTTGCTTTTTTGTGATTCAACTTGAGACGGCGTGACAGGCGTAAAATCGCTGTGTTGCGCCAGTCTTTGTCTCAGTTCTGACAACTTTTCAGTCTGTTCCTCTGAAATCCTACGAAGATCAGAAATGCTTCTGTCACACTCCAAAAGTCCATTTTTATTAGAAAGCTCGAGGGCCTTCCAATCACGATCAGGAAGTATTTTTAACTGTGCCTTTGAGACGCCAAGATCCTTGTTTGCCAAATCGTACATCTTCTCAAAAACATCCAGGTCAAGAAATTTAGACAAGATCGTCCTTCTCTTAGAAGAACCATGTTGAATAAACTGATTAATCTCACCCTGCGCAGAAAGAGACGTCATCAAAAAATCATCTGGATTTCCTATCAGGCGTCTGACGGCCTTCTCCGTATCGTTTCTTTGCTCGCCTGCAAGGTCATGTGCCTCTCCTTTGGAATCTATCCGATAGAGATTTAATGCAGTTGCAGCGTTTACGACTCCCTTCTTGTTTTCATTTTTTGTGGTCTGCCTTTCAATGACATAATCCACACCGTTCACCCTGATCAACGCCCTTGAATAGCAAAAAGGCTTTCTGATGTTGCATACATAAAGGTTTTTCATAGGCCCACGGTCAGTGGTGTTGAACAACGAATACATGATGCTGCCGACAATTGACGACTTTCCTGCCCTGTTTGATCCAAAAATACCGACAATGCCGTTTAAATCATCAAAATTGATTTCATTCCCTTCGCCGTAAGAAAACAAGTTGTCAAACTTGATGTTCTTCAACGACCACTTCGTATTTCTTGCAGAGTCGTCAGATGATGCAACCTGGGAAAGATAAGACTTGACTTGCTCTCCGACCCTTTGCCACATGTCATCATTTTGTCCTGATGATACGTGGTAATTCTTCAACAAAGAAAGTAACATATCTGGCTCGCGTAAATCGGCTCTATGCAACACTTGGGTCTCTGTTGCAATGACCTCTTTGTCGACCTGTTGGTCTATTTTAAAAGTGACTTCCGACGCATGAAGATCCTGCTTCAAGCGAGAAGTCAAGCCTTGAATTTCATGATGACTTATATGAGAAAGGCTCTTGACCCTAAACCTTGCGCCGGAAGGAAAGTCGCTTGCTAGCATAAACGTAGACTCAAGCGAGCCTGCCCATTCAAGAGTCACAAATGGCTTCGTGTTGGGAAGTGACCTATATTCGACACCCCACTCAGAGTGTGAGTGTATATCCCAGATCAAATATCCGTGATCAAGCTCTTCCGCGTAATTTTGCTGGATTAGAGTTCCTGGATATGCCATGACTGGTCTGTAGTCCCTGTAGGACAAGAACTGTCGTTTATGAATATCGCCTAGTAAGGTGATATCGTAATCTTTAAAAAAAGAAACTCCGATACCGTCTTCAACTGCCCAATCAGATTCAGTCTTGCTGCCCAAGACAGAACCATGATAACATGCAATGTTGAAATCTCCAGGAACAGGTTTTACCTGATCCCAACCCTCCTCATCAAAGAGAGAGTACACACAAAAATTATAACCCGGCGAAAACTCGTACACTCCGCTTTTTTTGTAGAGGTGGATCCTTGGATTACCCAATGCATCCACAATGGGCGACACAGCGTCTTGCCTTGACATGTTGACAAGGTTGCCGTCATGATTGCCTAGAATCATATGTACCGGTGCAACTTTTGACATTTCCGTCAACCACCAAGACAACAAGTCTATGTATTCCGGAGAGATACCGGTTGTCTTGGTGTGAAAGATGTCTCCTCCCACAAATATGTGATCTGTCTTCTGATCTCTGCAATCGTCGATGAAACTTTGAAATGTTTCCCTGTATTCATCGTGACGTGATAAGGCTCTGATGTGGATGTCAGCGGTGTGGGCAATACGAATCATGGGTTATAACGGTACAATACGGTTGTTTTAATGTTTATCAATACGCATGTTTTAGTCGCAGACTGACTTCTGATAACTTCGACAATTTGTCCATGAATGAATCTTCCCAAGATGGAGACAACGCACATCGCAAAGAGTCTGCAAACTGAGATTTTGTCATAGACCCAGGATCTTGTGTTAAGCGTGTGTCGACCACGACTACGTCAATGTCATAAGACCTGAGCAGTTTGACATACTTCGGGGTCTTTGTGTACCACATGTCTGCGTCAAGTGCAAGAGCAATCGGAGTATTATTCAACAGTATCTGAGAAAATAGTCTTGAACTTGGACTCAGGTCAGAACCCAGCAATGCGGTCGAATTGTCACCACATTTCATCATGTCAAACGGTCCTTCACAGATCACAAGTTGACGATTCCAATCTATACTGAGCTCGTTGAAGACGATGTCTGTCTTTACGTCATCTGGATTGTCGTATTTTGTACGCCTGTCGTTTGCGTCGATATTCCTCGCCACAAAGAAGTTAAGCGCACCGCATGTGTCAAATGACGGCATCATGATTCGACGGCGCCACCTGTATTCGTTTGAAAAGCCGAGCTTATAGTGCCATGCATCCCTGATGTCAATTCCCCTGCTGTTGAGATAGGTCCAGGCGGCCTTTACATCAGGGTTTGCGAGATTTGCAAGTGAAAGAAGGGTAAAATCTGTCGGAAGTGGTGTGACAGTTTTCGACTCAGGATCCGGATTTTCACGCCTGTTTTTTAGGCCTTCCGGTAAAAATTCAGTCCTATAACGATGTAGCTGAGATGCACTGCCGTACTTTTTGATGAGCGGTGCCAATGAATACGACCGCCACCCACACGTCCAACAGTGATGAGCATCATCGGATGTCCTGATTGCAAGCTTTCTCTTGTTGAGATCTGACGGCGCGCAAATAGGACATCTTACGCTGAAGTTCTTGCCGTTTGAGGCAAGAACCCCTTTTCCGAAGACTCCTTCAATGAAGGCTAATTTCTGAGAGATGGAATGCACAATCTTATCATAAGACCTGAATCCGTCTTGTTCAAGAAACCTTGAGGTCATCAAGGTTCACATTAGTGGACCTTGAAAAATCACAACGTACAAATGTTGCACCTCTTAAATCAACACCAGAAAAATCAGCAATAAAAACGCAAGAGTCAAATGTCGTGTTATTGACCTTCAGTCCATCAACTTTGTCTATTTTGCCATTTACGACAGTTGAATCAGATAAATCAACAAAGTCAAACGAACAGCCCGTTAAACTCAATTTAAGGGTCGATCCAGAAAAACTGACGCCGTCCACGTTAGACTCGTTGAACGACAACACGTTCACGCCCAAGCCTCCCAATTTGGAAAAATCGCTATTCTGCAAATTACATCTATTAAACGTCCAGTTCAATCTCTCCGATTCGGAAAAGTCACAATTTGTCATTGTTGAATCGTTAAAGGCGTATTTTACAGGACCTACAACGCCAAAAAAGTCTCCTCTGTTAATGACTACGTTGTTCACCTGTATCTCTTTTCTTCTGTTCGTGAAATCCAGTTTTTCAATGTTTCTCTTTGAGAATTCTTTAGACGTCAGTCTTGGACTTTTGTCACGAGTAAACAAGCGATCAACAGAAGTGACCTTACGATCAACGTTAAACGTATCGATCACATCAACGAGTTGAATCTGGTTCATTCGAAAGAACACTGATTGTGCAGGTTCACCTTCGTAAATAACACCCATTCCGGGATCTGTCACGCCATCGTAGTTAAGCACATTTGTGAAGATGTTCGTCCAAGTCTTTACATCCTGATCACGAAAATTGTTGTCGGTCCCGTGTGGGAGGCCGCTAAGATAGCGTCTTTCGGGTGAACACGCCAACCTACGAGTCACTTGCCAAAGCAGACTTGCCGCTGAATTTCCTTTACCGTCCTTCTTTACGGCATCCTCTAATTTCCTGTCAAATCCAATTGACGACAACTTTCGTACGTCAGACTTGTAACTAGATTCATCGTACGAACCCATGTCCAGGATATTTGCGGACTGTTTTGGTTTCACGATCATTGCATATCTTCTATTGATTGCAAACTTGGCAATCTTTTCCTTGTCCAGAGGATAAACATAAAATCCGATCGGTGTGTCTGGACTGGTATTGTTAAATTGCAGTCCGGCTTTTGGCACTTTTCCAAAGTGCACAAAGTATCCTTTTTTGTCGTAAAACGACAATGAGTCAGCAGAGTGTCCGTAGTGAATCACCTCTCCGGTTTTAGGGTCCTCACGGGTGAGGTCAAGATCTTTACCTGTCTCCCTTTTGTACCTGTTTAGCTCAGATATCACGCCGTAAACGTATTCTTTCAATATGTTCATGTAGCACTTCCTAGACGTTTGATGCACGTGATTTTTCGACGTGTTGTTTGAAAGAGAACAAGACAGGCACCATCATGTCCAGTTCCCTTGCAATTGCAAGACGGTGATTACCTTCCCCCACCTTAGCAACACCGTTCTTACCGATTTCAAAGTACAGAGGGTCAGTTGGTTTCCATCCTTTCTTCCTCAACTCTTCCACCATGAAATCCCACCGTGATCGACCTACAACAAGGCCTTCATCATCCATTGGAACAAAGTGCCATTTGTCTTGGTAAGGATTCATGTCCTTACCAATCACATCTTGTCCGGCTGCGGTCTCTGAACTCCATGAGTACTCCCTGTATGGCCAGATTTCCTCCGCGGGATACATAGCATGATAGGTTTCGTCAGGATCATACGCCTTATTACCTGACCTCACCCATTCATCAATGACGTATTTGATGCTGGGTGTTGGTCTCATACGGCTCAAGTCGTAGTATCCTTCGATTATGAGATACTCTCTTATAAGGGTTTTTAGGAGGCGCGTATCATGATTCATGACATTAAGTATTCACTTGCAAACAATGTGCACGCGCAATGACGTAAGCATCAGTGGCATCTCGAGACCAGTCAACCGCAGCACCGTTCTTTTTTTTCGGCCATACAACGTGACTCAGATCATTTTCTGTCATGTATTTAAAGACTTGTTCCTTTCCACTCATTCCTGCGACTGATGTACGTTGCATCTTTATACCACACAATTTCCTTGCATGGGCCGCAGAGATATACACCGGATCTACGGAGAACACACGCCTGCCTATGTAGGAGACGATTCCGTTGAACCTCATCAAGGTAGTGATTGTCGCCGCCGACGACATTCCCTTCTGGAAGCCCAGGAGCGGTTCTTCTAGTGCAAAATTCCATTCCGACCCTGGGTACATCCCCTTAATTTCCTCAAGGGCACCTGAGACCATATCTGCCTTTTTCCACAAGGAATCGGCACCTTTAAATTCAATCCTGTCTATCTTGAGAATGTGAGATCCACCGACGATCTGACTGGATTCTGGATTTATGATACACACTCCTGTCACTGACGTTGATACGTCGAGCCCAATGATCAATTTGTTCATCTTGATATCTAATGGCATTTACGATTGAAGTAAATTCACGTTAAATCACGCCCATCTGTTTCAACTCAACCTCGGTGAGAACTTTGAAAGTATAGGCATTCGTCGAGCACCAATCGGTCGCAGCGTCAATCTTTTTCTTCACCGTGAGTTGATTCAACCTTTTTTTTGGTTTTATCTCCACCAGCTCCTTTCGACCGTCAAGATATTCAACGATAAAATCAGGATAGTATTTTCTCTTTCTGCCTGTCCTGACGTTGCTTACGTAATCTATGCTCACGGACTCATATGACCAATCAGACACGCTTCCATCCTTGTCCAGGTGAATCATGTAATTTGCTTCCCACCCAGACCTGAACTTAAATTCCTTGCCAGACTTGAGAGAAATATAAGACCCCCGCTTGTAGTGTCCTCTTCGTCTACGAGGTCTTTTCATAGGTCGAGCGTGACCTTGAACATAATCCTATCTCCATGTCTTTTTACGATAGGTTGCGCCAGTTGCGTCTTTGCAACGACGTTCAAATTTTCATCGTGAAAATTAAGGCCGGTGATGTAAACATAATTCGGATCTGTGTCGGTCTCAATGCCAGACGCAGGCAACTGTATGAAACCGGGATTTGAGCTTGAGTTCAATGTATTTGAGGCGGCTATTACCTCAAGTTTTAACGTATGAATGTTCTGTTCTCCGCGGAACGAGATATCAAAATCGTTCTTGCCAAAGAAGTATAGGTGCGGATTTTTAATTACGACGATACCTTCACTGTAGTATATGTTACCACAGCTGTTCCATTTTGATGCTGGCGTTTTGCAATCCGCACGATAGATGTTGCCCAAACCATCGTCCCTAAGCGTCATCTTGATGGCGCCACCGGAACCCGTTATGTTTGAATCAGAGATGACAAAACTACCAGGTTTTATCTGTTTTCCATAGAAAAGATTACTGATGTCAAAGAATGTCACCTGATTTGATGACGGATCGAGCGTCCTCTGATAGATGGTTAGCGGAGCCGAGGAATGAATTCCTGGGTCGTACGCGCCCGCTGAGACATTGTAATTTACCAATCTTTGATAGTTTAGGAAAGCTTCGCCAGGTGGTTTTTCAGGGTTTTCAGGTGTTGGACCAATGAGTTCCTCAGGAAGATCATCTGATATCAGGGACTGTCCTTCCACGTCAGAAAAAGTTGTGCCGAATATCAATGACGAAGTTGACAGCAAGTCGTTCAAACTAACAAGGCTAAAATCGATCACCTTTTCGTCATTTACAAACATGTTTTGTCTAACTTCATTACCGAGCAATCTATAATCGGGAAAAAACTTTCCATCGTCACAAGGTAAAATAAGAAGATTTCTTCTCCTCACGAATGGATCACCATATAGGTGGTCATTTGCCTCGAGTGCCTGCGTTGAATCTGTGATGACAGACCCGGTCATGTGATGTAGCCTTGGATACGAATTGTTCGCAAAATCTCTTACGTAGTTTTCAATGTTTATGTAGTGCCCATTTACGCCAAACGACATTGCAACGTTAAATGGATCATTGGTCGATCCGTTTATTTCAAAAAAAGGTGTTTGCATCACACCGCCATGGTCATTTACCATTTTTCTAAACGGTGACTCTTCAGTAAAAAAAGGAGGAATATACAACGCAATTCTTTCATCTAATTGAGACGGACCTAAGCCTGCAGATGCGCGTATGTCTTCATCTGTCATGTAATAACGCTTGATCGATAAATCATGAAGTTCAGCACTTAAGGGATGCGCAAAAACATATGAATTAGGCTCTTCTACTCCGGTAGAAGGCTCAATCACAACAAGGCCATCTCTGTCTGCGGGATCTTTTGCAAAGAACGTAGATTGTGCAGACGCACCATAATTTCTTCCTTCCCAATAATTTCCAACACACAGAACGCTCGGTTGATCTGAGGTAGAGATGTTAAATAACTTTGGAGAAATGGTTCCTGATGGAATCACAATGTCACCAACATCTACGCCGTCGATATTAAAACTACCAGAACCACCATTAATTAAATTTGTTCCCCACCTCACCACAACATGGTGCCAATTGTTTAGTTTTAATGAATTGTCGTTTGACCTGAAGACTAGGTCTCTTGGGAAAACACCTTGATTTGCTTGTGACGGTGAAATATCAGCGCTATGACTGAGTTGTAGTTGCAACATGAATCCTGTTGCACGACCGTTTTGATCTTTTGCAGAACCGGAAATTAATGATAATGCGTAACTTGAAGACAGATGAAAAATTGTTCCTGCTTTAAATTCACTATCAATCTCTGCCTGCTGATATCTGGGATTTATATAAAAATCAAATGAAAACGAACCGCTTAAACTGTAGGCTCCTGTTACGTATCCTTCGTGCCGAGTAACACTCGGACCTTCAACATTTGGATACAATAACGCAGAACTATCTGGAACCGTTTCTGATTTGAAAAAATTTAGGGTATTATAGTTTGTATACGCCCAATTTGCTGACGGTTGTCTTGTTTTGTAGTATGAATTTAATACATCTTTAACGACTAATTTTCTGACGGTATTTGACGTAAACCTTGTGGTCGGAGTGAACCTGATCACATCAACAAATTTAAACTTTCTAGCAGAGGTGCCTTGCTTATTTATCTTGTCAAGATATTGACTCATTAATGAGCCAAATTTCTTTGTCGCATTTTCTGCGTATTCAATGCCTTCGGCGCCGGAATCAGTGTATTGCTTTGCAATTTTTCCCGCTGAAACGCATTCTTGTAAAAATACGTTAATATCTTCATCATCATAAGTAGAGTCAATGAACGCAGGAGACGGCGCAAGATCTTTTTCTCGTTGACTTCTTCTCGAAAAAACATAAACCGAACCTGTTACGCCTTGAGACGAAGAAGAATAAGTGCGTAACGGATTTGTAATTACGCTAAATGTTTCTAAGTCGCCTTGAACGACAGGAATGATCGACATGTGGTTATGACCTTATTAGAAGTCCAATCGTATTCTTAACGTCAAATCTCTTTCAGGTGATTTTTCAACAGGTCTTGACAATTTTGCGACTGCAAGCAGTCGATTATTTCCATCGTATAAACCGACAGACGTCACAAAGGTAAAAGTCTGTTGTGAATCTTCAAATCCTGGATCTATGACAACTAATTTGCCATTTTGGTCTGTGAACGTCGGATTTGTAGAATAATTAAATTCATCGGCCGTCGCCCTACAGAAAATCAACGTGCTGTTTATATTTGTGACGTTCTGGAACGTTATTGCTGACTGTGGTCCTGATCCAAACCTACAACCTGCAATATGATCAATAACATTGTCTATCGATGCAGAGACTACAAAATCAGGTATGAACTTAGACCTATCTTCTGTCTCGGTACCAACACCTCCCAACGTAATATTTCCTACCGGATTTATCGCGTCAATTGTACCTGACATAAATTGTGAACCGGATGTAATCTTAGCAAGGTCAAGCACTGCAACACCACGATCATAAAACATCAATCCCACTGTTTTGGAGGTGTTTGCGCTATCTACTATGTAACCAAACTGTCCACCGACTTGTGTCAATCTGTTGTTTGCTGACCCAATGTCAGTGTATATGGTAGAACCAGTGGTTGACGTTGCCCAAAGATTGGGACGACCGTATGCATGCTCGGCTGGCGGTGCATCTGCTCCTCCATATACACTAACGTAACTTGCAGATTGATAAAAACGCATTGCAAACGTCTCTCTCTTTATCTGATCTCTTGCAAACAGTCTCTTGAATGCGAGGAACAACCCTGTATCAATCACGTCAGAGGTTGTGGTCGAGTCCATCGGTGCCTTAAATGCAGCAGAAGAGTCTCCCAAAAGAGCTTGAGAAAACTGCCTGTAAATGTCAAGTTTTTCCCTCATCATCATTGACGAAGACGGAAAAAGTTCTTTGCCAAAAGCGTCAGATCCAACCTGACTCGTTGATGCAACTGTTCCTCCAGGTCTTATCCCGAATGTCATATCAAACACAGGATTTGCTGTCTGTAAAGTAAAATCTTGATCATAGACAGTCTGATATAGGGAGCTTGTGACACCAGGACCAATTCCACCAGTTACAAACACTTGATATTTTCTACGCGTGATTGACCCGCTGATGTCCTCCTGAAGGACGTCAATTAACTGGTTAAGAAAAGATCTTGCGGTCTTGATGTCAGAGGGTGCTATGTCTTTAAAAATTGCCATGTGATGTTATCCTAATATCTTCTTATCTATAAATATCGAGATTTATGTCAAGAACAGATCCAGACTGGAGACCTGTTACTCGAATGTAGGAACGTATGTAAGTGCTATTCCCATAAGGCGTACCATAGATTTGAAAAATTGAAGTTGTTAAACTTTTTGCCGCAATAGTAAATCTTGTCTTTGATCCACCATATGAATTCTGCTCATCAATTCTTCTTATCGTATAGGTTGCACGTTTTTGAGAATCAATCATGTTTGGTGTATTACCAGAAATTGAACAAAGCATGTCTGGTACGTCTACCGTAAACACAGAGTCTCTTAATTCGGGTTCAATATTTGATTGGGTGTACGAAGTCTGTTCTACGGTTACTGACACTGACGTTGATGGCCTTGGGCCTATGTTGCCAAATGCTCCGCCAAAATCAGTCGATCCAAAACTCAATTTTATTGTGTTAACTAACGCATCTACATCAAAAACATTTCCACCTGACAATTGAAGCCTTGGGAGGTTGTTCAAGTTGGGATTTGATACTGTATTCAACTTATACTTGAGCGCATGCTCTTGATTCGTCAATGCCTCAAAAATTGGAGTATTCTTCTCAATTTTTTCCCTTCCTACTGTTCTACCGTACTTTTTTATAATTGAGTAGTTGATTTCATCGTCGCCTAATGCAAACTTTTTTATGGAAAAACTGTTGTCATTTCTTGCCAGAAGCTGTCTACCAACGTCTGTCAAAACTGCATCAAGAATAATGTTGTTTGTTGAATGATCAAGAAATCCCATGTGTTTTTACACCTTATTTGTAATGTTTGTCTTACGTATATAAGATACGAAAAATTTGCCATCAGTTAAATTAATTTGATAAAACATTTTCATAACGTATTTTCTATTTTGACGTTTAATATTTCGCTTTTTTGATTATCTACATTTATAAATTGAAACTTATATGAACCACCATTTTGATTAGTTGAAACAACGTCGTTTATCTTGCCGTCTCTTTCTTTCAACTGATAAAATTGAGGCGTGAAATACAAAAACGCCCTTTTGGAATAATTCCCATTTACATATCCCACGTTAGTGAACCCACGACCTCTTACATACATGTTTGGATATTGCTTTGGGGCACCACTTTGACTTATCTGGGCGTATGTTAACTCATTCTTAAAGATGTCAAATGTCGTCCTGTATTGCGAACTATAACAAGACGTAAATCCATGCGCATCAACAGAACATAACGCGTAGATAAAAACAGAGTCTTTTTTGAAATCATCGTCTATGTAAACTGTTGACGGTGAATTTTTAGTTTCAACAAGTCTTTTTTCTGGTGATTCTAGATTTGCTGACTTTACGAGTGAATCGTTAAAATCGTATTCTTTTATCAATTCAAATGCGTCAGTTAAAAACTGACGTCTAAATACTTGAAACTTTTTAATATCTCTTTGAGGATTGGTTGGAAACGACCAACTCAACACAAGCTTGTCTGTTTCATAATCCCAAAAAAATAAAATATCAGTAGGAGGTTGAGGCGCCAAAGTCTCTGTGGTCGTAACGTATTTTTTGACAGGTTTTGATGAAACCAGGATATCAGCCAGTCCCAACGTTGTAGTATCTCTGTCTATTAGCACCATTGTAAGCATTGATATGGTTTTGACCGAATAACAATATGTTTTTCCATATTTAATAAATGGATCTATTAGAGAATTGATTGATGGGTTCTCAATGACGATTGAACCCAATCTTTGATAATTTCCATTATCTAGTAATTCATATTTGTCTATGACAAATCCTGCGATTTTCATCTTGTTGGGATTTTCACCTAAATTTGATATTACTTGATGTCTTATAGGCTGGATTGTTACATCTGAATTTTGGGAATTTGTATTTGAAATTATTGTTGATATTCGTGAATATATGTCGTGTAGGTCTGCGTCATATGACGATTGAGGATCTGTAATGATCCTATTGATCATGTCTTTCGCTAAAGATGCGTGAATCTTGGTCGACAGATAAGCATCTTCATTTAGTGAATCTTGTGGATTGTTTGAATAATAGCGCGCACCATGAGATCTTGTTGGTTGTACAAGGCCATTTGTGACAAAGTCTTTGCTTATGTTTGGCAGCAAGTTGCTTAATGCCAAAGATGATTGTTCGTAATTCAAACCGCTATCAATTTCTTCAGTTAATCTGAGTTGCTCAAGTGTTCCAGACAACATTGAAAATATTTTAGAATCAATGTCAGCGTCTTGAAAAGTGACACCAATAAAATTTTTATTTGAAAAAGAATCTTCTGAAATTATTTTATCTAAGTTTGAGGCAATAACATTACCTTCAAAAGGAGTGATTGGTTCACCTGGAGATAAAACAGGTTTCCACTGTATGTCTACATATCTTGGGATTCTAGACGTAAAAGATTTTTCAAGATTTGGGTCAAATAGTATTGATCTGTTTGAAACAACTTTATCAGGAATTCCGCTTGCTTCATTTAATTTTTCATCGGGAACAAAATAATTGTACACAAAATTTACTTTTAGATTTTTAACCTCGGGAACATCTGCCACAGATACTTCTCTTGACGGATTTGTTGAACCTTGTTGCGACATCAGAATTCTTCCTCGGAAAAAGTTTTTACAGCTACAAAATATTTTTCAAATATGATGTTGTTTTCAGATCTATTTCTTTTTGCAAAAACGTAATCTTTTGTTTGTGTTTGAGAACCTGCATTACCAGTCAGTGGATTGGCTACTATATTAAGGTTTTGCGGTTGAACTTGAATGTTTTGTCCTGCGTTTAAAAATTGATTTGACGTATCTTTCTCAACTTGGGTTATAATCCCTTGCCTTAAAAGAGAATCAAGTTCAGAATTTCCCTGATAGGTTGCTCTGGTTAATTGCTCGTCTATCGTAAATGCGTTTGTGTCAATCATCACATTAAAGATTCTATCGAATATCTTTGGTGTTAAAATGTATTCTTCTAACTTAGAAGGATTTGAAACATTTGAAAATGTTCTTGAGAACTCTGATATTACACTTAATTGGTGCAATAACGGATTTATCTGAGATCTTGATAATGTCAAAAGTGAAGATTTTGCATCAGTTATTGCTTTTGATATGGTTGAATTATTGGTGTAATGAGACAGTGCAGTGACATCGCTAGTTGACAAATTTGGATCAAGTGTTCCTGCATAATTCTCAAAATCAAAAAATAACCTTCCTCTCGTACGAGGTCTATGTTTGTCTTTTGATGAAACGTAGTTTTCAATGTGAACGTCTGTCAAAAGTTTGATCAAATCTGAGTCAATCCATCCTCTATCTTTAAACAAGAACTGAAATTCAGAGTCATTAGTTGATATTCCTGTCATTATTTTTAGATAATGCTCAAGAAGCATGCTTACAATATGATTTTTATAAATCTCTTTTTTCTGTAGTTCTGTTAAAAATGAATAGCCTTGATCAAAGGCTGCACGCTGACCCTGTTCGGGATTTAAAAATCCGAGTTGACTATCTGGTAGTTCGACGTCATAACGTCTTGTTGGCACTAGGTTGATCAACTCGTAGATTGATTGAGAATCACGAACCACAGGCTGAATTAAGTTATCCGACATCACCGGAAAACGTGATATTTCAAAAGTAAACATTTGTGGTTTTAAAATAATGTCCGGATGTTGCTGATTTACTTTGTACACCTCAAATGTTAGCAATCCATTTTTTCTTGATCTCTGGGTATTTCTTGCATTTTCGTCAAAAAGAAAATTTTGAAAAAGTTTGTGAGGAATTCCAATTGTCATTATTTTCAAATTTGTGGCTTCATGAGAAGACAAAACATCTTCTTTAAGATATGCCCGCAAAATCTCATAGAGGCGATCCCCAGTCAACGATTCATCTATTGACTTTATTTCACTTGAATCAGTTTGCACCTGACCAGGTGCTGTTGTCAGATCTGAAGTACTTTCCCATGATAAGGATTGATTTTGAATATTTGTTACAGGTTTGACTAGGGAATCTTTAATTAGATTAAATTGATTTTTTATTAATGACAAGTGCTGTCGATTGTCAAATAGCAAGTTAATGAGTTTTTCGTCAGAAGAAAAAATTTGACTGATTTCACGATACTGAGTTGATGAAACCAGTGAGTTTAAAAAATTTTTGTAATTGACACAATTAACGTGTAAAGTCTTTAACACGTTCAACAAGCACAAAACTGATGTTCTAACGGAAAGACATTCATTTTTCATTAATTGAATAACGTTGGCACCATTGTATTGAGATTGTTTTCGTCCAATAAAAAATCCATCACTTGTGTCAACACCATCTGAGAAAAACATTCCGTAAAAAGAATACTTGTTGACGGGGTTTTCGGTTTGAATCATTTTTAATATTGACTGAAATAGCGACATTGCAACTTTCAACGCAGGATAATTTCTGTAAAAAGTCGCCTCACCAATCTGACCAATCTGTTGCAATTCCGGAAGCATCAACCTTGACTTGATCGACTTGATTAAAGGTGAATTTCTCAAGTGCTCTGATAAATCAAATTTAGTAACATACATGACGTCAAGCAAGTTATTGCTTCCGGCAATAAAATCTAAAGAACGAATTGTACTTACTGTCTCAAAGGCCTGGAGCGATAGAGTTTCTTGTGAAACGCTAGGAAGCCTATACCTCACGTTCTCTGTTATCCATTTTGTAATTTGACCCTCAATTACAACACGAAATTTTTCATTATTGTCATTAATTATGCAATACAAAAACAGTAAAAACGACATGTAGGAATCTTTGAAAGACCATTCAAACAAAGAAAATATAAGTTTGTCGGAATTAGACAAATTTAAAGCGGTGTTATTGTCGTATTCTAGACCTAGATCATTAATTAAATCCCCGTAAAACAACTGTGAAACGCTAAAATTAGAATCACGTATGGATAGTAAATTTAATTTATTTATTGCTTGACTAAAGTTATCAATTAATAACCTTAAGTTTTCAGCATATTGTTCAATTCTTTCTTTTTGACGCGCTAGATTTGTAGAAAAGCCTGAGACAAAACTTGTTTCTAATGAGGCGGGCAACTTTTTTTCAAATGGAAGTACACGTATATTTCCTTCCTGATATGAAAACACTGAACCAAGAGAGGTCTTCACTGTATTCGCTGCAGCAGTTGCAACGTCATCACCAGAATACCCAAAAATAGAATCAAATATTGAAGTTTTGACCTCTTCAAGGTCAACATCGTAATTAAATTTTGTTTTTAAAAAAACTTTTGTTTCATTAAGATTCAATCGATTTGACATATCAAACTCTTTTGATATGTCGTAAATATTTGCAGCTAAATCACTTTCCAAGTTTTCAAATGAATTTTGTTGCAATGATCCAAATTCAGTTTGTAGCTTTGAAAAATATTCACGAGCCTCAGGAGTTATGACATCAAACCCATAAAATGGTTGACCATACACAGTTTCTCCGTCTGACCATTGTGATGGTGTTGCATTTTTTATTGCTTCTGTGTCCTGTGGGTCATAGCTACGAAAAAAATTTAAACTTGGAATTGAACTATCTTTCAAATAAAGCCTATCGCTAAATTGATAGTAGTTAATTGGTTTATTTATTATTGTCTCTTTTGAAGAGTCGTTGCGTTTGTTTTCATCTTGAAGATTTATTAGTACTGGTGAGTGGAATTTCACCGCGTCTTTAGTCTCAGTCAGAAATTGAAATCCAATTTTTGTAGAAAGGAAATTTTCGCTTACTGCTTCTTCATCAAAGCCCATGTTCTTTAGAAATAGCTTCGGTGTTAATGTCTCCTTAACCTCCAAAGAAGTAATCATGTTTTCACTGTAATTTGTTGGAACGTACGATTCATCGTATGTTGTTGACAATAATATTTGTTTTGAAAAAACGTTTGTGTTGTCTGATTCAAGAATTACAAGTTTTATAAACGACAAATAATTTTCAATGTGACTTATTTTTGAATTAAAGTCAATCACACGATTTTGTAGTTGCGTCTCAAACTTGTCTGATATTTTTTTATTAAAATCAATTATGTGCTTTATGTTGTGATTTTTTACTTTTTTTATGTTATTTTGCTTATCAAAAAAAACACCATTTTCGTTTAATCTTTGTAAAGAATATATTGGCTTAAAATCAGTCAACAAAATAATTTGAGGCTCAGACTGTGACATACCCGCCAGTGATTCATATTCAGAATATGAAATGGTATCGTTGCTTACGATCGGTTGATCTTGTTGGACTGCGTTTGCATCATCAAAATCAACTCTATTGATGTTTTCTCCCCTTAAGGTAGTAAGGATTGGATTGTTGATCTTGATGTCATTAACGATTGACGTAATTGACTGGCCTCTTGTTACCTGAGATGTCTCATCTCGCCTTACAACATAAGACACGTTATTTAAAGAAACGTCTGCTGATAATCTATTTTTATCGTCAAGAATTATTGGCAACGGTTGAGTTTCAACATTACCGGTTTTAACCTGTGATCTTTGCGATGATATCAAGAACGTGTCTTTCATAGTGCCTCAATCAATATCTCGTTTGTTGTGGACTCTTTGCTCAAAGAGTAATCTTTTAGCACAGGTGTTATTACAAATTTTACATAACCCAAATCATCAGTTGATAACTTGTAGTGAAACACTAATCCATTCTCAAATTGAGAGTGTATGCAAGTTATGATTGACCTTATTCCTAATATTTCTTTAGAAATTACAAAATGATCAACGTCAGATAAGTTGTTAACGTAATTACATTTTATAAGCAGGGTAGATAAGTCAAATCTTGATACACTGGCATTTTTTACTTCAAACTTTTTTTTGTTGAACGTAACATCTAACTTAGATGTTATTCCGGAGTCACCTTGTTCAAAGACGCTTTTACCATTTACGTAAGAAAGATTCGTTGATTCTGATATAATCGTACCCGTCTTTAACGTGTAAGGTTGAAGAAATTTAGCAGGTCGATAAAGATAACTTTTATTTGTTAATGGATCTGTTTTTTTCTCTTTATATGACGATAAAACCGTTGTTGTGTCTCTAACAAAAGCTGTTATTACATATCTGTAATTGTTCTTGGGATTTAGTTTTTTTATTCCGGCAGAATTTCTTAATCCTCTGTCTGAAAAAAATCCCTTCGTTATTATTCCAAAATCCTCTCTATCGCCAGTTGTTAGGTTGATTCTTTGCACAGAGTACGCAAGTAATTTTTGCAATTCATCTTTTTGAGAGGCTATGTTTTTTTCAAAAAATGAAATATTACCTTGGCTTTTGAGTATATTTTTTATTTGATCAATCCCACTTTCAGTTGGTGAAAACTTTACGTTAAATTTTACATCATCATCTCCGTCTATGATGACATTTTCAATCAACATGTTCAAGTAGTTTGTTGAGCTATTTTTGGCATATTCGATAATTTCTGATCCTGTGTCAATACTTGATCCATTTGAAAAATACACCCTCGCAGAGAACTCATAAATGTCTCCTTCGTTTAATTCGCTGTTTATCAAATTTTCAACAATCAGATCATCTTCTTGCTTAATCAAGAATCTTTTTTCGTTAATTGTGTCAAATTTAGAATCAAATTGAGACAAATTCTTTTTTAAGAATTGCAACTCAATTGCATCAAAAGGTAAATTCCTTGCCTCTAGCATAACCCCGCTTTCAGTGGAAACGCTGGTTATGGAAATTTGTCTTGTCACATTTGTAAGTTGTGAACAGATGACAACATTTTTGAACTTGTCGCTAAGTAAGTTATTGTGTGCAGATATGACCCTGTATATTGTTGGACTTTCTGAAGACAAAACGTTAAGGCTGACAGATTGGCCTTGTTCCAGGTTTAGTCTTTGAACAAAAGAATACTCGTCTGGGTTTAGCACGTCAGACAAGCTTTTTTTATAGACATTAACAAAGTTTGCATTTTTTGCAATCTGTTTTATGTTTATCAACGCATTAGATCTATCAATGTAATCAACTGTGACCTCAGGAGCGTCATCAGGTTTCCAGTAAGAAATATCGTATTTAAGGACATTTAGCTCTTTTACAATTGTCTCAGTGGGAACATTGTTGCTCACATCTATTAGTTCAAACTTAACAAATAGATTTAATGAATTTTGAACAGAAGTGTTTTTTGGCAACTTAAAAGTTGCATTAACAGGAATCTCTAGTTGATCTGCCTCTACGTTGTCAAGGGTGACTACATAGCTTGAGTCACTTGTAGATGATTCATCAAATTTTGATATTCCGCCGAGTACAAATTGATCATATAACTCAGTGAGCACTTGAGGCCTACGATTGTTTCGTGGACTTAAAACACCTTGTGAAAGCTGATATGGATCAATTACGTAAGATGATAACTCTTTTATTTCAGATGGATCTATACAGTGCTCAAATAAAAGACTGTGACACAATTTTTTATTTGATTTTTGTACTGACTTTTGTTGTAGTTGATCTTCTTTTATGAGAACTTGCTGTAAGTGACGAATGTTTTGCCTATTTTTTTTCAATAAGCCTACATTTTTTAAAACAAGTTTTGATTGAGTTTTTTTTATTGATTTCGATCTCAAAACTTCAGATACGTAACTATTGTCTATAAACGCAGAGATGTCACTGTTTGTAGAGAATACTGTGGTATTATCTTGATTTTTTATGTTTAGCTTTTGATTTGAAAATCCTGTCAAAATATTATGAATTTTTTCATTTTTAACTTGAAAATATTTATCTTTTGAGTTATTGACAGTGGAGTTATCGTAATAGACCGTTACGTTCACGCTGATTGTTGACTTTTTTATGGCCTCTGTTTGACTTATTGAATAACGAAACTCAAATTCATATGAACCATCTTCGTTAATTTTACGTAATGATGCAAAATTATCGTTTATTTTCAATAATTTTAAATTTCTTTCACTTGAAAAATACATAATTTATCCAAAAATTAGCGTAAAAAGATGCACAAAAGAGTGAGTGTTTGTTTCAGATTTTGTTATTAATCTGCCTATAAAAAATATATTTGTTATAGGTCCTGGTGAAAACCTTGTGTCTTCGCTCTGTCTTACAACTGATTGATTTATTCCAAAATCAATGATGTCGAGCTTATACATCGTGTCATTTGTTACTTCAAACGCTTGAAAAAATAAGTTATTTGAGTATGAAGTTGGATCAAAATTCAAAATTTTTGAGAATCCATTTCTTGCGTAATAAGCGTGTTCATTTATCACTTCACGATGTGAAAGAACACGTGAGGGAATACTATTCCACGCAGGATAACTTCCCAACAAATACTTACTTAAGTTGTCTACGTTTGATTTATTAACAATTTCATCAGTCTTGTTAATTGGTGGTAAGTATTTAAAATTAACTAAGTTACTAAACCTAGGATCTGCAATTATGTTCTCTAGTTGACGTACATCAGTGATAACGCCAAAATCAATGGGAATAGGTCCGGTTTCAGTAATAACAAATTCTACATCTGTGCTGCCGATAGAAAAATCATTATCATCGAACAAAGAATCTTTTGTGCCGATGATCTGCATTTTTTTCAGGTTGTCAATTGATGAAGTGAGCAATGATTCTGCTGATTGTTGTAGAAAAGTTCCTCTTTCTTGAGTTGAAACAAAAATAGATGATCCGCTGAGCATCTCAGAATCACTGGGTAAAATTACGTCTGTGTTTAATAACTTTCCATCTTTTATGAGTTTATCTAGAGAGGATTTAAATGAAACAAGTTTTCCATCATCATCTGATTGAAATGTTATTTCATCCTGTGGTAAATGACATGACTCCAAATAAAGCCTTAGCGTTGCATCAGCGGAACCATTATCCATGTCGGCTTTATAAAAAGTTGCACCATCAGTAAACGTAACATAGCGTATGTTAATTCCACCATTAGACAGTTGCTTTCTGCCTTCCAGGGTGATGATACTGTCAAGCACTCTGGATTTTTTGTCAAGAATTCCGCTCATATTTGTAAATTATACCTTTTCTAAATAATTCTATTGACCTAATTTCAAAGAATCTTTGATGCAAGTGTCGCCAGTTCAGAACGTTCGCCCTTAATCAATGTCACGTGTCCAGCCACTGAATAATCTTTGAACTTTTCTACTGCAACAGTTAGACCATTTGAATATACGTCAACGTGAACGTTGTCAATCTGCTCTACGTCTCCTGTCAATACAATCTTTGTGTTATCTCCAACACGTGTCACAATGGTCTTTAATTCGTGCATAGACAAATTTTGGGCTTCATCAATGATGATAAATGCGTTAGGTATGGAACGACCTCTGATGAAAGTGATGGCCTCTATTTCTATCAAGCCTTTTTCTTGCAAAAGGTTGAGATAATGCATCTTACTTTCATGTTCATCATGATTTGGTCGAGATCTTCTTGATTGCTTTTTACCTGAACCCATCAAAAAGTTGATGTTGTCTCTTATAGGGGCGACCCATGGCTCCATTTTTTCTTCCATTGTACCTGGAAGAAAGCCAATATCCTTCCCGAGGGGTTGTACCGGCCTTGATACAATCAACTTGTCGTACCTTGGTTCGTCTCCCAGTCCTTTCAATTGAGCAAGAGCCGCAGATATTGCAAGTAATGTTTTCCCAGTGCCAGACGGTCCAACCAGTGTAAGCAACTTAATGCTTTCATCAAACAATAGATCAAGTGAAAAACTTTGTTCCTTATTTCTAGGTTTCAGGTTAAACGCCTGCTCTATTTTTTGAATCGGTTTTACCGGTTTATCGTGCGAAACGTATTTTGCTATCGCTGACTTTACAGTCTTTCCATCAACGGAATTTTTCAGGATCAAAATCTGATTAGGGTGAAGTTTTCCGTTGACATACTCTTGAGGTAGATCAAGTTCGTCATTTTCATAGAATGATTCTATCAGTTCATATGGTAGCTCAATCACTTCTACGCCCCTATAGAAATTCTTGGGGTCATCAGCTACTCTCATTTTTAAATAGTCTTCACAACGGATGCCAAGTGCATCACATTTCAATCTTACATTGATGTCTTTGGAAACAAGGATCGCATCCTTGTCATATGAATTCATCAAAGCAATGATCATATTGTCAACTTTGGATTCCACTGACCTCAGTTCAATCGGAAGCTCTGTGAACTTTTCGTGAGGAATGGAAACAACCCGCAGATTTCCTCCATTTTTTAGTCCGATTCCATCCAACAAACTTCCCTGTAATCTCAGTTCGTCTAGCGTACGACTGACAGATCTTGCATTTTGTCCGACTTCATCTTGTCTACTTTTGTGATTGTCCAGTTCTTCAAGAACAGCAAGTGGTATGATGACGTTGTTTTCCTCAAAGGAAAATAAAGACGAAGGATCGCTCAGTAGGACGTTTGTATCCAGGACATACGTTTTGATGTTACTCACATTATTCTCCGTGTTGTAATGAAAACTTGTACAAAAATTTATGCTATTTTAAATTTGTTAAAAATCAGGAGATACCAATTGCAAAATAATAAAAAACGCCCTCCGTCAAGCACCGATGTAAACGATGAAGTTGTGAAGGGCGTAACTTGCTTCTCTATACTTTCTAAACATGATGTTGATTGTCAACGGAAAAACTGCTCACAGTGGATTTCACACCCGGAAGGACACAATTGTGTGATGATTACCGCCAACGAAGGACCTCATACTTTGCAGGAAATAGGTAAGATATATGGTCTGACAAGAATGAGAATATGTCAGATAGAAAAAAACATTTATGAAAAGATCAAGAAATCATACTAATTTTTTCTTTTTCTTTGCCTTGAATGGATCCTCAATGTCAAGGCCAAGATCTTGAACTTCATCAATTGTTTCTGTAACAACGTGTTCTGGAACCGTTATGGTATCTTCTACTTCTAATACAACAGGATGAACATCCGCAACAACAGTGGATTCCGCAACCTCAGCCTCTTTAACAACTAAAGGTGTTTCAGTTACATGAACTGGTACGTTACCGGAAAGGTGACCGTTTTTTCCTATTGTTGACCACGGTTTCTTTGTGTTTAACGACATTTTTGTTAGATCTGCTAACACGGCTCTAGGTGATGGCATCAATTATCTCCTTTTACGTGTAATTAATCAACAGAAATAAAAAAACGCCCGTTAAAAGGCGTTTTTTCTGGATCAATCTTCCTTCTTTGGCTTTTCTTCAAAGGTGAGCTTCACTAGATCGTGAGATCTTGCCTTCAATGCACGTAAACCCTTCCTTGCCCTAACTCCTGCAGCTGCAACTCCCCTTGCACTCTTTAGGACATCAAATTCAAGTCCTTCAATTATGTTCTTAATTTCACTCCACGTAAGCAATATCTGACTATTTGGTTCTGTCGACATTTTGTGATACCTCCTTGGGTATCTATAATAACGTTTTGTCCATTGTAAAGCTTAAGATAGCGCTACAATGAAATCAGCGGGAAACATGTGCCTGTTCATCCTAAAAAACCTCTCCCAATCTGCATCAAGAATGTATGAACTTGCATGATCTGTTTCGTTTCTGATGGATCTACCCATTGCTTGAACCACTGATTTAATTGTTTGGTAGGTGTACCACTGTTTATTATTTTCCATTCTCTTTTTAATGACCTGATCTCCGAGATAAGGAAACGGGACCTTACAGAGGATCTGAAATCTTGAAGCATCACCTGCAAGGTCAACGCCTTCCATCATAGATGGAGACACCAGAACGGTAGGCTCTTTTGAGCTTATGTGGGATTTAAGGATTTCATCACGATTCTCGGAGTTATGGCTTAACAATCTTGGAGACTTTAATGAATCAACGAGATGTTGGGCAATACGAAAGTTCACACAGTGAATGATCCCCTTTTGGTCATGATGTTGCTCCAGCAACATCTTCACTGCTTCCACGAGATTAGGTAAGGTATTGTCTATCGTTGCCTTTGACAGTGAGCCAACAGGAACAAAATGTATCGGCCTATTCTCTGCGGGAAATGGCGACTCAATGCTGAGGTATTCAATATCATTGGGTTTGAGACCGATTGATTGACAGAAGATGTGCTTATCAATTATTGTTGCAGACAAAAGTAAAGATCTACCACCAAATTTAAATAAGTTCTCGTAACTAAAGCGTGAAACGTCAACTGGTTTGAACTCAAACTTTCTTTGTGCTCTCTTTTTAAAATCATCAGGATGTACGATATTACAGATCCAATTGTCATTGGTGTAGGTCGACAAAAACCTATCGACTTTGCAGATGTGTTTATCTAGCATCTCAAACTGTTTGCTGAGGTCGCTAAATCCCACAGAATTTTCGTTCAACTTTTGCGATATTGCTTTTTCAACCTGCTTAAAATACTTTGCCAATGATGGTTGGTAAGTCTTTTTAATCCAATCAAAGACATCAATCTGCGAATTTAGATGTTGAGGAATCTTACACTTCAAGATTTCTTTTGCAAACTTTTCAGAAAACGTCACTTCAACGAACTTTCCTAGTTCTGTCTCAGTGTTATGACACTCGTCAATGATGAGCAGGTCACGAGGTGTCAGCTTTTTGCTGTACATCGTTTCTGCAAAAAAATACGAAAAGTTTGTGACGCTGATCGGAGATTCAATGAAATCTTGCTTGTCCTTCGAATAACCGCAAAATCCCTTGCAATGCTTGTGAAACTCTGTCCCGAGTATTTTTTTCCCTAATTGATTCAGGACGCGCCTTGATTCAGCACAGGTTTGATCAGGATAAAATCCACACTTATAGTTGGATGAAGACTTGATGCTTAGCATCAGGTTCTTTGATGGACCTACACCTGGTCCAAAATCATCAAGATATTGCTGTTGCAACACCTTTTGTGTTGTTAGAACATAGGCTCCGGACAGTGGAACGTTGTCTTCATCAAAGGTACGTTCACCGTGAGCTTGCATGTAACGAGCAATTGTGACAGCCGTGGCAGACTTTCCACAGCCGGTCCCCATGTTCAAGACAACGTATCTTTTGCCATTTTCAAAGGCATCAAGCGCAAATTCAATGGCCTTTCTCTGTTCAGGACGAATCTTTGAGAAAGGAAAGAAGCAATCGTAGTTGTGTCGAGGCATACGAATCGTATCGTACACCTATAACAACCTCAATTTACAAGAATCACTTGGCTCGTTTTGACTTTTTCTTCTCAGACGTCATTGCAGATATGGAATCATCGCCAATGTAACCGTCCACGATTCCCATCTTAATCGCCTCTTCCGGTGTAAGGTAACAGTCGTGTCCCGCCTTCATGATCTTCTCGATCTCTTCGGCTGACATCTTTGTCTCCTTAAGAAGTGCGTCTGCCATGAGACGCTGCAATCTTTCGTGCTCCTTCACCTCATTGAGTGCCTCAAACACGTTTCCGTACAATCCACCAGAGATAGGATGGATCATGATACGGGCAGATCGACCGATCAACCTTTTGCCTTTGACACCTGAGGCCAACAACAACACACCAGCGGACATTACCTTACCAAGGGCGATGGTGTGAACCGGACACGGCAAGAATTTGATCGTGTCGTACAGGGAGAACATTTCGTCCACCGAGCCTCCATAAGTAGAGATGACAAGGTGAATCGGCTTGTGATTTTGGTTTGCAAGTTGCAGAAGCTGGACAATGACATGTGAGATTGTGTGCTCATTTACATCGCCGTGGAGAACCACAATTCTAACATTATCATGCTGAACAATCAGTGACTGCATCAGCATGTCTTCAGGTGAAGCGGAGGGTCCCCTGACCGAGATTGCGCTGTTTGTATTATTTGTTGAACGACCCATCTAACACTTCCTTGCTTGATAAAAACAATTCGCTACCCTTGTACTCTTTGATAAAAGACGTGACCTCTCTCAGGTCATCAACGTTTTCAAACTCCAGGGCAAGTTGATAGATTATCAACCACCTCTGCCTTTCATTGATTCCAAAGTTAGATATTTCTTTGACAATGTCCCTGACTGTCCTATTCTCTTCCGCAGTCTTCTCTGACTGCATCTGTCCGTAGAGTTGAACTTGATTCATCCTTATCCCTTAATAAACTCTTCACGAGTGAATGTATTTACCTTAAACATATTTTCACCAATTATTTGCACGTATTTTCCTTGCCTCGTTCCGTGCTCAGCGTCGGTGGTTAACACGACAAAGTTTCCCCATTGCTTGTTTTCAACAATGAAACTGCATGCTTCCCACGTGGGAAGGTCACAACTGTTGGATTCAAGAATCTTGACCAGATTTTGAGGTAGACCTTGACTAATGTCGTTAATGCTCAATAGCGAACCCATGTCCTCTTTATTCATCAAGATTTCAGACCTGCATATGTCTGTCACTTTGTGAATCACACCGCAATTATTACATTGAGCAAACTTGATTTGAACCTTGTCTGAATCATCAACGACGGAAAAGACGACAAATTGATGAACTGGAGGTTCATGTAAACTTTTAAATTGCGGTAAAACGCAACGACATTTAACTAAGTGTTTTACACCAGTTGACATCATGATCCAACTTTAAATAAAGATAAAATCTTACCAAGAATTCTCAGTTTTTTTTCGACTGAGCTACCTTTGGTTGCGACTTGCTTGTATCTGCGAGGCAAGACGTTAACTCTCTGTCAAATGTCTTGTATCCTTTATGATATCCCTCTTCAAGAGAAGTTGTCATCAAAAACACTAACTGATTTAGTTCAGTGTTGTCGATTTTAATCTTTTGATCCCTCACAGCAGTGAGAATATTATTGATGAGAATGTTCTTTGCGCCCTCAAAGTGATTCCAAGACGCCTTGATGATCTTGTCTTTGTGCATGTATATTTTTCCTTCTTAAGAAGATTAATTACATATTTAGTGTAAGAGTAAAACATAAGGAATGGAATTATGCAAACTTTGAAAGAAAGCTATGAGCATGGAAGTTTGATTCTTGAGGCAATTGACCTAAAGCAACTGGACAAGCTTGACAAGTTAGTCAAACGTTTAAAAGATATACAAAATTTACGTGGACTTGGCCGTGAGTTGAAGCAACTGGTTGGTAGTTACGTACAAAGCGTTTCCAATGCTTCTTCAGCGTTAGACTCCGGAATAAATCCCATTAAATTTTTTAAAAAAGTCAAAGGCAAAGATGATTTTGCGGCAGCAGTTCACTTTCTCAACTCTTTTCAAAAAGGCGTAAAAAATCTTCCAAAATTTCTCAAATTAACTTTGAAGATTGGAGCAGTGGCACCAGAGACTGGCGCTAAGTTAAAAGATTATGCAGAAAATAGATTTGACGGAGGAGAAGAAAAATTCAAAGAAGCGCTGATTGATCTATTTGACAAAAAATCAAAAGACGACCTTGGAAAAAAGATTAAAAAGTTCTTTACGGGTGGAACTGTATTTGAAAATACCGGAAAATTGATTGCAAATTCATTGATGGAAATGGCTGTTGGTGACGTAGTTGAAATGGCAAATAGTTACATCAACATTGACGATACTGAGCTTTTGTCGGCCGCAGGTGGAGCAATTACCACGGCGGCGGCTGAAAGTGGTGGTGGTGCACCTGCCGCGGGTGGTCCAGCAAGAGGTGGTGCCGCTGCAGGTGGTCCGGTAAGAGGAGGAGCCGCAGCTACTCGAGGCGGGGCTGCCGCGGGTGGTCCAACGGGTGCACCGCCTCAAGGTTCGGAAGCCGGTGGGGGGAAATTACTTAGCGCTACCAAACTCCAAAAGTTGGAAAATGAGTACCTAAATATAAAGAGAAAAGACCTGCCTGAAGATGAAAAAGCATTAAAAAATCAAAAACCTCATTTGCACTTTTTAATGTGGTTAAATAGCAAAGGAAAATTGGTGGAAGCTCTTGAAAGAGGTGTAATAAAAATCAAATTTAACAAAAAACTTTCACAGCTTCTTTGAGGCTTTTGCTTATATACTTAAGGAAATATGAGGACAAAATGACAAGAACGCTAAAAGAAAACTATGAGACAAAAAAAGAGCTTCTTCTGAAGGAAGAATTCAAAAGAAGCGTTCTTCTTGTTGAAAGAATTGAAACCAAGATTTTAGATGATGCAGAAAACTACAGAGAAAAACTTGAGTTTTTAAAAAGCATTAGAATTTCAGGAACCTATAAGGCTGCTCTTGAGGTTGAAATAGACAAACACCTTAATGCAATTGAAGCAGGAGGTAACGAAAAAGAGTTTACCGGCAGCGTCATCGCGGCAGGTGCGTTTCTTGCAGTTCTTGAACAGGGTATAAGTCAATTAAATACCATTTTTAACAACTTTTTTGGACGTAGAAAATTTACAGAAATAAAAAATTCAAATGAAAAGATAAAGTATCTTGCTGATGAAAGAGAGACAAGATACCTCGAGGACGTTGGGTCTGAAAGCTTAAAGACTGTTTTGATGACCGCATTTTCTCCAGCGGAGTCAAGCACTTGGCAAACGGCAAAAAATGCAGTCAAAAATATTGCAAGTGGTTTATTAAAATTTTTTAGATTTGGAAATCCGGCTGACAAAAAATTTAACGAAGACATTGATGAAATTATGACAAGTGCTATTATGCACATGTCAATGAAAGATGTACAGAAGATGATTGCAGAGTGGGAGCAAGGTCCTTCAATTGAAAATGAGTTGGGAAGCGTAATCGGATCTGTGGAAGATGATGATGTTTTTGTTGACGTAGACAAACCATCAAAAAATACAAAGAAGACGGGTGGGCCCACTTATGGCGCAAAAAATCCGAAGTCATTACTGGATGATACGGATGATTTTTCGTTTGCCGACGATGAAGATTACAAACCCACAGCTCGAGAGATGCGACCGATTCCTCCCCCACGAAACGTGGAACAACCTCAGAAACCACTGACACCGGAAAAAATCTCTCCTGATTCGCCATTATTAGATGCTTTAATCGACAAAGCAAGAGTTGATTTAAAACTTGGACGTTCATCATTTGCAATGAACACCACGAAGAATATCATGCAATGGCTTGCATCTCAAGGCAAATTAACCGAAGCAATGGAAAAAGGAATGATCACGGTCTCAATTGACAAAAAAGCCTTAAGCGAAATACTTAAGCGCAAATAATAGCGCCTAAATTTGAAAGAGTCTCTACGCAATAACGTAAATATTTTTGCGTAGAGAACTCAGTCATTGCAGGTAACTTATTTTTTGTTGAAACTCCGTACTCTATTAACGACTTGACGGTACGTAGCGCAAGATCTATTGACTGTGAAGTCTTAATGAAATCCTTGTCGTCAGAAAGTCTAATGATCACCTGATTTGGCGTCAATGATCTAATCCTTTTGTCGTACAATTTCCCCATGTCTTCTACGGCACTTTTTTCCATTCTTTTGTTTTTCAAAAAATTCACATGTGTTGCAATCGACAAAGAAGTTTTCTTATGTTGAATCACAACCTTTGAAGGATACAAAGTCACAGACTCAACAATTGTTGCAGAGTTGTAGTCAATGGAACTTATTAGGTTTCCCTTGTTGGATGACACAACATCACAACCTGTGATAATTGCCACATCGTTTAACGTATTGATGCCTTCAATGTCAAAATTGACGATTACGGGAATTGCGGTTAAAGTCCCCCTGTCAAAGTTGACCCTGAGGGTGTGAATCACGTCTTGAGACATTCCTCTTAAAAATATGACAGAGTTTTCTTTCTTGACGGCCTGCGATTCTAACAGGTGATGAATTTCCGAGACAGATTCTACGTATCCATCAATCACAAAAATCCGGGTATTTTCGAGCTTCAGATTAACGTCCCATGCAGGTTTTACGTCAAAGGCATAACCATGAGTAAGCTCAACCGATGGAACACCGGCATGTGTCTTTTCTACGACAATTTTACCCCCAAATCCGGCAAGATCAAGCGCCTCTAAGAAGATATGATGTGCACGCTCTCCTGCACTTTTGAAGTAATCTTCGGTGAAAGTTTTAAGATCAGCGAGAGACGCAGGAACGGTTGACAGTCCCTTATTATCAAAATCATCACTGTAATCATTGGTAAGATTATTCGGGTGCTCAGATAACCGCTCAAGCACTCGATCAAACGACCCTGGGCCTAGTTTTTCTGCATCGACTGCAAGTCTCAGTATGAGCTCATACAAACGTGCTTGTAACAAAGACCGCGGTTTCCAACCAAACATGAACTGATATTTTGTCAACAATGACAAACCGGTTTTAGAGTCAGTCAAAACAACAGAATCCACTTCTTTGAGTAGATTTTTGATGTTTTTTAACAGTTCTTTTGTTGCAACTTTTAAGTCATTTTCAGTAAAAACTTCTGAGTTCATTCCAACAATTTAACACATTTCTGGTGTCATTGAACAATGAAAAGTTCGTACACTGCCCTAAAAATGATTGTGATGGTTCCACCTGCAATTGCCGCAAGCGTCCACTTTCCCAATGAATTTACGTTGCCTTTCCATCTTTCAAGAGATTCAATAGTGTTCTGATGAGATTCAACTTTTTTGTGAATCTCTTTTCCCTCTGCCGAGGAACGATTTTCATCTTTCTCTGATTGATTTTTCCATGCATTTATTTCAATCAGTTGTTTTTCTATGTCGGCTTTCTCCTCTGAATGTGTAGATTTAACTGCTGCAATTCTTGAAAAAAGACCGTTATCTGGATCATACAGAGCGTTGTGAATCAGTCCCACTGTTTTTGATACTTTTGACTGTTCTTCTTCTATCTTTTCGACTTTAAACATCAAAGCGTCAAATTTTGAATTTAGATTTGACGATTCATTTACTTTTCTTTGAATGTCCTGGAGGATTTCTGCAGACGTTTCATCTGCAGGCCTCGACGCCACAGCATACAGGTGCTGTTTTTTTTGCAGAGGTCTAACTATGTCTTTTACTATTTTCTTATCCATAAGAAAAACCTCTATTTCAGATAGAATTTAAATAAATTTATTTAGCTAGATTTAGCTACAGACTTAATTTCTCCAAATTTGTAGAAATGTACAAGCACTATTTTAAATAAATATTCTTTAAATTTTGACTAAACAACGACCCAGAAAAAAGAATAGTATTTTCGTAAAAGAGGTCGTTATGTTCTCAAATCCAGTATTTCAGTTTGGCGCAAAGATCCCTCAAGATGCCCAGATAATCCTGGTTGCTGATTTATTTGTCGAAGATTACGTCGGAGGCGCTGAGTTGACAACTCAGGCTTTGATTGAATCAAGTCCCTTTAACGTCTTCAAAATCAAGTCAAAATTTGTGACGTTAGATTTATTGAAGCAAGGGTTTGACAGATTTTGGATCTTTGGAAATTTTGCCTCTCTTAATGCAGAGTTAATCCCCAGCATAATTGGGAACTTGAAATATTCAATTTTAGAATATGACTATAAGTACTGTAGATTCAGATCTCCAGAGAAACATAAATCAGAGACTGGAAGTGACTGTGATTGTAGCGAAAACATGAATGGAAAGATTGTATCGTCTTTCTTTTTCGGAGCCCAATCCATCTACTGGATGTCGGAGGGACAGAAGCTTCATTACTTGAAGTTATTTCCTTTCTTGGGTGAAAAAGATAACATCGTGCTTTCTAGCGTTTTTAGCCAGTCTACACTTGGTATGATGAGGTTCTTACGTGATAAAATTCCTCCCCAAGAAAGAAGTGGTTGGATTGTGTTGGGATCTAATTCTTGGGTCAAAGGGTTTGATTCAGCCAAGCAGTGGTGTGAAGAAAACAATAAGCAATTTGAAGTTGTGTGGAACGTTCCGTATGATCAAGTAATTGCAAAATTGTCAGCGGCGGAAGGCTTTGTTTATCTGCCTGCAGGCAAAGACACCTGCCCAAGAATGGTGATTGAAGCAAAATTGTTAGGTTGTAAGTTACAACTAAATGAAAATGTTCAACATAAAGACGAAGAATGGTTTAATACTGACGATCTAGACTCCATCAACGATTATCTTGTGTCATCAAGACAAATGTTTTGGAGCTCGATTGGAAAGATCATGAACTTCAAGCCTAGCGTCTCTGGGTACACTACAACGTACAACGCCATAAAACAACAATATCCATTTCAACAATCGATCGAATCGATGTTGGGATTCTGTGAAGAAGTTTGCATTGTTGACGGAGGCTCCACCGATGGCACATGGGAACTTCTGGTTTCGCTTTCACAAAAAGACCCACGGGTAAAAATCAAGCAAGTACCAAGAGATTGGGATAATCCACGTCACGCTGTCTACGACGGAATGCAAAAAGCAGAAGCTCGTGCAATGTGCACTGGTAATTTTTGTTGGCAAATGGACTCAGATGAAGTGGTTCACGAAGAAGACTGTGAAAAAGTGATAATTCTTTGTCAGTCCTTCCCAAAGGAGGTTGATCTGATCTCGTTGCCAGTGATAGAGTACTGGGGTGGCCCTGACAAGACAAGAGTTGACATCCAACCATGGAAATGGAGGTTGTCTAGGAATAAGAAAAATATCACCCATGGAATACCACTTGAATTAAGGACAATTGATTCTGAGGGCCGTCAAATGGCCAAAGAGGGTACCGACGGTTGCGACATGATTGATGCAAAGTCAGGAGAAAGAATTCCTCACTTAAGCTTCTATTCTCACGACGCAGAGCAAGTTAGGATTGCGGCAATGCAAGGATCAACCGAGGCATTATTGCAGTACCAAGACTGGTTCAATCAGGTTGCAACGAACATCCCTTGTGTGTTTCACTATTCTTGGTATGATCTTCCAAGAAAGATGAAGTTATACAGAGATTACTGGCAAAATCACTGGAATGGTCTGTGGGGTAAGGACACTTCTGACACCGCTCAAAACAATATGATGTTTGACGCTGCTTGGTCTCAGGTGACTGATGAGATGCTGACAGAACGGGCAAGATCTCTCGCTGAAAAGACCGGTGGCTGGATTTGGCACCGAAAGTGGGATGGTTTCACACGTACACCACACATTGTGGTGTTTAGGCAACAACCACTGGTAATGACAAGAGGTGAAAGATGAAAGGAATCATTCTTGCCGGAGGCACCGGATCAAGGCTCATGCCTCTCACAAAGGTGACCAACAAGTGTCTTCTTCCCGTCGGTGGACTTCCGATCATAAATCACTGTCTCAATGTGTTGACAATGGCAGGTGTGAAAGAGGTAATGCTTGTCACAGGACCGGATCACATGGGACACGTGATTGCAATGCTGGGTTCTGGTGCGGAATACAACTGTTCTTTGACATACAGGGTCCAAGATTCCGCCAATGGAATCGCTGCAGCCTTGAAGTTGTGTAAGGACTTTGTCGGAGGAGATAAGTTTGCAGTCATCCTCGGCGACAACATCTTTGACGATCAACCTTTAGTCGCATCACACGTGAAAAGATTCGCAGAGTCTGATGACACGTTTAAGCTATTTACAAAACGTGTACCAGACCCGGAAAGATTTGGCGTTCCAACATTCCACGAAGGAAAGATCGTTGACATCGCAGAGAAACCCGCTGTTCCTAGTAGCGATCACGCAGTAGTCGGTCTTTATTGTTACTCACCGTCTGTCTTTGGAGTGATCAATCGCTTGAAGCCTTCGGCGCGAGGAGAGTACGAAATCAGCGACGTTAATTCTCATCTAGTTAAAAATGACGCAGGTTCTTCGGTTGAATTGACGTGTGGGTGGGTCGACGCCGGGACTCATGATTCGTACAAAAAGGCAAATCTTATGATGTGGGGTGAAAAATGAGGGTGATTGTAGGGGCAGGAAAAGTTGCAACAGTGATCAGGAAAGAATCTGATGTCGTTTTGTCACATTCTGACATTGAAATCAAAGACTTTAACAATGTAATGAATCGACTCAGGGAATTTTCAGGAGACGATGTCACCGTTATCAACACGGTCTCAAAGATAAACCTTGAGTGGTGCGAGACCAATAAGATTGAAGCGTATGACGTCAACGTTATCGGTGCAATCAACGTAGCAAAAGTTTGCAAGGAACTTGATCTACGCCTCGTGCACGTGAGCAGCGGGTGCATTTTTGACGGAGGCGAGACGGAAAAGTTATACACCGAAGACGATGAACCAACGCCGGCTGCATGGTACACCAAGACAAAAGCAGAGGCAGATAGTTCGATAGTCAGGTTGAACCACAGAAAAACTATCATCGTGAGACCTCGTCAATTGATCTCAAAGTTACCTTATCCCACCAACATGATCACTAAATTCGTGTCAATGACATCAGGCAAGTTCATCACGTCAAAAAACTCGTTGACATGTATTGAAGATATGGGAGATATGATTGACCACCTGATTTCCGGTGAGCACTATGGAATCTATAATGTTGCAAACAGCGGTTTCATGAGTCCATATGACATTGCCTTGAGAGTAAGGTCACTAAATCCTGCACTAATTGTGGACAGCGTAAACTATGAAGATTACGTCAAGACGCTTGAGGTCAGGCGTGTCAATACGTTGCTGGATCTTTCAAAACTTGCGTCCACAGGCTACCTGCCTCGTAACGCAGAGTCCGCGCTTAACTGGTGTATCCAGAACTACGGGAGTTGAACTATGAAGATCCTACTCACGGGTGGTGCCGGTTTCATCGGCGGCCATGCATATGATCATTTCACCTCAGTCGGCGATGAGGTCGTAGTTGTCGATAAGATGACCTATGCCTCAGACATCAAATCACTTAACAGAATTCATCGTCTTGAAACGTTTGATATCTGCGACACCAAAAGACTATCAGAGGTTGTGAAAAGTTTTAGCCCTGACGTGATCGTCAATTTTGCCGCTGAGACACACGTTGACAATTCGATCAAGGCGTCAAGACAGTTTGTCTTTTCTAACGTATTGGGCACAACGTCTGTTTTAGATGTATGTGTTGAACACTCGGTGCCATTGTGTCATGTATCCACCGATGAAGTATACGGCCCGGCGGACACAAGACCCTTCACAGAGTATGATCGGCTTCATCCAATGAATCCCTACTCGGCGACAAAAGCTGCGGCAGACATGATGATCTTTGCGTACAGGAACACCCACAAAGTGAAGGCATTCATTGTACGCCCGTCAAACAACTTTGGTCCGAGGCAGTTTCCGGAAAAGTTAATTCCAAAACTGTTACAGCTGATTTCATCCGGAAAGAAATTTCCCGTGTACGGAGATGGTTCGCAGGAAAGAGAATGGACCTACGTAAAGGACACCGTCTCAATCATCAGGAAGCTTCTCGATAATTGGGCCGATGGAAACACATACAACATTTCCTCGGGTCACTCAATGTCCAATCTTGATACCATCCGTGAGATAATCAGGGGATACAATACAATCACAGGATCACAACTTAAAATTGATGATGTGATAGATTTTGTCACAGATAGAAAAGGTCACGATAAGAAATATTGGATCTCTTCTGAGAAAAGCAATTCTCTCGTGGGACACGAATACAGGGAGTTTTCGTCCGCCCTCGAAGAGACCATCAGATCATTTGTGACGGACGTAAGATGAAGAATAGATTTGTTTTTGTCGCTCCTATGTACAATGCGTCTGCGTACGTTGGACAGATGTTATCATCGATCGTATCGCAGTCTTACGATGACTGGCAGGTGATCCTGATAGACGACGTCTCGTCACCTCTTGAAAGAGAAAAGTGCCGATCAATTATCGCAGCACATCAGGTGCTGCTACAATCGCTGGATCGTGACCCATCAAAGATACAGGTTTTTTGGAACTCTGATGATCCCATTCGTGGTAAACAGTGGGAAGTGTCAAATGTGTTGTTTGGTATCTCAAAGTGTAAAGATGACGACATTGTGTGTAGGATAGACGCAGACGATTGGTTGACTGAGGTTGACGCACTGTCAATGTTGAATTCATTTTATCAACAGACAAACGCTGATGCGTTATGGACGGCGCATAGGTGGGGTTTCACTGATAAAAACATCAGTGGTCCCATGTCTAATGATTCCAATCCTTATGAGCACCCATGGGTTTCTAGTCACCTCAAGACATTTCGCAAGAGATTGTTGAACGACGTAAAGGACGAAAACTTCAGGGGTGAAGACGGAAGTTACATAAAAAGGGCCGGAGATCAGGCGATATATCTTCCTGCGCTTCACAACGCAAAAATGAAAGGCTTCATCCCAAGGGTGATGTATCACTACACGATAGATGACGTACCGGAAACATACCAAACACCGGATGCAAAATTTCAGAAGGACGAAGCCGTCTTTTTAAGACACAGGGGATATGTTAAATGACGCAAAACAATTTGAATGAAACCATTACAGGTCTTTTAGTTCACAATCTTTCCAAAAGAAAGGGCGAAAAATTTAATTCGCAAGTGTGCTCTGAAATATATCAGGATATATTCTACTCTTTGTCAAAGGTTTTTGAGCAAACGTCTACGCCCCTGTCTAACGAATCAGTCAATTACATCGCCCAGATGTACTATGATTCAGTCACGATCAACGGTGGTCAGGAGTTGGATCCTAACATCTTCACCGAAAGGGCACAGTTGTCCAACATCAACACTAAGGAAGTTGCGTTGATGGCAGTGATGTTCAACAAGACGCCATTCGCAGTTCCTTTCATCGCAGAGGTAAAAAAGAGATCATGAAGATCCACCTTGACAACGTCGATATGTCATCATCCTCGGGGCCTAACTCTTTTGGAAAAAGACTTGCAATGGCGTTGCTTGAAACCGGACATGACATTGAACTAGAGGACGGTTCTAATTCAGATGTTTCCATCGTTTTTATTGAGCCTTCTGGTAGACCTCTTGCTAAAAGGGTCATTCAAAGACTAGACGGCATTTGGTTTTCTCCTCACGAATTTGAGACAAAGAATGTTGCCATCAAAAGCCTGTATCAACGCGCTGATGGAGTGATCTGGCAATCAGATTTTGACAGGCACATGGTGACAAAATGGTGGGGACAACCACGATCAGGCAAGGTAATCCATAACGGAATAAACGCACCAGAAATTAAAGAATTCAAGGTGTCCTCTTTGGAACAAATTCGACAGCAATATCAGGCGTTATTCGTGTGCTCAGCAAATTGGCATCCTCAAAAAAGACTGCTTGACAACATTGAGTTCTTTAAACGCATTAGGTATTCATATGACTCCGCAGCGTTGATCGTGATGGGGAACAATCCAACCATGGTTGCAGACCCCCACATATTTTATACAGGCTCTCAGCCTCACGAAGTGTGTCTAGAGGTGTTTTCTGCTGCTGATTGGATGATCCACCTTGCATGGTTAGATCATTGCCCCAACACAGTTGTAGAGTGCCTGTCACAAAGGACACCGGTTATTTGTTCTGAGCACGGTGGAACAAAAGAACTTGTAAAAAGCTTTGGTGTCGTTTTAAAAGAGCAAGATGAATACAAATTTGACCTTGTGGACTACACAAATCCGCCTAAAATAGATTTGTGCCAAGTTGATAGGCTTCCACACAAAAATGACCTAAAGTACGACGTAGACGTCTCAATGGAAACGTGTATGAATCATTACGTTAATTATGTGAGAGAAATAGAATGAAGTTATCTCCAATCACGTCTGATGAACTCGATGAAGCAGGAAAATATTACCATGATGGTTTTGCTCTGCTAAACATAGGAGGAAAAAGCAAAGATGAAGTTGTTCATTCGCTGAATGAATTGCTTTTTCTTGACAAGATTAAAGGCAATTTTTCGTGGGAGCAACGGGAAAATTCGTTCCATCTAAGACCGGATGTCTTCAGTTACGATAATTGCTTCCTTGATCTTTTGTTTGACAACAAACTCTATAATTTGCTAGAGTTATACACCTGTAAGAGATTGACTCTTTCACATATTCAGGTCGTAAAAACAGCACCAGGGCGATCGTACCAAGACTGGCACAGAGACACCCATCAAAACGGAATAAATCACTGGGCTGGAAACACACCTCCTGCACATAAAATCATCTTTTATCCTATGGTAGATCATCCTGAGCCAAGACTAAAATTCATACGTTCTTCTCACAGGTGCTATGCAAATAATCAAGCTTTTGACAACAATCTGATAAATTCAATTGAAAATGAAATACTGTTCAGTAATAATGATCAGGTGATGTTGTTTGATACTTCCATGCTTCACGGAGTGATCCCAGACGTTCATCCAAGGGGATCAATCAGATTGATATACAACTTCATAACTGAAAATCAGTACCTAAGAAAGTATGCGTCAAAAGAGCACCACAAAGTGCTTCATGATTTGTACGAAAAAAGATTAAAGGATCTAAAATGAAAATTTGTGTACTTGGGGCAGGTAAAAGAATCCACGAAATGTATGGGCCTGTCACAAAAACAATGCCAAATCTTGAGATTTGTGGGTTCTGGAACCGTGATCACCACAAGGGGGACCTTGTTGCTAAGACATGGGGGTGGAAAAGATACACTGACATCGATTTAATGATCTCTGAGAACCGGCCTGACGCACTTTTAGTTGTGATAAACTCATCCGCCATAAAATCAGTCGTGCTGAGTTGTATCAAGTACGGAATTCCTATCATCATGGAAACTCCTGTGTGGGACTCTGAGATACATGATGCATCGTCTGATGCAGGCGTAAAGGTTTTTGTAAACGAGCAAACGCCGTTTCTTCCTTGCGAAGAATTTAAGATGACTTTGCTGAATTCAGGCCTTTTCGGGCAGCCAACCGTAGTAATGAATGATTGTCGAACGTTTGAGTATCACGGAATCTCTCAACTCAGAAGATATATTGGGTTTGAAAAACAGCCAGTTGAAGTTGTGGGCTCGAGCGTCCCGCACTACCCAGTCTCGTATACCGACAACAACGGAATGATCTCAAATCAAACAGAAGGTTGGGATTTTGGTGTCATCAAGTTTTCATCAGGTCAGACTGCAGTCTATAACTTTAGTTCAATTTACAATCGAGCTAAGTTTAGAAAACCACGGTCAATGAGGATTTATTGTACAAGAGGTACAATAACAAATGATGATAACGTATTTGAGATACACAGATTGGGCGATTCTCATGACACAGAGAAGATTGATGTTAATGTTGTAGGTGAATACATGAGTACAAAAGAAATATCTGCAGTTATTTCAGGTCGCCAGTTCAGATGGGCAAAAGATGATGAAATTGGTCATTTAAATGACCAGCAAGTTGCCGTGAGAGAGATTTTTACGCAAAACATTAATGCGATTAAATCAAATACAGACGGCTACACGTGCAAATCTGCTTACATGGACGTGAATCTATTGTTTGCAATTAGGCAGAGTGGGGCTCAAAGAAGGTTTTTTTACTGATGAAAGTTTTCATTTTACCCCCAGGCGAAGACTGGATTGTTGACAGATTTGTCAAAGAGTGGTATTCAGATAATGCTGAAATTAGCACTTATAATGTGCTTGAGGCAGACGTAATTTGGTTATTGGCTGATTGGTGTTGGAATCAACTTCCGTATGATCTTTTGCGATCAAAACATGTCATCACAACGGTTCATCACATAGTTCCTGAAAAGTTTTCAGAAAAAGAAAGACAAGATTTTCAAAAACGTGATCAGGTCACAGACCTTTACCATGTATACAACGAAAAAACTTTTGAATTTGTCAAAAGTCTAACAAGTAAAAATATCAAACTTGTCCACTATTGGGCAAATCAAAACATATGGAAAAAAACTGGTTCAAAGTCTAGTCTTAGACTAAAGTATGATCTTCCTGCAGATAAGTTTTTGATTGGCTCTTTTCAAAGAGATACCGAAGGATTTGATTTAATCAGTCCCAAGCTAGAGAAAGGCCCTGATTTATTTGTTGATTTTGTTGAGCACAAAAGCTCTATCTCTGTACCAAGAGACATTCACGTTGTTTTAGCAGGTTGGCGACGTCAATATGTCATAAAAAGACTTCAAGATGCAAAAATAAGCTTTTCTTACTTTGAAAGACCCTCTCATGAAGTTATTAATGACTTATATCAGTGTTTAGACTTGTATCCAATATCTGCACGATGTGAGGGTGGCCCACAAGCATTGATTGAGTGTGGGTTATTAAGGGTTCCTGTTGTCTCGAGAGATGTAGGAATTTCAAGACAAGTGCTGCCTGACACTGCGATAAACAATGATTTAAGATTGGCGGAACCTGAAATACCGCATGTAACAGACTGGTTATTACCGTTAGGTTATAAACCTTACATCGAAATGATTAATTTACTAACACCATGAAAATATTTTTTAACAGAAAATTCAGACGTACTCCTTGGGGCGGCGGTGTTCATTTTGTCACAGGCTTTGCAGATTATTTGACAAAGTTGGGGCATCAGGTGACAAATGAATATCACCCAGACGTTGACATCATATTCATGGTCGATCCACGTGATGATGAAGGTTTTGGTGACATAAATCAACTGTTGCAATTTAAACACCATTTAAAAAGCAGCGGAAAGAACGTAAAAGTCGTACATCGAATCAACGATAGCGACATTCCAAGAGGCACCAATTTTTTGGTGGATCTCAATATCAGGGCGAATGCTGCGATTGCGGATGAAACCATCTTCATAAGCGAATGGTTGCAAAAACACTATCAGGAAAAGGGATTCAGGAAAGACTCTTACGTAATCAGAAACGGTACGAATCTGTACCACTTCAATCCACTAGGTAAGCCTGAAAAAGAAGATAATGTTGTCAAGGTTGTGACTCATCACTGGTCTGACAATTACAACAAGGGATTTGACTCATATATTGAACTTGACAAAGTAATATCAGGTAGGAAAGACATTGAGTTCACGTACATCGGTCGGTACTACAAGGACTACGTACCACAAAACACAAAGGTCATTTCGCCTTTATATGGAAAAGAATTGGGGAATGAGTTAAAGAAACACGATGTGTACGTCACCGCCGCCCGTTGGGAGGCCTGTGGAATGCATCACATTGAGGCGGCTGCATGTGGGCTACCGGTTGCATATCACAAAGATGGTGGTGGAATCGTGGAAATGTGCAAAAACTACGGAATTCAATTTGGCTCTCCTGATGACGTGTTGAACACAGTGTTTAAAGTGTTTGAACAGAGAAAAAAACTGACGTCAAAAATAGATGCTGAATCTTTAAATTCAGTTTCCTCTTTCAATTCATACCTTAGAATCATGGAAAAATGAAGCTCATACTCATCACCCCAGATAGAAAACGAGATTACACCGCTGAGTGTGTCATCGAAGGTTTCAAAAAATTAAACTGCGAATTGTATGCATCGGACGTCGGTAACGGAATCACAGAGTCGTGCGCTGATGAAGTCTTGAGACTCGAGTTACACGACGCAGATGCAATCGTGTATTTTTTTGGAAAAGTGAGAGACAACAAGCCACCCAAGCATCACTTATTTGCAGACATAAATGACGTAAAAAAAGTCTATGTCGACGGAAGTGAATGGACAAACACGGGTTATCCAGAACAGAATCAGATGAAAGCCTCGCTAGTCTGCCCAAGAATGAGGCGAGGCGCTCACTGGATAAATGAACCAATGTTACAGGCTGTCGATTTTTACTTTAAACGAGAGACATATCCTGAAGACTTAAACAAGGGAATCACACCCCTACCTTTTGGTATGATGGACAGGCACATCACCCCTGACTTTGAAAAGGACATAGATGTGTTCTGTGTGTTTGGTCAAACAGCAACAGGCCTAAGAGAACCGATTTTTCGCAGACTTCAAGAACTTTCTCGGTCTTCGAACTACAAGATCTGTGTGGGAAACTCCCTGAATCCGGAGGAATACAAGAGCATGATCTCACGCTCTCGGATTGTGATTGATGCATGGGGAGGCGGAGACAACTGCGACAGGTTCTATGAAGCAGTCGGAGCAAAATCGTGCTGCTTGTACCAAAAGTACCAAACAATCGTTCCCAATCCTTTCCTCAACATGGAGCATGCAGTCACATATTCTGACATGAATGAATTTGAGGTAAAGTTGCAATTGTTGCTAAGGGACTCATATTTGTCTCGAAAAATAGGCGTAGCTGGATTTAATCACGCCTTGGGACATCACACCTCTATCAAACGTGCACAAGAAATAACAAACAAGCTGGGGTAAAAATGTCAAGGTTTGCAGTCATCACTTACACAACTTCAAAGTACAACGACGTCTGGCCCATGCACTTCGGTCAGCTTGACAGGCACCTTTGCGGCGCAAAGAGTTACGCGTTCTCTGACGAAGAGTCGAGGAAATTGTGGACTCACGACAATCACGAACTGATCACCTATAACAATTCAGATCCATACTGGACGCAGTACACGAAATGTCTTGAATCAGTAAAGGAGGATTACGTCATCTATTCACAGGAGGACTTTATTCTTTTTTCTGACATCTTGGCAGACAAGATAGAGAAGTACGCAGACTTCCTGAACACCAGCAGTTATGATTACGTGCGATTGATACGTTGTGGATATCAGATGCCACTTGATAGACACGTGGTGGACGACCTCTATGAGGTTCACATGGAAAGTCGAGACGCATTTTCGATGCAGGCCACGTTATGGAAAAAAGACTCTCTCAGAAAGTTGTACGAACACGTCAAATCTCAAAAGTGGCTTGAGTCAGAGGAATGGAACAATGGTGCACGTGAGCTCGGGATCAAAGGCACCATGATATACAATGGAGAGCCTAAAGTCGCCAGAAGCGCTCACTACGATTCAATCGTGTACCCCTACGTGTGCACTGCGATAAATAAAGGGAAGTGGAACGTGGATCAATATCCTGAAGTGATGAGAAGCATGTTCCTGACATACAACATCAACCCAGCAGTGAGGGGGATCAGGATTAGATGAAGATATTCAGCCTCATATTTGATTACAACATCGCAAAGATGCAACAGACCGGTCGACCTTGGGCCAACACAGCATACAAGAACAAGGATTATATTTTTACATATTCAGCGGCATCTATCGCCACCTTTCTACATCACAATCCTCACCTACCATATGAGATCTTGACTGACGATGTCAACCTGTTGGATGAAAAATTGTCATCGTATAAGGTTGATAGGCGCAACTTGTCGATTGTTGATGCAACAAAACTCATCGATGAATGGACGCAGCACTGGTACTGCTTCTGGCCACTCATTCAAGTATTTGATCATCAATTGAAAAGTAACGACAGCGTGCTTAAGCTTGACAACGACCTCACGTGCCTGAAGCCAATAGATGACCTATTAAAGCACGACGGTGCAATCGTGTGGAAGAAAGAAAGGTTGTGTGCAAACGGACGTGATTACTGGGGCGAGAAGCTTGCGGCGCGTGGAGCTTTCGGCACTGATCAATTCTTCATCTACAACACGGGCACGTGGGGACTGTCAAGCAAGTGGAATGATGTCGCAAGGCAGATACCTGAGTTTTGTGAAAAACTCATATCAGTGGACATCTCAAGTGTGAATAAGTTTCCTGAAAATCCGTCCCTTGTCTCAAAAGTATTCAATACAAGCGATCAGGTCGCAAACTGCTACTTTCTCCACAAGAATGACGTGCCTGTCATGGAGTCGACTGAGTGGTTTGAGCACCATTGTTACAGCTATGACGCAAAGAAAGATTGCATAATTCGCGCATCTCATCTGAAAAAGGCCACAACATGAAATTAACGTTTCTGACGTGCGCAAATGCAACGCACTTGAGTTCGCAGCAAAAAATACAAAATGAAATTTCTTTCATTATAAAAGATGACGATTTAAGCCATATTTCTTTTGATGAAAAACACTTAAATCTTGATCTTGAATTTGTTAACAGCGATTTTTACCAAAATCACAAAGAAATTGCGCAATCCAAAAAAGGTGCAGGTTTTTGCATCTGGAAACCTTATTTCCTACAAAAATTATTAAACCAAGCAAGTGATGGCGATATTGTCATATATGTTGATAGCACAGATAGCATCACAAGTGATACAGTTAAATTTATCATTGATTATCTTATAAAAAATGATACTTTTATTTTAGCGTGGCATCAAAACAAAAGCAAGAATAAAATTCTGGTATCTACTAAGCGTGAATGTCTAATTAAGATGAATTGTGATAACGATAAATATAAAAATGCTCAAATGATTGAGGCAGGCTTTTTGGTTGCTGTCGCGTCTAAGACAACAAAAGAAATAATAGATGAATGGTTAAATTTTTGCTGTGAAAAAGAATGTATCGTAGATGACATCATGACAGATGTTGCAAATTATCCAGAATACAAATTTAATCGATATGATCAAAGTGTGTTAAGTGTGTTGTTTGAAAAACACAAATTAACAAAATTACAACGAATACCTGGTATTAGGTTTAATGTGAGAGGTTGAAATGAAATATTTCATAGATTGCGGAACTTATTTTTTTCAAGGTCTTAAAGAATTTGAAAAGAAATATCGTTTTGACAATAATTGGATGGTTTATTCATTTGAGGCAAATCCTCATGTATTTAAGTCATCTCTTAATCACAGACCGACAGCAAAATATGAATTAATTCACGAAAATAAGGCTGTCTGGTGTGATGTTGGAAAAATAAAAATTCATTGTGAGGGAGCAAATTTGGCCGGTTGTTCATCTACGGTTCTTTCAGCTCCTCCTCCTACTGATAAAACCTGGAAATCTGTTCACAACTGGGCGGCGGTTGAGGATGTTGAGTGTTTACGTCTAAGCGATCTATTAAAGTCAATATCAAAAAATTCAGAAAAAGTAGTTGTTAAACTAGATATTGAGGGTGCTGAATTTGCCGTATTGAAAGACTTAATAGACACTGATTCATTAAGCTATATAGACGATTTATATGTTGAATTTCACGAAAGATTTTTCATGGACAAAGAAGAAGATTATCGTGCCGTTAAATTAGACTTAATAGAAACCATAAAAAAAACTTGCAAGAATTTTGAGGTTTGGCGCTAATGTTAAGTGTAGTCCTTACAATACACAATAAAGAAAATCTCGTTGAGCGTTGTCTTGGGTCTATTTTATCTTTGTCAAAAGATATGTCAGAATTAATAATTGTCTTAGATGGTTGTACTGACAATTCTCAATATTTGGTTGAAAAACGACTTGGAAACTGCGACATTATTCATAAAGTAGTTTTTACAGACGACGTCTTTGAAACAAAGGCAAATAACGCAGGATTAAGAGAAGCAACCCAAAAATATGTTATACTTGTGCAAGATGACGTAGTTGTTGACGAATTAGGTTGGGACTCAAGGATAATAAAGCCCTTGCAAGTTTATGATGATATTTTTGCAGTTACGGCAAAAAATGCGCACAATAACTACTTGACCGGAAAAAAACCAGGCTCAGGACACGATCTTATCAAACATGGTGAAATTACTAACGGTCTTAAGGGCCCTCGTGATAGAATCGAAATCAGAGATTCTGTAAACAGGGGACCGCTTGCACTTGATCGTGATAAGGCTTTATCGTTAAATTTTTTTGATGAAGTTTATGCACCTTTTGTTTGGGATGATCATGACATTTGCTACAGGGCAAAAGAAAAAGGCTGGTTTTGCGGCTCTTATTCAGTTAAATTTATTTCAGAAAAGCAATGGGGAACTACAAGAGAAAATCCAAAAAGTCATAGCGTTTGGAAAACCTCTAATGAAAAAAACCAAAAAATATTTTACGAAAGATATTACGATCTTTTGCTAAAGCCAAATAAAGAAACTCTGCACAGGACAGTAAAATGACAAACTATTCACAGGCAAATCAAGATATTTTTGTTCTTGAAGTTTTTGATCATAAAAAAAATGGGACTTTTTTAGACCTTGGGTGTAATGATCCCACCAATATTTCAAATACTTTTCTTCTAGAGTCTGAATACGGCTGGAATGGATCCTGTTATGATATAGATGAAAATTTCATTAAAAGATTTCAGGGAAAAAGAAACTGTCATTTTGGAATAAAAGATTGCACTAATCTGCAACTTTCTGATTTTCAGAATTCATATTATGATTATTTGTCATTAGACCTTGAGCCCGCATCAATAACCTTGAAATGTTTACAAAACATGCCATTTAACTCAATTGAATTTGGGGCTATAACATATGAACATGATGAATATAGATTTGGCAGCAAAATAAAAAATGAATCAAGAAAAATCTTTCTTGACCACGGATTTACTCTTTTATGCTCTGACGTTCATCACCATCACGCTGGTATAGACTATAATTTTGAAGATTGGTATATTAATACCAAGTATGTTTCTTGGGAAAAAGTTAAACACTTACAAAGTGATGGTTTAAATCACCTACAGTTAAAAGCAAAATTCAGGGGGCAATAAATGAAAAAAGTATTAGTCTGCGGTGCAGGCGGTTTCATCGGTTCCCACCTTGTGAAGAGGTTAAAAAATGAAGGATATTGGGTAAGGGGAGTAGACCTCAAATATCCTGAATTTTCTCAAACTGCCGCCGATGAGTTTGTCATAGGTGACCTGCGCGATCATAGTACAGTGATGACCGTGATGCACCTTAATAAGGCATGGGACGATGGATTTGATGAGATCTATCAGCTTGCTGCTGACATGGGCGGTGCTGGATATATCTTTACGGGAGACCACGATGCCGATGTGATGCACAACTCGGCGACAATCAATTTGAATGTTGTCTCAAACGCGGTGAAATTTGCTAAAAAGCCCAAAATATTCTATTCATCATCTGCGTGCATCTATCCGGCGTATAATCAGACAGATCCAGAAAATCCCCTGTGTTCAGAAGAATCCGCATACCCAGCTGCGCCAGACAGCGAGTATGGGTGGGAAAAGCTTTTCAGCGAAAGGCTGTATCTATCACACGCCAGAAACTACGGCTTGGACGTGAGAATTGCAAGATTCCACAACATATTTGGTCCTGAGGGAACGTGGCGGGGCGGAAAAGAAAAAGCACCAGCTGCCATCTGTAGAAAAGTCGCTGAATGTGACGATGGTGGAACCATAGAGGTGTGGGGTGATGGACAACAGACGCGATCCTTTCTTTATGTCGATGAGTGTGTAGAAGGTGTTCTCAGGCTGATGAGATCAGATTGTCAATCTACTGTCAACATCGGTTCTGAAGAGATGATCAAAATAAATGATCTTGTGAAGATGGTCGCCTTTATAGCTGGCAAGCATATCAATATTAAAAATATTGACGGCCCAGTGGGCGTAAGGGGAAGAAATTCAGATAACAACTTAATTTATTTAAAAGTAGGTTGGAAACCTAAACAACCTTTAATAGAAGGTGTTAATATTACCTATGACTGGATTGATCAACAAATAAAAATTTAAATTGCAAACCAAAGAGTGTTTGATATGCCCCATGAAGAGATTTTCAGAAAATTAAATTCAAAGAACTTTGATAATGATTTTTTTCAAAAATGGGGCAAAACTTTTTGCCCACACACAAACCAAGAATTAGAGAACTATTGCTACAACAGAACAGATGTTATGTCTAAAGAACTAGAGCAAGAGTTCAAAAGTTTCATTGAAAATTATAATGATCTATCTTTGCTTGAAAAACAGTCCATTAAGCAATGGATTCTAAAAGAATTAATTGAACCCGCTTGGTCTAAAGGATTTGGGATTAGACCTAAATGGTCATGGGAAAACTTTCTTTCAAAAAAAGAAAATGCAAAAACTTATTTAGATATTGGGCCATGCCACGGAATTCATAGCAACATTCTCTACAAAGAATTTTACAAGGCAAATTTTGATTTCTACTCAGCAGATATACTCCCATGCTATCTTGAGCTACAGACTATTTTTGGAATAAATGCAAGTTACTTTGATGCAGACAGAACGTCTTTGTCAAACTTGTATAAGGGCGATTTTTTTGATTTGATCATGTTTGCAGAAGTGCTAGAGCATTTAACGCCAGAGCAAGGTGAGCAAATATTGGTTGATATATCAAAGATTATTTCTTCAACTGGAAAATTGATGCTATCATTTCCTGTAGATGCTAGACCGCTTAATCAAGAACCATTCGGTCATATTTATCAACCAAATGTCGAACAAGTTTCAAAACTTTTATTTAAACTAAATTTACGTTCGCAAGAGTATGTCAAGTTGTGGAGCGGTAAAACTTACCAACATGTAATCATCGCGAGTAAAACAGAAATATGATCAATTTTTTAGGATTGAGCGATCGAACATCAGGCCTCATTAGAGGCAAGCAGATTTCATCTAAAATTGAAAACTCTGAATTTTTTAACAGTCATGAATCCAAGGTTGGCAAAAATCAATTTTCAATAATGATTAGAAATCACATTCCAGGTATTGCTGAACTAAATAAAAAAAACAATAAAATCATAGGCTATGACATTTTAGACATGCCCGTCGGCGACGCTTTTTTTAGAGGAGCCAAAGACATACAGCTAAAAAACTATTGTCATGATGTTTATGATTTTTTCATTGTCAACAATGATTTATGCAAGAGTGAATTAGAGCAATTCATAAAAAAGCCTATTTTTGTTATTCCCCATCACACTACAAACACTGATTATAAAAAAATAAATTTAAATAAAAAAGTAACTAAAATAGGTTACGTAGGTCTACCCGAGCAATTAAGCCAGGCAGACAAAATTATAAATTTTTGTAAAGAAAAAAACATTGATTTTGTCAATGTTTCCCCAAGCACAAGAGAAAAATGCGATGAAATTTTTATGTCTCTTGATATCGGTCTCATCTTTTTAGATGAGTCATCACACTCTAGTACCGTAATTGAGGCTATAAAAAAATACAAACCAAATACCAAATTATCAAACTTTCAAAGTTATGGAATACCAACAATCAGTATTCCTTATGAAAGCTTTGATCAGTTTGGCTATAACGCATACATAAAAATTCAAAATATTGATGAATTGATAGAAAATCTAAATATTTTAATTGATGACGTTGATCAAAGAAAATTCCTATCAGATTCTTCATACGAGGTTGCTAAACGATTTCACATAGATGAAATTGTTAAACTTTATAAAAACATTGCTAACGATCATAGATTATTATGATCATCAACTTTGGGGTTTTATGATGAGAATTGGCATCTTAGGGTACGGAGAAATTGGAAAAGCCATCCATCAGCTTTACCTAGCTGATGAAAAATTTAATATCTTTGTCAAAGACATCGAAAGAAATGATGGGCTAATATCATTAGACGTTTTAAACGTCTCAATTCCATACAATGAATCTTTTGATTTTGTAGAAGCTGTTGTGCAAAATGTCATTGAATCTTGCGCAAAGGTCGTGATTATTCACTCTACGGTGGCAATAGGCACAACTTCAAAAATAAAAGAAAGGTTGCCAAACACAATTGTTGCACACTCCCCGTGCAGGGGGGTGCATCCTCACCTGTATGAAGGACTGTTGACTTTTGAAAAATTAATCGGTTCGCCTGTCCATGCAGATGCCACGAAAGTTTCAGAACACTTTGATTTTTTAAGAATAAAAAATCGTGTGTGTAAAAATGCTGAAACAAGCGAATTAGCCAAATTACTTGACACAAGCTATTATGGATTATGCATTGCATATCACGGCGAAGCGCTCAAGGCTTGCGAACATTTTGACGCAGACTTTAGCGATGTCATGACGTTTTATAACTCTACCTACAATGACGGTTATAAAAAACTTGGGAAAACAAATGTTGTAAGGCCGGTTTTAACTCCACCAACTAATGGTATTGGCGGTCACTGTGTGATACAGAATGCAGAGCTGTTAGATAAACAATTTAAATCAATTGCATTAGATTTAATTTTAAAATATAAGGTTTAAATTCTTTATGCTAAAAAAAAATTTAAAAAATTTATCAAATCAGTATGCAAAAATATTTGCAACATCCACACCATTTAATCACATCGTAATAGATGATTTGTTTACACAAGAATTTTTGCATGAATTGTTGGAAAATTTTCCAAGCTCAACTGAAAAAGTGTGGTGGTTGTACGACAACCCACTAGAAAAAAAGTTGGCTTTCAATGAAATTGAAAAATTACCTGTAATATTTCATAATTTTTTTGAATTTATGAAGTCAAAAGACTTCATAAATTTTTTAGAAGAAATTTCTGGGATTTATGGGATAATAGCTGATCCCAAATTAAACGGTGGTGGCTTACACCAAATCTTGCGGGGCGGAAAACTTGACATTCATGAAGACTTCAATATTCATAAAGAGTTAAATGCGTTTAGAAAATTAAACGTAATCTTATATTTGAATGCTGATTGGAAAGAATCATATGGTGGTGATCTTGAGATGTGGGACGCAAAGATGTCGCAATGCGTAAAAAAGATTTCACCGTTGTTTGGAAGAATGGTTATCTTTCGAACAGACCAGACGTCAAACCACGGACACCCAGAGCCTCTAAACTGCCCAGAAGATAAATCTAGAAAGTCTTTGGCTACGTATTACTACGTTCCCGTTGCTAATGAGCAAAAAGTCGAATATAGGTCAACAAACTACAAAAAAATACCAGGAATAATAGAGGCACCTGAAATTGATGAATTAAGAAAATTAAGGTTAATTGGAAGAATTGAAAACAGGACAACTTGATGATCACTCACTTTGGAATTAATACACGAGATCACATCTTAAATTTTCAATCAGAGCTGCATAAAAGAATATTGACAGGCCATTCAAAACTTGATCACCGGCTTTCAACTGAAAATTTAGGAAAAAATTTTGGTGCCTTTATTTACGAAAAAAACGAAAAAAGGTTACTGGTACTGATAGACGCCGATGACGGGAGTGGGGGCACGACCGCAGATTGCAAAATCATTTGGTCTGCCTACAACAACGTCCTTGAATCGTATAAACCGCAAGACGTGCTGGTACTGAAATCCCAAGTAAACACAGACCCAGAATACAATCAATTCTACCCTTTCAAATCAGACGTTCATGCATTAGGAATTTTTAGCAATGACCCGCGCACAATTCAAAGTACAAAGAAGAAGTTGTCACAATCTGACAAAGATATTGATGTATTTTTTGCTGGAGGATCGAAGTTTGCTAAATTAAAGCCACATGCGTGGCCTAAAAATCGTGACCCAAAAAGATGGTGGCCCGGTGCATCAAACAGGGGCTATCAAGTGCTTAATGACATAAAAAGCAGAAGAAAAGATCTAAACGTTCAGATTTTTGATCAAATATTGCAACCACATGAATTTTATGACTATATCAGTAGAAGCAAGATTTGTATAGATCTACCTGGAATCGGCCTTTCTTCAAGAAAATTTTATGAATATATGGTACTTGAAAAGTGTGTCTTGGCGTTAAAACAGCAAATCACGCCATGGACATGCCAAGAAAATATTCACTATTCATCGATGGGATACGATCTTGACTTCCTTTCTATGGAAAGAAAGATTGATGAACTGCTTCTCGACGATAGATGGAAAGAATTAGAAAAAAACGTATCAGAAATTCAACAAGAACTAACCATGGATTTCATGATCCAGCGGGCAATAAACATAATAGACACAAAGGTGTCGTCTATGACGAGTCAAGCATTATTTATTTTATGAATTATTGCTACATGCACTACCTCGTTTCTTCCGATAGCGGAAAGTTTTCACACGAAATTTTTCAAAATATTTACAGGCAAATCGTCGAAGCAAAATTGCTAGAAGACCTGCAAGAAATACGAGTTGTAACAGTTGGAAACAAGACTGATTTAAAAACTGATTTTTCTACTTACGAAAAAGTTTTTCACGTTAATCACGTTAACGACAGGTATTCTTATGAATTTCCCACGTTGGAAAAAATGGCAAGTGACGCAAGTGAAATGAATGATGACGATCAAATACTTTACATGCACCTTAAAAATGCCTCAAAACCTTCACTGATCAACAAGAAATGTGAATGGACACAATCGATGCTTAATTGTGTGGTGCACAGTCACGAAACTTGCCGGCAAAAGTTGGCACATCACAATTCGGTGGGAACAAGATTCTCCGAAGCATATAAGGTTAAAAATAAAGTAGCAAGAAACTATTCAGGAAATTTTTGGTGGACGACAGCTTCACACGTAAAGAACCTACCGTATCCTAGTAAAGAAAATCTCATGAAAACGCATGGATTTTTAGTGGATTTTAGAAAAAACAAGAACCCATCGTCCCCGTCTTCTGATAACTGGAGGTATTTGCCTGAACTTTGGGTGTGTTTACTAGACATGGATGAAACACATAAAATGTGCGGATTATAATCCTACGGCAACTAAAGGAAAGCTTATGTCAAACAATGATCTGCTGAGTATTGGTAAAAAGTTTGAAACTGACAAAGTCACACATTTCTATCTTCCACATTATGAAAAAATTTTATCTCACCTAAGAGACTCTCACATTAAAATTCTTGAAATCGGGGTCTTCAAGGGTGCAAGCATCAGGATGTGGAGGGAATATTTTCCAAACGCTGAGATACATTGCGTTGACATAAATGAGATCAACTTGTCAGATCTAAACAACGTCACCATGCACATTGTTGACTGTGATAGCAAAGAATCCTTGAAATCTTTTGCAGAAAAATTGGGAGAATTTGACGTGATCATAGATGACGGCGGTCACACAATGAGACAGCAGCAAAATGCGCTTGAGGTTTTGTGGCCAAACCTAAAAAAAGGCGGAATCTTCATCATGGAAGATATGCACACGAGTATCAAGGAATTCTACCCGGAGTATAACGTAGAGAACCAACCAACAACGTATGATTTATTTATTTCTTTGCTGCAAAAAGAGCGTTTTCAGAGCTCGTACATCTCTGCGACCTCTTTTGAAGACATAAAGAGTTCAGTAGACAAAGTAGAAATAATCTGGAGCAAAAAAATTATTTCTAATAATCCAAAAAGGCCGTTTAACGCCAGCATCACATCGTACCTGACAAAGATTTAAACCAAAGATATGAAAACAATCTTAATCACAGGCGCATCAGGTTTGATTGGATCTGAAGTCGCAAGATTCTTTCTTGCGGCAGGACATCGTGTTGTCGGTATAGACAACAACATGAGAAAAACATTTTTTGGTATTGGCGGCGATACGTCATCTGTGACGAGTGAGCTGTGCAAAACCCCTCATTACACTCACGAAGACTCAGACATCAGGGATTTCAAAAAAATCCTCGAGATATTTGGAATTCATAAGCCGGACTACATCGTCCACGCAGCTGCACAACCGTCACACGATCTTGCGGCCAAAATTCCACATGATGACTTTGCCACGAATGCAGTGGGTACCCTAAACGTACTAGAGTCAGCTAGGCTAACAACTCCGGAATCTCCGTTTGTACACGTCAGCACCAATAAAGTGTATGGTGATACTCCGAATCGTTTGAACTTGATCGAAAAAGAATCAAGATTCGATTACGCAGACGAAAAGTATTGCAATGGTATCAACGAATCGATGTCAATAGACCAGACGACACACTCTCTATTTGGGGTGTCAAAGACATCTGCTGATCTTCTGGCACAGGAGTATGCACGATACTTTGGTATGCCCGTAGGCGTGTTCAGAGGAGGCTGCCTCACAGGCCCACAGCATGCAGGTGTTGAATTACATGGATTCTTGTCGTACATCGTAAAGTGTGCAGTAAAAGGCACCCCATACACAATTTATGGACACAAAGGAAAGCAGGTCAGAGACCAGATACATTCATACGACGTTTGCACGGCATTCCATGAGTTTATGAAAAACCCACGCCCGGGCGAAGTCTACAACATCGGCGGCGGAGTGCAGAATAACGCATCGATACTCGAAACAATAGGCATCCTGAGTAGCTTGGGTCATAAACTAGACTTTAATGTGTCGGACAAAGCGCGTATCGGAGATCACATATGTTACATAAGTGACATGTCCAAGTTTCGATCCCACTATCCTAGTTGGAATATCACAAAGACACTCCCGACAATCGTTGCAGAAATAATCGACTCAGTGAGGACAAATTGAAAAAGATCACCTTTGGAATCGTCAATTGCAACAGGCTTTATTATCTTAAAAGTTGCCTTGAGTCGCTGATAGACACCACCAAAGATTACGAAAACAAGGAATTGATCGTCATCGATAATGCATCTATCGAGCATGGAACGTCAGATTACCTTCTGAGCCTCGAAGAGAGAGGTGTAAAGGTGATCAGACAAGGCACGAGAAATTACGCCAATGAGTTTGCAATCGGATTAAATAAGATAGTCTCGATGGCATCTGGGGACTATATTTGCATGTTGCAGGGGGACATGCAATTTGTCTTGAACGGTTGGTTGCAAGACGTGATGTCATTTTTGGAAATGAACGTTGACATCGTGGGATCTTACACGTTAGACGCACAACGACAGGTCACTCATAGATCCCATGACATCAGGCAATTTTCACCTGAAAGACAACCTGCCTCAGGTAAGAACAGGTTTTTTGCCGACCTGACACGCGACAAGATCTGTCCGTCAGCAGATGCAATCTACAGCAGAGCTGTCATTGAACAGATAGCACCGTGGCATGAAAAGAACGTAAATCACGAAGGCGGAATGGATTCCGAGAATGAAATGCGATTCAAGGTCAAGAAGTTGATGTCAGAGGGTAAGATGAAAGATTACGTTGCCACTCTTTCAGCCGTTCCTCAGGCCGTTGCAATATACACCGATATAAGAGGCACGCAAGGCAGAGTGAGAGGAAACAAGCGTTATGGTGCATATTGGCCCGCAAAGGATGAAACCGGGTGGAAGTACTACGAATACATAAATGAAGGCGACCATGATTTGAATTACCCGAATTCAATTGAGGCAGTCGCAAGACCAATCGGTTTCAACAATCCAATCGATCAGAACGGCAATTGGCTAAAGAACCCAATCAGACCGGAGACGGCGACGGTTTTGGACTGGGTAGAATTAACGTGATTCACATGAACATTTAAATGTCTTAAATTACGTTGATTAACAAATCAGGAGTGGTCGTGATGTCTCAAAATTCTATCGCTGTGATCGGTCAAGGTTTCGTAGGTGGTTCAATCACCACTGTTTTCTCGGAAAGAGGTTTCAAGGTTCACACATATGACAAGGCGGGAAAGTGTGCCGAAGGCAGCCTTGGAAATGCAGCATCTACGGGTGATCTTGTGGCCTCTTGTGAGGCACAAGATAATTTCTCAGGGGTTTACTTTGTGTGTTTACCCACTCCCATGTATGAGGACGGAGAGGCCGACCTGTCCATCGTGGGTGGTGTGCTTCAGGAGCTGGCAGATATCCCCGGAGAACGAATCGCGGTAGTAAAGTCAACAGTACCACCCGGTTCCACAGAGAGTTGGAACAAAAAGTTTGAAGGAACCGGTCTCAAGGTTGTCTTCAATCCTGAGTTCCTCACAGAGGCAAACGCCCTCGATGACATGAGAAACCAGAATCGAATAATCCTCGGTGGACCTCGGCCCTGGATCAACAGGGTAAAGCAAGTGTTTCAAACAGCATTTCCCAAGGTTCCGCTCATCAAAACGTCTTCAACTACTGCGGAAATGGTGAAGTACGTGACTAATTGTTTCTTAGCCACAAAGGTCTCATTTGCGAACGAGATGTCGCAAATTTGTGAGGCTTTGGATAAGGACGGTCTAAACATTGACTACGATAAAGTCGTTGAATACGCAAAGTATGATGTAAGATTGGGAAATTCTCATTGGTCAGTTCCCGGTCCCGATGGGGATCGTGGGTACGGCGGGCATTGTATTGTCGGTGACACCGCCGTGCTAACCGAAAAAGGCAGCGTCTTAGTTCAAGATATCAAACCATATGATTCAGTCATTAGTTCAAATCACACTTTAAATGAAACGAACACTAAGCGAGTTGAAGAAATTCATGCTCGTGCTTATCATGGTGAAGTGATCAAATTCACAGTCATTGTCAACGGTACTGAAACGTCAGTAACCTGTACACCGTGTCATATCCTACCAATCAAGAGAAACAATCAAATTTTGCTCATTCAAGCATCTGAAATTTTAGAAACAGATGAACTTTTTACCATATGAAAAGCAATGACCGCCAATACCTATGGGTATGAAAAAAATTGACATAAGTTGTAAAAACTGCCAAGTTTTGTTCACAGTTTCTTACAAAGAAAGAAAAAGAAAATTTTGTTCTACAAAATGTGTGAGCCTATTCCAAACCGGAGAAAAAAATCCATCGTTTGGAAAAACTTATCGAACAAAAGAAACTCATCCTGAGTGGGCAAAAAAGGTTTCAAAGACTCACCTTGAAAAAGGATATATTTCAGGTGAAAAAAATCCGATGAAAAATCCCGAGATTGCAGTCAAAGCAGGGAAGAAAAGATCTGAAAGGTTCAAGTCAGATGAAAATTTTAAAAACATGACACGTGAACTTGTAAAAAAGGCTTGGGCTGAAGGAAAGTTTGATGGCGTCAAAGTAGGAAAGTGTAAATGGTTTGACTTTGAAAAATCTGACGGCTCCATTTGTAAGCTACAGGGAACATGGGAACTTGCATACGCAAGATGGCTACAAAATGAAGGAGTAAATTTTGTAGCCCACAAAGGAAGAATCAAGTATAAGGATGAAAACGGTTCAGAGAAATCATACTATCCAGATTTTTACCTTCCTGATTCCGATGAATATATTGATATCAAAAATAAATATCACTTTAGTTTAAATGAAAAAAAATGGGAAAATATAAAAAAGTCTAATCCTGAGTTGAAGATAAGACTTGTTTTTGATGATGAACTCAAGGAAAAAAACATTTTATGAAAACTGCAAAAATCGAAAAAATTGAAAGATTGTCGTACACCGGAACAGTTCACAATTTAGAACTTTCATCCCTTGATGAGAAAAATGATGATTTGTTTTGGGTGTGCAATAACATTGTTGTCCACAATTGTTTTCCAAAAGATATCAACGCTTTAATTAAGCTTTCTAAGAATTTAGACGTAAATCCAGTCGTTCTGCAGGCCGCTTGGGAAAAGAACAAGGAGGTCAGAAAAGACAAAGATTGGGAGAGACAATTAGGGCGTGCTGTCTCAAAAAGAAGCTGAATAACTTCAACTAAACTTAAAGGTTCAATCTAACTAGATTGAACTTTTTTTTATTTTTGTTTAAATTTTGACAATGAGCGCTTTTGAAAATCTTCCCACAGGAAAACCTCACGTAAGTTTCAGTGAATTGAAGGAGTGGCAAGACTGTTCCTATCGTCACAAACTGAGGCACATCGATAAGATTGACCTTTTTGTTCCTTCACCTATCTTGGACTTTGGCACCGCGGTACACGCTTCATGCGAAGATTTTTTAAAAACACGTGTGATGAACACAGATGTTGCGGTCAATTTGTTGATCGAGTCTTTTGAAAAAAACAAAGAAATTGCAGAATACAAGACTGAATTACTTGACTCTTTTAAGCGAGAGGCAATTGACATTTTGGCTGACATTCCACAATTTCTTGAAGATAATTTTCCTTCGTGGGAAACAGTAGATGCAGAGCATGCCCTGTACGAGGCGATTGAAAAACATCCGAATCACGCATTCAAGGGATTTATTGATGGAATCATCAAGACAAAGGGGAAAAGAGGGGAAGACCAATATTGGTTATTAGACTGGAAGACCACAGCGTGGGGTTGGACGGCTGATAAAAAGTCTGATCATAAAATCCAGCAACAACTCATATTCTATAAAAACTTTTGGTCAGGCAAGACAAACATAGACCCACGACACGTAAGGTGTGGATTTGTCTTGCTTAAAAGATCCGCAAAGAGAGGCTCGCATTGTGAATTGGTCAAAGTCTCCGTTGGAGACGTAACGTCTGGACGTGCATTAAAGGCCCTTAATAGCATGATCTCTTCCGTTAGAAAGGGAATTGCCCTAAAAAACAGGGACTCTTGCACATATTGTCAGTATAAAAATACACAGCATTGCGTATAATTTTGCTAAATAGGTTTTTATGGAAAAAAAGAAAACAATTTTAATGCTTTGTGATCATCCTTTGGCGGCTAGCGGTGTGGGAACTCAGGCTAGATGGCTGATCAACGGATTGATTTCTACGGGCAAGTACAAGTTCTATGTTTTTGGTGGTGCAATAAAGCATTCAAACTACGATGAACAAGTTGTAAATCCCGATTTTATCATTAAGCCCACAAATGCTTTCGGAGACAGAAATCTGCTGAGGCAAGCGCTTGCACAGATCAAACCTGATGCAATGTTATTGTTCACCGATCCACGTTTCTTTATTTGGGTGTGGCAGATGGAAGATGAGATCCACCAAATCTGCCCGATAACTTACAATCACCTCTGGGACAATCCTCCGTGGCCGGAGTTCAACAGGGTATTATACGAAAGTACAGATCTGATCAATTGTATCAACTGGCCGACGTATGAAATGGTTCACAAAAGATTTCCAGACAAGACCAACTACATACCTCATTCAGTTCCTGAATGGATATTCAAGCCTCTTCCCAGGGATGAAAAAGAAAAATTCAAAATCAAACTCCTCGGGAAGGAAAAGAAGGATCACTTCATCGGCCTGTACGTGAGCAGAAATGCAAGAAGAAAACTTGCGAGTGACATTATAAATTCGTGGAAGATTTTCCTAGATGAACTTGAGGCAAAACATGGGCATAGGAATGCCACCATGATCATGCATACAGAACCTTTTGATAATGAAGGTCCAAATCTTCACGAGGTTGTCAACTTGTTTGGTCTACAGAAACACGTCCTCTTCTCGAAAGAAAGGATAGAGTTTGAGGAAATGTCATCTCTTTACAACATATCTGACGTGCTTGTCAATAGGTCGTGCAACGAAGGATTTGGACTTGGGGTTCTTGAGGCAAAGATGTGTGGAACTCCCGTGATTGCAATTAAAACAGGTGGTTTGACGCGACAGGTGGAAGATCACGAAACCGGATTTGAATACGGAGTAGCCCTTGAGCCGGAAGTGAGGTCTTTAGCCGGTAGCCAAAGTGTTCCATACATTTATGAAGACTTTGTGTCTCACAAATCAGTCGCAAATGCTTTCATGAAGATGTACGAATTAGGTCCTGAAGATAGAGAGCAACTCGGGCTGAAGGCAATGGAGCACGCACGTAAAAATTACGGTATGAACGACATGATCAAAAGGTGGGATGAAACCTTGACCAACTGCATCGATACGTGGAAGCAGACATACAAGCGTTGGGAGATAACCGAGATATGATGAAGAAAAGTGTGATCTTACGTGGCCCCGTGTTGACGCAGTCTGGTTATGGTGTTCACTGTCGTCAGTTGGCAAAGTGGCTTTTATCAAAACCCAACATTGACGTGAAATTTCAGTTATTGCCGTGGGGTGATACTCCGTGGTTTATAAATCCTGACCATGACAATGGATTTATTGGAAAGGTGATGGAAAGGACCACCGATCTAAGGGGTACAGCCGATGTTTCTGTTCAGCTGCAACTTCCAAACGAATGGGACACTCAAATCGCCCGACATAACGTAGGTCTCACTGCAGGCGTAGAGACAGATAGGTGCAATCCGGCATGGCTGAACGACATAAACAAGATGGATACTGTCATTGTACCGTCGACACATGTAAAGAAATGTTTTGAGTCCACGGGCAAAACAAATAAGCAGATACATGTCGTTCCAGAGTCATATCTTGAAAGGCTGGATCATCACGAGAACGTTGACAATAATTTGTTTGATGTACCAACAGGCTTTAATTTTTTAGTCTTTGGACAATTGACCGGAAACAATCCTTACAACGATAGAAAGAACACGTTTTTTTCAATCAAGTGGCTATGTGAAACGTTTAAGGACGATAAAGACGTAGGAATCTTTGTAAAGACAAACACGAGTCGGAATACAAAGATTGACAGACAATCTGTGTTAAGTATTTTTAACACAATGTTGTCAGAGGTCAGAAAGGGTCCATATCCAAAGGTTTATTTGGTTCACGGGGACATGAATGATGACGAAGTGATCTCGTTATATAAACACCCAAAGATCCACGCTCTTGTGTCAGCGACTCGAGGAGAAGGATACGGACTACCGCTTTTGGAAGCGTCTGTTGCTGGTCTTCCGGTCATTGCAACCAACTGGTCAGGACATCTTGACTTCTTGAACCAAGGACGCTTTATTTCCGTTGACTACAAAATGGAAAATGTGCATTCTTCTAGAATAGACAACAAGATATTTTTGCCCGGAATGCAGTGGGCGTTCCCAAATGAAGATGACTTCAAGAAAAAAGTGTTGAAATTCAGACAATCACCCACAATTCCCAAGCAGTGGGCAATGAGCCTGTCTGAGAAACTAAGTACAACACACAACTTTGGGTCTATTTGTAGTATGTACGATGCCATTTTGGGAGAAGTGATTTGATCATATTTTTGTCTATTTTTTGCGCGATTTTGTTATTTCTCCTCGTGTTAAGCGTGAGAAAGAACCTCGAATTTTCTGAGAGATTTGAAAATGTTGTTGATAAAATCGAAGAATCTCTTGACGTTCTTGACGCGTGTTACAATCGTGCATCAATTAGGGCAAAACTGGAAGTATTAAGCGATGAACCTGTGGTGAGAGAACTTTTAGACGACATTCAATTGTCACGTGATGCAGTTTTGTTGGTTGCAAATCTGTTGGTTGAACCGCTTCAAGATGAAATAGGGAAGGAAATGAAGTGATGGGATTACGGAAAAAATTAAAGAGGCGACAATCTTCAGATGAAACGCAGTCAAAAGCAGGGCCCGCATATCAAGAGGAAATGAAACGCCTGAGTGAAGAGGCAAAAAAAGCAGCAAAATTAACAAAAATGTATTTCAACCAAAATACACAAGCTGCAATAACAGCATACCAGCTCACAAACGAAAAGAAAGAAAGAAACAAACTTTACATGGAAGAGATAATGCCTGCGTTTGAAAAACTCGCAGAAAATTTGATCAACATACACAAGTTCTCTAGCATGCACGATTCTTATGATGACCTCAAAAGCGACTGTGTCAACTTCCTTTTTGAGACAATACACAAATTTGATGGATCTCGCGGGACAAACGCATTCTCTTATTTCAACGTTGTTGCAAAAAATTGGCTCATTTCTAAGACGAAACAAAAACTTCAAAAGGTGAAGCGCTCAATCTCGTTGGATGATCCGGACTCATTAACATCGTTGGAACTAAAGTCAATTGAAGAACAATCCATAATTCCAGGTGTTGATTCTTTGTTTGAGTCTAGATACGCATCAAATGACATACTTAACACTTTGCACGACATAAGATCAAAAATCAAAACTGAAAACGAGCTTTCGTGTATTAATTCAATCATAACCATCTTTGAAAACATAGACGATATTGATCTTTTAAATAAGCGAGCAATATTACTGTATATGAGAGAACTGTCTGGTTTGAGTCCCAAATTGTTGACAACAACAATGCAAACTATCAAAAAACATTATAAAAAAATCAAAGTAGGAACAGAATTTGACATAATTGGGAGTGAATAATGTCTGAAAGTCAAGATGATACCGTTGGCATTTCCAATAAATCTGTCGAAGAAAGAATCAAAGATTTTAGTGGTCTATTAAAACAGATAGAGACGTTAAACGACAAGAAGCGTCAATTGTGGACAGAAATATACGAAAATGCAATTTCTGACAGACAAAATTCATACGCAATGTTTGCAAGACTAGTGAAGATATCTCAGGATAAAAGCTCAGAGCACGCGGTACATGGAAAAACAATGGCAACGTACATTGAAAGAATGAGTAAGGCAAATGATCAATTGATCAAACTTGCGGAGTTGATCGACAAAGCCGACAAAAAAAATGAAGAACTTGACGTCGATGACATTTTTGACAAAATTAACAAGAGATAAGAGGTTGCTATGAGCAAGTTTCTCGGTAAATACAACAATTCAGAATTTGCAAAAACAATTGCAATGGGTCGGAATTTCACCGACCAACAGGTTGAAGTACCAGGAAACAACGTAATTTTTCATAGATTTGTTGTGATTGACGTGATTCCTGACGCAGAGATGTTTTTCAATGGTAATGATGAAGCCTATGAAAAGAAAAAGGCGTATTGGGCGTCAATTAACGTATCAAATCTTGAGCTTGCTCGTGTCCTGCCCAGAAATACAATCATCGGAAAAAGAATTTATGACATAAATGCAACGTCTGTAGAAAATCCGATGTTTCTTTTTCCATTTTTATCGTCTCATATTGCATTGCCTTGCAAGCCGGGCGAGCATGTGTGGGTAATGTTTGAAACTTTTCAAGATCAAGAAATTGGATATTGGGTTTCCAAGATCACAGAGATCAAGCATGTTGATGACGTCAATCACACACATCCTCCACGAGCATACGAACAAAGCTTCTTTCCCGCTACAAAAGACATTGCAAACGAAAGAGATAAGGCGGTCTACGAATACCGCGTAGGTCAAGCCAGAAAAACCGATCAAGGGACAAAAACATCAATAGACACTTCAGTTGTTGACTCCGATGATGAGTTTTTCTACGAAAATTTATTGAAAAATAGTGATGCATCAAAATTGATGACATATGAACCAGTTCCAAGATTTAAAAAAAGACCCGGTGATATTGCAATAGAAGGAAGCAATAATACCTTGATAGTCCTGGGAACAGATAGATTGGGACCAATAGGAACAACGACAGAAACAGATGATGGCAGAGGTAAGGTGCCACAAAAAACCACGAATGACTTTGCAGAAAGTGCAGGTTCGATCGATATGGTCGCAGGAAGAGGACAGACTGAAAGGACGTTAGGAAAAGTTGTCGATTCAAAGTTGATAGACGGATCTAATTTTAAGAAAGAGATTGGAAAAAGTGAACGTGAAGTAGTCAAGGACGAAGGAGATCCAGACTGGATAAATGACAAGAGTCGGCTGTTGATCTCACAGAGAACCAAGGTTGATGGAAACCTTCAAATTTCTGACATAAACAAGCAATTTTCTGTGTCTGACGATCCAAATGGAGATGCAGTTGTTTTAATGAAGTCTGATAAAATCAGAGTGATAGGAAGAAAAGACGCACAAATTTTGGTCAAAGATGACGCTGGATCTGTTGTGACAACGGTAATGGCAAAATCCACGGGTCACGTCACTATAAAAGCAAAAAATTCATCAATCACGATTGATAGTGGCGGAAATGTGACAATTAATTCTGCGGGAAACACAACGATTAATTCAGGTGCAAATGTAGAAATAAATTCTAATGAATTTTTAACTGTGACTTCACAAAAAACCGGGAGGTTGGCGTCAGTCACTGATTTTATTATAGACTCTGATGGTCCGATCATTATCGGCGATGATTCACCTTTTCCTTGTGCAAGAGAAGGCGATCCAATCTACCTTTCAGACGATGTCATAAAGTTCATGAGTATAATATATGCCAATATGGTCGCCCTAAGCCAGGCAGGTCAACCTGTCAGTTTAGCAGGTCTTACTGTTCCCATGATTCCTCCACATGGTTTTATTCAAAGAGGGTCTTTAAAAGTAAAGGTATCTTGATATTTGAGATTCCCCATATATAAATGTCATGGGATCATATAGTTTTAAAAGCACCGGAAAGACTTTTGAGCAAAAAGTCGTAGAAAGGATAGAATCAAGTCCGGTACCGATTGGTATTAAAACACCGTTACAGATCAATGAAAATGACGGTGAAATATTTGTGACATATGACAAACTGTCAGACGTTGTTCACGATAACTTGAGAAATTTGATATTAACAAACTGGGGTGAGAGGTTGGGAATCTATGAATTTGGAGCAAACCTAAAACCACTTCTTTCTGAACTTGTTTCACAGGACGACTTTGACACCGCTGCGATAGATAGGATAAATTCGGCGGTGAAAAAGTGGATGCCATTTGTTTCATTGGAAAACTATCTTTCTGACTCTACAAAGATCGACAATCGGTCACTTGCAAGGATTTACATCAAAATCACGTATAACGTGCCTTCTCTTGGTGTAAAAAACAAGATGTTGCAAATAAACCTAAATGCCATGTAATTCATTACATACTTACAGATGGTGAAATATGTCTCTTAAAACAGATGAATTAAAAAATATCAGGCAAAGAAAGTACCTTGCAAAGGACTTTGACTCTTTGCGTAGTCAAATACTTGAATATGCAAGGAACTACTATCCTGATCGCCTGAGAGATTTTTCTGAATCCTCGTTGGGTGGATTGTTTTTGGACATGGCGGCCTACGTAGGTGACAACATGTCGTTCTATCTAGACCACCAGTATGGTGAAACAATACCCGACGTTGCGGTTGAGACGTCAAACATACAAAGACACCTCAGAGACGCCGGTGTTCCCATAGTTGGGGCCGCACCAGCGCTGGTCGCGGTCAATCTTTACATAGAGGTGCCTGCCATAAAAGTCGGAGGTCAGGTGGTTCCAAATTCAGAGGCATTTCCAATTATTGAAATGGGAAGTGTGTTTGAATCAGACACGGGAACTAAGTTTAACCTGATGGATGACGTAGATTTTGCAAAAAAAAGAAGTGATGGCAGTTATTATGCGACCATAAAAATCGGTAATAGAAATTCTGATGGAACAGCAAGGTCATTTATATTGACTGCACGCGGTACCTGCATCTCCGGAAACGAAACAACTGAACTATTTTCCGTTGGCAGCAGTTTCATCCCATTCAGGGAATTCACGTTATCAAATGCAAACGTTACTGACATCATCAATGTAGTCGACGGATTTGGAAATACGTATCATCAAGTGAAGTCATTAACTCATGACGTTGTTTATAAAAATGTTTTAAACACTGCTGGTGATAGTGATCTTGTCAAAGATACCTTGAGGGTAATTCCTGCTCCATATCGATTCATTGCAAATACTGAACTTGGAAGCAGAAAAACAACACTAACATTTGGAGGTGGGTCAGCTGACACGTTAGAGGATGACGTAATACCCGATCCTTCTGAATTTGCCATTTCTTTTCCTCATACAAAAACATTTTCAAGAATATCTGTTAACCCACAACAGCTACTTCAAACCAAAACACTTGGTGTCATTGCAAATAACACAAACATTACGGTGACATATCGATACGGTGGTGGACTATCGCATAATGTACGAGCAGGGTCAGTATCTGTGGTATCATCACTCATAGCAAGTTTCCCAGAAAATCCAACTGCAATCATTGCAGAAAGGGTGAGAGCATCACTATCTGTGTCAAATTCTTCAAATGCCTCCGGCGGTGAGGATTCACCAACAGTTAACGATCTAAGAAGTCTGATTCCGTCTATCAAAAATTCACAAGACAGAATCGTCACACGTGAAGACTTGCTAGCCAGGGTGTATTCGTTACCATCTAATTTTGGAAGAGTGTTTAGGGCCGCCGTTAGATCCAATGCAAACAACCCACTTGCAACTCAATTGTTTATCATATCCAGAGACCCAGAACAAAGATTGATAACTTCACCTGACACTTTGAAACAAAATCTTCAAAAATTTTTAAATCCTTACAGGTTAATATCTGACGCAATTGACGTACTTGACGCAAGGGTGATAAACCTAACGTGTCAATTTGATGTTGTGTTAGATCCTGCTCTCAATAAAAACATTGTCATACAACAGGTTCTAGTAAGATTGCAGGAAATGATGAACATAAAAAACTTTCAGATAGACCAACCCATCATAGTCTCAGACGTTCTTAGAGCTATTGCTGCGGTCAGCGGAATAATTTCAATTGAAACAGTTGAATTTAGAAACATCCGCAATAACGTCAGTAATAGACAATATAGTTCCTCATCATTTAATGTAAGTGAAAACACGAGAAAGGGAATAATCATTCCACCCCCAGGTGGAATCTTTGAATTTCGATATCCTGAAGTTGATATCATCGGAAGGGTGATTTAATGTACAAGATATTCAAGTCAGATAAGGACACTTACGTAACCAATCGTGTCATAAACGGCATCAGGACCTACAATTCAAACGTAGGCAACGCAGGAACTATAGATCTTTTCAAGATTTACGGTGCTACGTTTGAAGGAGATTCTCCTAACATTGAATTATCGAGAGGATTGATTCATTTCGATATCAGTGAAGCAAAAAATTTATTTGAAAAAGGTAAAATTGACCCAACCCATCCCAGTTTCTTTGCACACTTAAAATTATTTGACGTATATGGAGGACAACCTACGCCAAATAAATTCAACCTGATCGTCTCCCCTTTGTCAAAGTCTTTTGAAGAAGGACACGGAAGAGACGTTACTTTTTACGCAGATCTTGATGTATCAAATTTTTTTACAGCATCCCTAGGTGGAACTAAGTGGATTTCACCCGGTTGTAATAATTCAGGTTCATTGGGAACTGTTTGTGACTTTTTTACAGGTTCTCTTGAAGAAACTCAATACTTTTTGACTGGTGAAGAAGACATTAATGTTGATATCACGCCGGTGCTATCAGGTGTTCTTGCAGGACAAATTCCAGATTCAGGATTTCGAATTTCTTTTTCACAATCAGAAGAAGAAGATCAGCGAACGTATTTCGTAAAAAGATTTGCGTCACGACATGCCTTCGATCAAACAAAGCGTCCTCAACTTATCGTTGGATTCGACGATTCAATACAAGATACTACTCAGGGGATGACATTTGATTCTAGGGTCACTTCCTTTTTATTTAATTATGACAAAGGTGTACCTCGTAATTTATCGCAAAACTCTAATGAATTAACGGGATCTAACTGCATAGCCTTAATCTTAAAATTACCTATTTCTGGTGGTGTTGAGCAATTCATATTTACCGGAAGTCAGCATCACTTAGGAAGTTTTCAAACTCCTGGAATGTATTCTGCATCAATATTGCTTCCCTCTGATAACGTACATATAAAAAACGCACTAAGCGTTGATGCGCAAAAAGTGCTTTTTACACCTATCTGGACTTCTCTTGATGGCAACAAGGTTTTTGTCACGGGATCTACGATTACGGTACATCCTTCTTATGTTGCAGGAAATTATCTTGCGCCAAAGAGATTTACGGTATCCACCTATGGCCTCAAAGATCTTATTGAACCATTTGAAAAAGTGGTAACCAAAGTTAACATCTTTGACAATGAATCTCCATTTGTGAAAAGCAAGAAAATTCCCGTAAATTCTTTAGGAAATCTCCAAGGATTAGTCACTGACGCATTTTACAGCGTTAGAGACGTCAATGCAGATTATGCAATCATTCCCTTTGATTATGAAAAGGGTTCAACGAGATTGTCAAGTGACCTAAACACCATGTTTTTTGAACTTGACGCGTCAAACCTTATTGCTACAAAATCCTATGTAATAGATGTAATGTTAATAGTTGGGAATGAAAAGCAAATTTACAAAAACACATCATCTGTGTTTAAAATCAACAAAACTTGAGAAATTTCATGTTCAAAAAGTACATTCCATCATTTTTAAAATCAACTCTTGAGGATTCAAGACCTCTTCAGTTGAATTTTTCTCAAGTGAAAAATACAAACATCGCAAGCACGGCGTCATTTAAATACGAACCAGGTAATTTCCCGCTAAAAAGCACTCAGCAACTCAATGTAGATTGGTCTAAATTTGAAAATCATACCTTCTTTTCTTCTGCCGAGACAAAAGTCAACATTGCGTTTGATCAGATTATTAACTCTTATCCGTTTGATGGAAGCAAAGTAGAAGTTGAAAGGTTTTTTGAAAACCTAACAGGATTTGAAAAGTGGGTGTTTGATCAATTTCCAAAATTTAGGGGTTATCTTGCGTTTTCAGGAACGTTGATAAACGAAACACCAAGCAATGGATTTGACGAAGAACTTGGAACATGGATAAAAACAAAAGACTATGCAGGATCTTTGTTCCCAGAAATTTCAAAAAACAATACCGGAGAATCAATAATCAGTCCAAAGGGAACGTCAATCAGTTTTGAGGCTCAGGTATTTCCATCAAATGTATTAGGCGGAAAACAAGTTATCTTTCAGAAAAGAAGAGATGACACATCTAACATAGGCATTTACATTGACAGTGGATATTCGAGTAATGAAAGCGAATTGATGTTTGCCGTAGTTTCTGGAAGTGTGTCTTTAAATGTTAAGGCTCCAATTTCCAAGAACAAATTTAGTCACATTTGTGCAGTTTGGGACAGAGAAAAATCACTTGGTAAACTTGACCTATTCGTAAATGAAGCGCTTGTGAATAGTTCTAAGCACTCATATTCAATGCACGATCTAGACTTAAGAGATGCCGACATAACGATAGGTTCGGGTAGCTCAACAAAGGTGGATGGTTCCATCTATGAACCCGTGCAGACCTTTAGCGGCAGTCTTGATGAGTTGAGGGTCTTTCATTCAATTCGTTCGATACAACAACAAAAATCATATGCAAAGAAGTCGGTGTTTGCATCGCCAGATTTAAAATTGTATTACAAGTTCAATGAACCACCTCCGCCTCTAACTCAGTACGAGAATGATCAAATAAACTCAATAGTACTTGACTCTTCCGGTAATTCTTTACACGGTCTAATACAAAATTTTTTAGGGCCATTGAGGCTAAACGCTGAAGAATCAGATGAAAATCCGATGATATATGAAAACAAACTGTTTTCACCAATCCTGTTTCCTGCATATCTTGGAGTCACTTCATTAAATGAAGACTTAATATCAAGTGCATCAGCGTATGATCAAGAAAATCCAAACATAATCACAAGATTGATTCCTCAGCATTATTTTGAGGAAGCTTCAATTGTTGAAAATATTGAAGCCCCTCTTGCTGCTGACACAAAAGAATTTTATGGTGGATCAGGATTACCAAGACAAGGGAAAATGACATCTGCACAAGTTATTATGTCATTTTTGTACATTTGGTCCAAATTTTTTGATGAGATTAAGTTGTATGTGGACGCATTTAGTACTATCAAACACGTTGATTACAACAAATTTGATAGCGCACCTGACAACTTTTTGTCTGATTTGGTGAGTTCATGGGGTGTCTATCTACCTTCGTTTTTCAACAACTCAACCATAGAGCAATACGTAGATGGAGAAAACATCGATTCAAACATTTCAACTTCCACATTGAGTCTGCGTGAAGTTCAAAATGAAATCATGAGACGCATTCTCATAAATATGCCTGAAGTAATTCGTTCTAAGGGAACTCAACACGCAATAAAATCTTTCCTGAGATCAATCGGGGTAGATCCAAATAATTCTCTGAGGATTAGAGAATTTGGAGGTCCCACAACAAAGGCAATTTCTTTCGCAAGAGAAAAAAGAATAGACAGTGGAGTGATGTTGCAGTTTTCATCCGGATCACTGGTGCTAAGTCCGTTTTTGTCAGGATCAAGGACAGAACCAGGCTTTCCTAATATCTCTGGTGACATGGTCAACACTGAATTGTTTCCACCGTATGGAATTTCAAACAATCCAAATGATGGACTTTTTACGTCAGGTTCTTGGTCAATAGAGGGAATATTCAAATATAGACAACAACCTTCATCTGAGGTTCAAAGCCTTGTGAGGTTGTGCAACTTTGACATAAGCGAACAACATCCGTGGAGCTTTGTTGGAACTCTAGAACCAAATCTTGTTGCAAATTTGTTGTTAGTGTTTGATAGGCTGGCAGATAGAAATTATCTTAAATTGTACTTAAGGACAGGTGACTCAGCTTCATCTCCTTTATTAGGATTACAGCTTGACCTGCCCAAAAGTTCTTTTTATGACAACGAAAGATGGAACGTTGTTTTTGGTTGCAACAGGAATGACTCTGTTGACTCTATTAACTCGTCTTCCTATTTTTTGATGGCTGCCTCCCAAAATGATGGAGACATAGCTTGGATATCGTCCACTAGTTCTTGGTTTCACGAAAATCCCACAGGTGAAATTAACGTATTAAGGGAAAAAAATTCAACAAACATGCAAAATTTCATCTCAATGGGAGAGAATCAGGCGTTCTCAATTGTATCAAGGCATCTAAACGATACAGCAAATGTACCAAGTGATGCACGAACAACCTTGTTTAACGGACAGTCGTCAAATGTTAGGTTTTGGTCAAAGGGATTGACGTTATCTGAGTTCACAGAGCACACACGTAATTACAAGTCGTTGGGTGTGCAAGATCCGCTCGTGAACTACAACTTCGTTTCAACCAGGGAGGGTTCGTTTGAAAAGGTCAGAATAGATTCAATGATGAAACAGGAGTCAAGGACCGCAAGTTCAAATGGACAATTAACAGTGCTTGATTTCAGTCAAAATGACTTACACCTGTCCGGTACTGGACTTCCGAGTTCAACGAAGAGTTTTGTGGGAGAAATCTTTGACTACAGTCACCTTTCACCGTATTTTGACGAAGCAGCAACTGATGAAAAGATCAGAGTGAGAGGATATGAAGATTTTGGACTCGTACAGGAAAATCCATGGTCTCAGTTGGGACCTGTCCACGAAATAACAAAAAGTGAACGTCCGACAGATGACACGAGGATGTCAATAGAGTTTTCACTCATTGATGCCCTAAACAGAGACATAGTTACTATGTTCTCTACATTTGACGCAATAGAAAACGCAATTGGCTCACCGGAATTGTTGTATTCACCGGACTATCCCGATCTTGAAAAACTCAGAGACGTTTACTTCAACAGGATAAAAGACAAATTAAATTTTCAGTCCTTCTTTGAGTTCTTTAGATGGTTTGACAAATCTTTTGGAAGATTCATCGAGCAACTCGTGCCAAGAAAGACCCAATTTAAAGGCACAAATTTTACGATAGAATCTCACATGTTAGAAAGAAGCAAGCTAGAGTATCTTGGATCAGAAATGTATTTGGGTCAAGAAGACAGAAGCAGAATCAGGGATGTACTGCTGCTACAACAACTATCAGGAATCCTAAAAAGATATTGAGGTATAAAATGCCAGCAACCACAGAGATGTTAACAGAACAGATAACCATGTTGAGAGAAAAGATCGCAGTAAAAAGAAGAGAGGGGTCTGACGTATCAGAACTCGAGCATCAGGCAAACGAACTGAGTAAGAGGTTGGCTTCTGCGTCAGCCGCGTTAAATGAAAGCAGACAGATTCTAAAGGGTTGATATGAACAACAAATTTCAAAACGTAGACCTATATTCTCCAATCCTTTCATCACGAAAGGGAAAGCCTCCTTTGGTCTTGAAAGTCGGTGTTCAAGGACTCGATCAGTATACCGTAGAAGGTCCCCAGATATCTCCCATCAAGCCTGAACACTATGTTCTTCTGTCGGCTCTTCCCGAAGAACTCAGGAGAAAGGTTGAGACAGCCATTCAGGCGATGCTCACAAACATTTAATTGATGTCAACACCTCGCCAGAGGTCCAAAAAAGTCTCCAAGTTCCTGACGTGTTCAGAGTTGGGAACTTGTTGCCAGTCATCCAACGTTGTCGATCCGGTCGACACGTTTTCTGCAAGGTGCCTATCACAGGCGACACCTGACTTACCCGTCCAAATCGCCACCTTTTCACAGTCTTGAGTGCCACAGCGTTCCTTCGAATCCATGCACAAAAAAACCGTGCTATTCACGGCTGAAGACATGGCCTGAAGGATGAGTTGCTGTCTCTGTATGGTGTCGATCACTGATTTTAGGGTATTTCTTAAATCGTCTGACATATCATACCATCATATTCTGTGACGCTTCGGTGTTCACTGGATGATCTTGAGTCTTCCCGTTAGGATCGATAGTTCCTGTCCTTCGCACGGACCGAAGGCAACACACGTCAACGTCCGGTCACCGTCAAGGGTGACCCTGTTGTCGAACACAGGAAATGCAGGTATCCCATTTACCTCAGCCTTCAGCAACAGGTCCTGCAAGGCATCACCCGAATCGACGGTCGCGATGATGCGTGACATACCACCTCTCAACCAGGTGACCTCTTCATGTGAGAGTTTCACGTGCATCTCATCGGCACGTTCAGACTCGTTGTTTCCGAGAAGAAACTGCAGCGCCGCGTTCGCGACCTGCGACGCAAACTTTCCCTTCCTCATGCTCAGGTCCTTCCTCACAACCACAACCATCTTCGTGTTCTGCATGATTCACCCCTCGTCTTCGAGGGCGGCAGCCCTCACTTCTTCAAGAAGCCGTCCCAGCCAGTTCTCTCCTGACCCACGACACACTCCCCAAAATCTGTCATTGAATCTATTGTCATGGACCAACTCGCGGTCTCCGGTGGACTTCAAGAGCTCACGAAGCAGCGGATTTTCAAACTTTGCAGTGAGCAGTTCCTTCATTAGGGAAACCTTCATCGTATCCCAATCTTGAGGCAACGTGATCGACCTTCCCAATTTTTTTGCCTCCATCGGATCACTTGCACACCTGATGATCTCTTGAACCTCGGGTTCTGAGGATTTATGTGACTGATATGCGTGCTCCACGGTCGGATACTTTTTACCCCTGAAATACAAGGTTGACTTGTGGAAATTGTTCAAAAATGAGTGTTCACCTACGAACCTGTCTATTTTATCCATGACAATCACCACCCTGCCATAATTATGGTCCAATGTGAAGGGGTGTAACATGAAGTTAAAGATTTCTCAGGACATATTCAACACGATAATAGACGAAGCCATCATGTTAGAGATGACTGGTGTGTTTGAGGACTACGAGTTGAATTTTGCGGCAATCATCAATGAATCGATCGATGAGGAATCGAACACGTTAAACGAAGCCGAATATAGGGGACGCAAAGTGCAGCTGGGCAAACCCATGCGAGGCGACGTGAAGAAGTTCAAGGTCTTCGTCAAAGATCCCAAGACTGGGAACGTGAAGAAGGTCAACTTCGGTGACCCCAACATGGAGATACGTCGTGACAACCCGAAGGCGCGAAAGAGTTTCAGAGCGCGTCACGGGTGCGGTACAGGTCGTGCCTCTGACAGGACAAAGGCAGCCTACTGGTCATGTAGGATGTGGAGCAAGAGACCGGTTTCTAAGATCGTAAAGTAAAACCATTAAATCACCGAGGAGATCAAAGTCATGTCAAGAGAATCCAGTTTAGATCAGATCGAAACAGACAGAGTCGTTGCTGAACAACAGGCTTCGGCAGAGAGGGGTCCAGACCCAGTCCTCGCCGCACCAAACCCAGGAGTCATCGTTCTACCGTCGGATGGCCCATCCAGTTTCCCGTTGGGTCTCAGCGGCTCGTTGACAAGGTTGGCGACCGGCGAAGACTACCTCGTCGCAGGTACTAACGTCGTACTGAGCACAGGATCAAATGGGTCGATCACCATTTCTTCGACGGCAGGTGTTCCAGTGCCAGGGGGTGCAGACACCGAGGTTCAATTCAACGATGGCGGCACTTTTGGTGGATCTTCAAATTTTACCTTTAACAGCGCCACGAACACCCTCCGCGTCACAAATCTGTCGGGCTCTTTGACAAATCTTGCAAACGGTACTGCCTTCCTGAGAGGCGGAACGGGCGTCCTGTTGGTGACTGGTGCGAATGGTTCGGTCACGATCACGTCCACGGCGACAAATGAGACATCGTGGTTCTCATACACTCCCGCCGTCACTGCCACGACAACCTCCCCGACCTTACCCACCGTGCACAACATTTACGGTAAGTATGCGGTGCAGGGTAAAATGATGACCCTGATGTTCAGTCTTTCGTACGAGGCGTCTGCGGGTTCTTCCGCGGGAAGCGGCACATACAAGATCTCCTTACCTCCCGGTTTCTCCACGTCTTTGACCGCGGGAACGCCGCCAAAGTACGTAGACGGTACACACGTTGGAATGTCGGCCTTGCTGGCTGACGTAGCAGGCTCAGGTGGAGGATGGTCAGTGGTGCCAGACACGGCAACGACGCTTGTGCTCGTGGGACAAGATCTCTCCTCGGTTTCTCAACCTCTAGCGTGGGGGTCCGGTAATTTTTACATCGGGCAGACACAAAACCTACGCGTCTCATTCATCGCAACGATTCCAGTCGTTTAATACCAAACCGAGGAGGATAAAAAATGTCAAGAGAAGACAACCTAAGTGTCATAGAGCAAGAAAGATCAACGGTAGAATCTCAATCTCAGGTAGAAAGAGACACAGCGGAACCTGTCACACAGTCACCCTACACGGTACTGAACCAAGGGTTGCACGCGATCAGCATACCTGAAGGCCTGTCAGGATCTTTGACGCGGCTTTCAGACGGATCATCATACTTGATCGCAGGGGAGAACGTTCAGATCGCCTCTGCCTCAAACGGATCGATCACCATCTCATCCACCGCAGCCCCGTCGACGCCGCCCGGCGTCGACGGGAGTGTGTTTTTCAATGACGGTGGGACTGCGGTCAACGGATCGTCCACGTTCACGTTCAACAAGACCACGAATGCACTCGTCGTTGACACAATCTCAGGCTCTCTGGCGAGGCTCGTCGACGGCAGCGATTACCTGAAGGCCGGCGGAAATATCCGGTTGACGTCCGGGTCAGACGGTTCCGTCAATATCGACGAAAATGTCAAAGGGTTTGGGGTCGCCCTCACGGGATCGAGACCCCTCGAGGGGAGGAGGGGATCTTTTGATTTTGCCTCTATCTCAACTCAAGCAAGGGACGCCCTCGTCGGAATCAACGGAACTGTCCTGGCCATAGAGCCTGACGGAACGGGCGGCGCATTTGTCGGAGGTACGTTCACGAGGTGCAATGAAGACCGCAGAAACAACCTTGCGCACATAGGCAGCGACGGACAACTATCGTCTTGGGACGTGACGACGAACTCGACTGTAAGGGCGCTGAAGTTGTCCGGATCTACGTTGTTTGCGGGCGGAGACTTTGATTACGTCGGCACGAACGGCGAGAGGTTGTTCTCCCTCAACACGGTAAACGGTCAAATAAAGAGATATCCTCTCGGCGCCTTCGGCACAGTTTTCACGTCAATCGACCTGCCGGACGGCAGCACCATTGTCGGAGGCTCCTTCACAAATATCTTGGGGGAGGTAAGGAGAAACCTCGTAAAGATAAGGGCCGATGATACCCTGGATCCTATATTTAATCCGGAACCGAGCAGCACCGTCAACTCCCTCGCAGTGTCTGGGTCGACCTTGTACGTGGGCGGACAGTTCAGCGCCTTGGGTGGCTCAATTCGAACCCGTCTTGGGGCGGTGGACATCACGACAGGTCAGGCCACAAGGTTTGAGGCAACCGCCAACAGCACCGTCAGCGCCCTGGTGGTATCTGGATCGACCCTGTTCGTCGGAGGTACATTCTCCACCCTCAGCGGATCATTCCGAGACTTCCTCGGGGCGGTGGACACCACGACGGGCAACGTGAAGGCCTTCGTTCCATACGTGAACGGCAACGTCAACGAGCTGGTGTTGTCAGGATCGACGCTATTCGTCGGAGGGGCTTTCTCAGTCGTACAAGGCGTACAACGCCTCGATCTCGCCGCGGTGGACACCACGACTGGTAACCTGCTTCCATTTGCCGCAGACACAAACAACACAGTCAACTTCCTGACGTTGTCTGGGTCGAGCCTGTTCGTAGGTGGTACATTCACCACCCTCAGTGGCTCAGCCCGAAACCGCCTCGCCGCGGTGGACACCACGACTGGTAACCTGCTTCCATTTGCCGCAGACACAAACAACACAGTCAACGCCCTGGCGGTGTCGGGGTCGACCTTGTACGTGGGCGGAACTTTCGGCGCCCTCAGCGGGTCGTTGCAGGCCTGCTTTGGAGCCGTGGACACCACGACGGGAAACATAAAATCTCAGGAAATTCTGGGAACCCGCGGCAGCATCTCCCATCTTTTCATGAGAAATAATGAGCTGTGGCTGTCACCGGGAGAACACATATACCTCTCAAGGAAACAAAAGCTCGCAGCGCTCAACGCCAACTATAGAAAAACATACGGTTCCGGTGTTCTAGACAAGAGCCTGGTTTTTCAGAATTTCTCCGCAGATGTATCATCCGGTTCCCTCGTCTACGCCCTGGCGGTGTCGGGGTCGAGCCTATTCGTAGGCGGAGACTTCACCACCCTCAGCGGCTCAGCCCGAGACCGCCTCGGCGCGGTGGACACCACGACGGGCAACTTGAGGTCTTTTGCCGCTGGTGCGACAGGCGGAACAGCTGTCAGAGCTCTGGCGGTCTCTGGATCCGCCTTGTACGTAGGAGGAGACTTCACCGCTCTCAGCGGCTCTGTACGCTCCGACCTCGGTGCTGTGAACACCACCACCGGAACACCGACGTCGTTTGCCGCAGACGCGAACGGCAACGTCAACGCCCTGGCGGTGTCGGGGTCAAGACTGTACGTGGGTGGAGTTTTCACCTCTATCACCGGAACGCTTCAAAACAATTTTGCCGTGGTGGATACGACGACAGGGACATTTATTTCATCGAGCGCCGTCGACGGCGGAGTGAACTCCATTTCTATCTGGGGATCGGATGTGTTCTTGGGAGGGGCTTTCAGGCAAAAAACCAGGGTTGTCCAGGGTGGAATGTCTGCGAGAAAGTCAGATTCTGGGTTCCTCAACATCAAGAGTCTCGCGACCAACGCGGCTGTCTCTGCCTCTGTCGTTCTTCCTGACAACAGCGTGATTGTCGGTGGAGACTTCACGACCATCCTCGGACAGACAAGGAACAGGCTGGCCAAGATCAACGCGGACGGTACGCTCAATTCTTCGTGGAACCCGAACGCAAACGGTAGCGTCTACGCCCTCGTAGTGTCTGGGTCTGCTTTGTACGCGGGTGGAATCTTCAACACCCTCAGCGGGTCAACCCGGTTGTGCCTCGCCGCGGTGGACACAACGACTGGCAACCTGAGGCCATTTGCTGCGTCCACAAATAGCGCCGTCTTCGCCCTGGCAGTGTCGGGGTCAAGCCTGTACGTCGGGGGTAACTTCACGACCCTCAGCGGTTCGACAAAATCCTACACCGGTGCTGTGAACACCACAACGGGGGCGCCCACGGCGTTTGCCGCAGACGCGAACGGCGCAGTCAGGGCTCTGGCGGTTTCAGGTTCTAGGTTGTATGTAGGCGGAGAGTTCACCAGAATTTCCAACCAAAACAGGAACCGCTTCGGCGTTGTTGATTCGACTACGGGTGCCATCGACGGATCATTTGATGCGAGGTTTGGTCTATCTGGGTCCGTCAGCACCCTCGCCGTCACAGGTTCGGATCTCTATATCGGCGGAATGTTTCAACACTACGTGGAGAACGCAGCCTCAGGATTGTTGATTGACGGGGATCCCACGCTACCGGGCGCGATCACCAACTACGTGGACGTGACATCGGGCAGCGCTCTCGGCGTCATCAACGCGTCTGCCGGTTTACCTGAAGGAAGCGTGTTCATCGGAGGAGCGTTCTCCAGCGTCCTCGGCGTAGCAAGAAACAACGTGGCAAAGATAAAATCTGATGGCACGCTGGACCTTGCGTTTAATCCCAACGTAGGAAACACAGTCCAAGCCCTGAAGGTGTCCGGATCGTCGTTGTTCATCGGAGGATTTTTCTCCACCATCAGCGGCTCGTCCCGAGTCAGCCTCGGAGCGGTGGACACAACGACTGGCAACCTGAGGCCGTTTGCCGCAAACACAAACGCACCGTCCACAGTTTACTCGCTAGAGGTGTCTGGATCAAGCTTGTACGTAGGTGGTACCTTCACCACCCTCAGCGGGTCGTCGCGGAACAGCCTCGGTGCTGTGAACACGACGACAGGGGCACCGACGCCGTTCGCCGCAGACGCCAACGCCGTCCCCTGGGTCCTGGCCGTTTCCGGCTCGGCCCTGTACGTAGGTGGAGTCTTCACCACCCTCAGCGGCTCGTCGCGGGTCGGCCTCGGGGCGGTGAACACAACGACTGGCAACCTGCTGCCCTTTGCCGCAAACATGACCACATCGACCAGCGTCAGGGCCCTGGTGGTATCTGGATCGACCCTGTTCGTAGGAGGTACATTCACCACCCTCTCTGGTTCAAGCGCACTCTACGGTGGTGCTGTGAACACCACGACAGGCACCCCCGTGGGTAATATTGGAGCTAATGGTTCCGTCCTTGCCTTGGCCCTGTCTGGGTCGACCTTGTACTGGGGAGGTTCGTTCACGAGGATTACGTCGACTATCCCGCGCACGTTCTTCGGAGCAACATCAACGGCGTTGGGGGCTCGTACCATCAACCCATCAATTAGGGGAACCGATGTTAGTACAATCTCCTCCTTGGGAAGCAAGGTGTTCATCGGCGGGCAGTTTACGGGAGCCTCGAACGCGCTGGAACCCACACAGTTCAACGGGCTCATAACGGTCAACGCGGGAACGGGAGAGATAAATCGGTCGGGACTCAGGGTGGGATCCACGAGCCTGGCGACGCTGAACGTCAACAACATCGTCGTCACGGGTTCAGATCTTTACATGGCCGGCACATTCGGCTCTCCGTTTAAGGCCGCAGATCGAGGTGCATTCTTTAACACGGCGATCTCTCCGGAGAGAACCGGATACTTGGGTGGAATCGCCGCAAGCGGAGGAGACGTTAATGATTCTGTCACTTTGCCTGACGGCAGCACCATCATCGGTGGATCTTTCACCGGTGTCTTGGGTGAGCAAAGACTCAGGCTCGCAAAGATCCGATCTGACGGAAAGCTGGATGCGACGTTCAAAGTGGACACCAACAACACCGTCCTCGCCCTCGCAGTGTCGGGGTCGAGCCTGTACGTCGGAGGAGTCTTCACCACCCTCAGCGGGTCAACCCGAGACCGCCTCGGCGCGGTGGACACAACGACTGGCAACCTGTTGCCATTTGCCGCAGACGCAGGTGGCACCGTCCTCGCCCTCGCAGTGTCGGGATCGAGCCTGTTCGTAGGTGGTTCATTCACCACCCTCAGCGGCTCGTCCCGTCTCCGCCTCGGAGCGGTGGACACAACGACTGGCAACCTGCTGCCCTTTGCCGCAGACACAAGCGTAGGAAGCCAAGTCAACGACCTCGCAGTGTCTGGGTCGAGCTTGTACGTAGGTGGTACCTTCACCACCCTCAGCGGGTCGTCGCGGACCTACCTCGGGGCGGTGGACACAACGACCGGAACACCGACGGCGTTTGCGTCAAACGCAGGTAACTTCGTCTACGCCCTCGCAGTGTCTGGGTCGAGCCTGTACGTCGGAGGAGTCTTCACCACCCTCAGCGGCTCGTCGCGGACCTACCTCGGGGAGGTGGACACGACGACAGGGGAGCCCTCCGGATTTAACCCGCGCCCGGGTTCCGCTGTCTTCGCCCTCGCAGTGTCTGGGTCGAGCCTGTACGTCGGAGGAGCCTTCACGACCTTGGATTCGGTGTCACGCAAGGGCGTCGGTGCAATTGACACCACCACAGGAAGAGTTCTGGACTGGGATGCGAGACTTGCGGGTTCACCGGCCATTAACACAGTTTCTCCGTTTGGCGCAAGGCTCTTTGTTGGAGGTAATACCACCAGCACCGAGGTCCTTCCGCACACCGGATTTTTACGGGCCGACCTCACGACCAACGAGGTAGACAGGAGGCTTGTCCTGAATCCCTCCTCTTCGCTGACTGTGGCACCGGCCAATAACGATAACTTCATCATCGGTACGGCCGCAGGTACGTCGACCCTCAGCACTTCGGCCTCTTTCGTCACCAAGGTAACTGTCGGCAGCGGGGGCGACTTGCTCCAGTTTTTTGACGAAAGAAAACCCCTCGCGGCGTCCGTCAACAGCGTCGTTGCGGGAGACTTCTTTCAGCAAAGCGGAAGCCTGCTGATGGGCGGCACGAACCTGCAGTTTGAAACCAGCTCCTCATTCAGCGCGGGCACCGCCTTGGATCCCGTGTTCATCACCGTCGAGAGCGGAATGGCGAACATGAACAACACGATCGTGTTGACCGGTGTGAACCGAGGAAGCGGTAATTACATATTTACCCTGCCTGAAGGTTACGTGTTTGACACGTCCGTGGTGGAGGTGGGCTCGATCTCTTCGAGAAACTTTGCCAAAAACATCGCGGTAGGCACTGCGGCCATCACCTACGATGGTCCGGGTGGAGGTGGAGTCTGGGCCGTGGTCCCGATCAACAGAAGACAGTTCGTTCTCGTCGGAAAGCAACCACTCGACACGAAGGTGAAAGTGTTCGGCGCCGACCAGATCTTCTACGACGACTTCAAGATCGTGATATCGGCAACGTTCCCCATCGTCCAGGTCCTCGTGTAACACGTAGTGACAGAAAAAAAACGGGCCAGGATTACCCTGGCCCGTTTTTGATATTCATTCTGTGAATGGCTCTGGATGCTCGGCGCCAATGTCTCAACCGAATGTTGCAGGTTCTTAAACTCAAAAAGGCCGGGGAAGTAATTCCCCGGCCTCGTTGATTCAGTGCCAAAGACAGGACTTGAACCTGCACGCTCTACGAGCACGTGATCCTAAGTCACGCGTGGCTGCCAATTACACCACTTTGGCTCATCTGGTGCCCAAGGCGAGACTCGAACTCGCACACCCTCACGGATAACAGATTTTGAGTCTGTCGTGTCTACCATTCCACCACTTGGGCTCATTTTCTTTTCCATATTAAAACAGTCTCGACGACGTTTTCACCTCAACTCAAATTTTTTCTCTTTTTTCCCATGGACGCGAGGTATGCATCCATCAACCCCTGCCTCTTCGCGGGGTCTGAAGAGTGCCCCCATTCCCATAGCAGGGACTTTTCCCTCTCCTTTATCTTTTTTTCTAGGTCTAGAGACAGTGACTCTAGGATCGTGTACGTCGTGTCCGTGTCAGGTGGTTCGATGCCGAGCTCAAGCGCTATCTTGTACAGATCGATGTACGATCCGCCCTTCCAAGAATCACCCGCTTTTTTGTATAGTTCATCCTTTATGGGATCTCCTCCTGTCTTGTCAGGATGAGTGACAAGTGCGATGTTTCTCCACAGCTTCTTGACGTCATCAGGACCCTCTTGACGAGGGGAAAAGTCGATGACTTCATCAGGATGCGGCGGAGATACCCGGGCAGGAGGAGCGGATTTGTGCGGAAGTGAGAGGGACTCTAGCTGCAGAGAGCTCAATTCTCTCAAGAATTCTTTCTCAAGGGCTCGCAACTCATCTTCGCGCTCTTCTAGCTCAAGCTTTAGGTACTGCAGCTTCAGTGTGATGCTCTTGTTCCTACGCTTGGAGTTGATCGTCATGATCATAAGTATGAGACCAAAGACACGAAGCAAATTTAAATGGAGGATACCAGAGTCGAACTGGTGACCTGTGCGTGCAAAGCACATGTTTTACCCCTAAACTAATCCCCCGTCACTCACTTCCACCCTTGTAGGCGTGGTATATCAAACCGTTGCTCACCCTCATCGCATATTCGTTGTCGTAGCCCCTCTGCTTGAGGGTAGCCCTGATGTAGTCCCTCAAACGTGAGACCTCTGACTGCACCGAATCGTGCATGATGTACGGTGCCTGCCCCACGGCGGACGAGACGCTACGCATGAGAGAACCGAGCTTGGCGGGATTCAATTCATTGATGTGCTTCAAGAACCACTCGTTCTTGGGCACGTTGAATCCCATTTTTTCCTTATCATATGTTGGTATGCCGGCAAGACCCTTGAAAAAATCGGTGATCCTACCTTCATTGATGCCCAATGAGTCGACTTTTTTGACGAAGTTGAAGCCCAACTCTCGGGCCTCTCGCGCCGTCGCCAACATGTCAGGGTACAGTTCTCGAACGTCGTCGATCGTGATCTCGTTGAAGGGCGGAGACGGATCGCCCGGGTGAAACGTCCACACCACCGTCTTGTCACCGCTCGGCCCCGCGATCAGGGTGGTGTTGTCCACTCTCAAGAGAGCGTCAGAAAACGTGGAGACGACCTCGGCTGACCTACCGCTCTTACCGCCTGTGCCGCCGTGTGACAGCTGAAACTTGACAGGAGCGTCGTCGTCGAGGTTGTCTATCTCCGTGATACCCAACTTACCCGGGATCTGGGCCGTGAAGGCGATGGCCGGAGACTTGACGGCGGGATGGCTGAGCGGAATCCACTCGGCGGACTTAAGGTCCTCGACCGTCATGGGAGTCAGGAACTGTGAGCCTGCCTGGAGGCTACCACCTGGATTCCTGGTGTCGAGAGTCTTTTGCAGGTAGGCCGGATCTGTGTCGTCGATGATCTGTGCGACGTCCATGCGACGGAGGTCGGCGTTTTCAACGAACAGGTTGTGCATTAGTGAACGTAGTTTCATATCCGTATATATGGACCTCAAAAGTATTCTTAGGAAGCGGTGGGATTCGAACCCACGGAGACTATCACATCTCTCCGGTTTTCAAGACCGGTCTATTAAACCACTCTAGCACACTTCCATGTACTGCGCAGGCTGGGAACGATCCAGCGACACTGTGGTTAACAGCCACATGCTCTACCGACTGAGCTACTACGCATCAATATTCAATTTTAATGTTTCAATTTGAGAAAGAGAATCTAGTATCAAAATATTGAGATGTTTATTATTTTGCTCTACTGCAAGCATTTTGTACTTTACGCCTGGAGTCCAAAATCCTTTTACTTCAATATAAAGATTAAGGCTTGGTATGTAAAAATCAGGAAAATAATTTTTTTTATTTCCACTTTCATCAAAGTATGGCAATCTATGTTTACCTGTGTCTCGCTCCCAACTAATTCCTAAATCATCTAATCGCTTAGCCAACGCCAATTCCCAAGACGAATCCAGCCAAATTTCTTTATAAAAACATCCTTTACCTCTTCCACCCTGTTTTCTATAGCCACCAGTCTTACCTTTTACTTTTAAAGAAATAGCTTGTGATTTCTTTTCTTTTGCTTTTAAACAAGGGGGTGTGCAATACTCTTTAGTTGGGCGATTATTGATCGATTTTGTTATAATTCCGCAATATTTACAATTTTTATCTTTTCTTTTTAAGAGAAAGCTTTCTGATTCTGAGTGATGAAAGATAAGCGAACTTGAAACTTTCATTTTTTGATGTTCATTTACTGAATGACCATTTGCACAACTTCTACTACAAAAACGACTTGAGTAAGATTTGAAATCTTTTCCGCATTTTTCACAATGCTTGTAACTCAATCTTTCTTTTTCAAGGCAAATTATTTTGTGCTTTTCAAGTGAATTGACACCAAATTTTTGGTGACAAATTTCACAATTAATTAATTTTCTTGAGTGCGATCGTTTGTGAGACCCCAAAGACTGCCCGGTCTCAAACTCTTTCTCACAAATTTTGCAAATAAATTGTTGCACTTTAAATTTATTATTTGGAGCGGATTGTCGGTTCTGCCCCGACGACCTGCGACTTGGAAGGACGCCGCTCTACTAGCTGAGCTAAACCCGCATGTTACATCTTATATAAGACAATTAGTTTGTATAAACAAATTTGGTGCCCCCGACAAGGATCGAACTTGTGACCTACGCGTTAGGAATGCGTCGCTCTATCCAACTGAGCTACGAGGGCAATGAGTACACCCAGAGGGATTTGAACCCCCAACCAACCCGTTATGAGCGGGCGGCTCTAACCGTTGAGCTATGGGTGCATGGTGATGGTGGGAGCGGTGGGAGTTGAACCCACATATTGAGCTTATCAGACTCTGACCGGAGTATAAGGCCGGGGGTTTAACCATTAACCTACACTCCCACATGAGATAAAGATGATGTGCCCAGAAGGATTCGAACCTTCGTCCTCGCCTTGACTATAGACGGCTTTTCCCGCTAAGCTATAGGCACATCGATGTTTTTTTTGGTGCTGGAGACAGGACTTGAACCTGCGACCCCTCGATTACAAATCGAGAGCTCTACCGACTGAGCTACTCCAGCAAAAACAAAAGCGACTCTTTACTTTTCAATGAACCGTTACCGTATGATCAAGTTATAACACGAGATCTCAGGATTGTTCACAGAAAAGTGAAGAGTCGCCGCTTTTTTACGGGGGAGGTCTTGCCTCAGTAGGCGCCGCACTCGGAGCACTCACCCTCGATCATGCCACCGCCGCACTCGGAGCAGGAACCCTCGGTCACCTCGTCGTTCTCCTGGATGTAGCCGAGGTTTCCCTTGCGCCACTCAGCGATTTCGCGGGGTGAGATCTTGGTGAACGACTCGTTCATCCTGGAATTTCGGCCCTTTGGAACGCGTAACGCGGAGTTCTTGGGGTCGTGCTTCGAAGGCTTGCCCACCGTGCCCTTGACACCGTAAAGCGGTGCTTCAGATTCCACGGGCCAACCATAGCATTCGCTGACAACGCTTCTGACAATTTTACGCAGTTCATTTATTGTGATCTTCATGTTCATATCTATACCAGTAATTTGGTTTTATATCGTCAGAAGATGATAATTATGTGGAAATCATGAGGCTCACATATGGTTAGAAGAGACGCGACCCGCTACAAAAAGACGTATTCGTATCGCAGAGAGGTCCCAAGGGAATCCGGCGACGCATGTGCAGTGTGTAATACGATATTGAACGGTGTGGGACCTCCTGCAGACACGTTGGGATTGGTAGACGACCTCTATATAGATACGTCGGCCTGGAACCTGTACGGCCCCAAGCCCTCTGATGAAGGTCCCTGGGGATCTTCCATCCCCCTCGCGTCAGGCCCATCAGGAGACTTGAGTCTTCCCGTCAATAGCGTGCAGTATAATGGTGGCGGTTACTTCCTCGGCTCTTCTGCGTTCACTTTCGTGAGCGGCAACCTGTACCTGACGGGAACACTGGCACAGGGAAATGTCTCTACCGCAGCAGGCCAGTACTCACATGCAGAGGGAGAATTTACGCTTGCAGCAGGCGCAGCTTCTCACGCTGAGGGTTATCGCACCACGGCTTCAAATTATTATGCACACGCAGAGGGTGAGCTTTCTCGGGCGGGCACAGGCACGATAGGCCAGGGGGGATTTTCGCATGCCGAGGGTTACAACACGACGACCCGTGGAGATTACGCCCACGCCGAGGGATTCAAGACCCTTGCGTCAGGGGAGGCCTCTCACACTGAGGGTTATCTAACGACAGCTTCCGCCATCTACGCTCACGCAGAAGGCTGGAATGCGTTTGCTCTTGGGCAGGCTTCTCACGCAGAAGGTCAAGAAACAACGGCTCAAGGTGATTATTCTCACGCAGAGGGTGCAAGCACAAGGGCAGAAGGAAACCTATCCCACGCAGAAGGCTTTGCAACAAGAACGACAGGAGGGGGCGCGCACGCAGAGGGAGATAATACACTTGCTTCCGGGGACTCTGCTCACTCTGAGGGATATTTAACGACTGCGTCTGGCATCTTTTCGCACGCAGAGGGATGGTCTACACGTGCGTCTGCCATGGCGACGCACGCCGAGGGCACGCTAACTGTGGCATCAGAGATTCGTGCCCACGCAGAGGGCTGGTACACACTGGCTTCAGGAGAGCAATCTCACTCTGAGGGCCTTTTTACCACAGGATCGGGTGATTCTTCTCACGCTGAGGGTGAGTACACCCACGCAGAGGGAGGCGGATCTCACTCTGAGGGATATAGGACTCGGGCCCTTGGGAACTACGCTCACGCCGAAGGATTTTACGCAACGGCCTCTGGAGGCGCTTCGCATGCCGAGGGTTGGGGTTCAGAGGCAGTAGGCACCTACTCTCATGCAGGCGGCGTGTTTACCATCGCCTCTGGTTCAGGCCAGACTGTCGTCGGAAAGTACAACAAGCGTGACAATGAGGATTCTCTCTTCGTCGTGGGAAATGGCACCGGGGATTCGAACGCCAACCGTCGTGACATCTTACTCGTAAATCCTGATTCGGTGATGGTAGGATCTTCATCGATAGGTACAGATACTTTCTTTTATGTGGGAACGCAGGGCTCGGCCACGACGGCCACATTTGCGGGTGATACATACGTGTCGGGAACTGGCCGGTTTGAGGTGGGCCTAAGCGGCTCACTCACCCAGCTTATTGACGGTACATCGTACCTGATTGCGGGAGCGGGAATCTCGATCACCTCGGAATCTAATGGGGCGATCACTATCACGTCTGCTGTGGGCACGCCGCCCGGCGCCCCCGACACAGGTATACAATTTAACAATGGCGGCGTATTTGCCGCGACCGCGAATTTCACATTTGCAAGCGACACTGTTTTCTTGACTGGGTCGCTATCCATCGGAGACAACACTTTAGCTGAGGGAGTATATTCTCACGCCGAGGGTCAACAGACGCACGCGCAAGGCCCCTATTCACACGCCGAGGGTTTTCTTTCTACGGCTTCAAATACCTCTGCACATGCAGAGGGTCACGAGACCATTGCAGACGGCTTTGGTGCACACTCAGAAGGATATAGGACTTGGGCTGACGGCACCTACTCTCACACCGAGGGGTTGTACACAACAGCCAGTGCCCTCGCTGCGCACGCAGAAGGAGAGAAGACACGTGCAGAAGGACGCGCCACACACGCGGAAGGTCTGCTCACGGTAGCAGTGGGCATCAGCGCGCATGCGGAGGGTTGGCAAACGCTTGCGCAGGGCAACTACTCTCACGCAGAAGGTTACTTCACCACGGCGTCGGACTGGTACGCCCACGCCGAAGGAGACTCGACACGTGCAACCGGCCTGGGCTCACATGCAGAGGGAGAATTTACGCTTGCGGAAGGCATCTACTCTCACGCAGAAGGTTACTTCACGACGGCTTCAAATTCTTTTGCGCACGCAGAAGGAGAGGAGACGGTGGCATCAGGGCAGACTGCTCACACTGAGGGTTATCGCACCGTAGCGTCCGGTGATTTCTCTCACGCAGAAGGTGAGTTGACAACGGCACAAGGACAGGCTGCTCACTCGGAAGGCTACCTCACCACAGCGTCCGGTGATTTCTCTCACTCAAGAGGTTTCAGAAACGTTGCACAAGGTCAGGCCGCCCACGCGGAAGGCTCAGGTTCACTTGCTTCAGGTCAATTCTCACACTCTGAAGGAGGTAACACTGTTGCCTCAGGCCTTGGCGCACACGCAGAGGGCTCAGGTTCACTTGCTTCAGGTCAATGGTCACATGCCGAAGGCCGGTTGACTCTTGCGCAAGGCAACTACTCTCACGCCGAAGGTTGGCTCACCACGGCGTCTGCACCATACACTCACGCGGAAGGCGTACGTACTCGTGCCGCAGCGAGCGGCGATCATGCCGAAGGCATTGACACGTTAGCCCAAGGTGGTTCTTCTCACGCCGAAGGTTGGTTCACCACAGCATCCGCCTTCGCCGCCCACGCAGAGGGCACGTACACACTCGCGTCTGGTCAAGGTTCCCACACAGAGGGCAGCATTACGACTGCATCGGGTAATTTTTCTCACGCAGAAGGCCAGTACACTCGCGCTTATGGCAATTACTCTCACGCAGAAGGCCAAGGATGCCTTGCTTTCGGAGAATACTCGCACGCAGGAGGTTTGTACACCTTTGCGCAGGGAAACCACCAGACCGTGGTGGGTAAATATAACAGACTGAATACTGATTCCCTGTTCATTGTTGGCAACGGGGACGGCTGGTACCCGACCCCAACCAACACTTTAGGCCCGTTCAGTAGTTTGGGAGAAAGAAGTAACATATTCCTCGTCAACTCCGGTTCCGTCATGGTTGGTTCGGCCTCGCTAGCACCCGACACTTTCTTCTATGTGGGCACAAAAGGAACCGCCGCAAACGCTCGTTTCGACGGAAATATGGTCGTCAGCGGCACGCTTGACGTCAAGAATGGTAACAACGTCAGCACATTGTCTGTCGTCAATTCAAAGGTAGGTATCAATACCTCCACACCAAATTACGCACTTGAAGTGAACGGTGAGTTTGCCGCCACCGTGAAGAGCTTCGTCATTGAACACCCAAACAAACCAGGTTGGAAACTGCGTCACGGGACGCTTGAGGGACCAGAGAACGGTGTGTACGTGAGGGGTCGAACGAAGGAAAGAACTGTCAAGCTACCGGAATATTGGAAAAACCTCGTGGACGAATCTTCCATCACTGTCCACCTCACACCCATCGGGTCTCCTAGTGTCATTTACGTGGTTACAACCTCTATCTCAGAATTCAGTGTCGAATGCCTGGATAACGACATCGAATATTATTACAAGGCCCAGGCAGAGAGAACAGACTTTACTTTTGATGTTGAGTACGAAGGTTAACCAAACAAATCACAAAGGGAGAAACACTCATCATGTCAGACTTAATCATTAAACCAGGTAGGTTGACGGGCGGCGATCCGCGCGTCGAGTTCACCGGTTCAGCTGGTGGGACTTCAAGTCTCACGATCGGCGCGCAAGGCGCCATGACATTCACGCTTGACGAAACAGGTCAGGCTTTCACATTCGAGGGGGGGCCACTCGTCGTGGCTCAAGGCCTCACGGGTTCGTTGACGAAGCTCGACGACGGCAGCGACTACCTCCGCGCAGGAGCGGGCATCTCGCTGACGACGGAGTCGAACGGCGCGGTCACGATCGCATCCACGGTGGCCCCTGCAGCCACCTCAAACGGCGTCCAATTTAACGACGGTGGAACCTTTGGCGGAGATTCCACGTTCACTTTCAACAAGGACACTGACACCCTCAGTGTACAAAACGTGGTGGTCGCGGGCGACCTCACGGTGAACGGAACGTTCGTCACTGTCAACACCACGAACCTCGAGGTGAACGACTCCGTCGTCGGTCTGGGATTTGCGTCCGGCACAATCGCAGCCCCGGTGGGTGACAGGGGCCTCATCATGGGCCTCAGCAACGAGGACAACGTGGCCCTCCTGTGGAAGGAGGCACAAGATGAATTTGCGTTGGGCAGGACTGCATCTTCGGCCACGGGAAGCCTTCCGGTCGCGCTTTCTTCCTACGCAAACCTACGAGTCGCCAACATCCAGGGTGCCATCATCACGGCAAGCCTGGGCTTCAGCGGTTCTCTGACGAAGTTGGTTGACGGCAGCGACTACCTCAGGGCAGGCGCCAACATCACGTTGACAACTGGTGGGTTGGGTCAGGTGACGATCTCGGCTGCGGGAGGCGCTGCACCGACTGCTCAGTTCTTGACGCTTGCGTCAGACGCAAGCCTCGACAATGAGAGGGTTTTTACGGCAGGAACGGGTCTTGTTGCCACTGACGGTGGTGCAGGTGGAAACTTTACCGTGGGCATCAACAACGGTGTGGTGGCGACGATCTCTGGTTCAACCTTCACGGGCGCAGTGAAGTTCAATGAAGGTTTATCTGGTTCTCTGACAACTCTTACGGACGGGACGTCCTACCTGCGCGCAGGTGCAGGGATCACGGTCACGTCGGAGTCGAACGGCGCGGTGACCATCACGTCTACCACGACGCCCGGATCCCCCGAGACAGGCATCCAGTTCAACAGCGGCGGCGCCTTTGCGGCATCGGCTGACTTTACGTTTGCCAGCAACACGGTGTTCCTCACTGGTTCGCTAGCGAACGGTGAGGGGTCCATCGCTTCGGGCCAGAACTCTCATGCGGAAGGATGGTACTCCATTGCCGAAGGTGTGGCTTCCCATGCAGAAGGTGACGGGACGAGAGCACTGGGTAACTTCTCTCACGCGGAAGGATTTGGCTCTCTCTCAGAGGGTTCGTGGGCTCACGCAGAGGGTTATTACACTACGGCCTCAAATTCTAATGCGCACTCTGAAGGTGGCTTCACTACTGCCGCAGGTCAATATTCACACGCAGAGGGTTACGGTACCCTGGCAGGTGCTGAATTTACCGGTTTCTACTCTCACGCAGAGGGTTACTTCACCACGGCGTCAGGTGATTCCGCGCATGCCGAAGGGTGGCGCACACTGGCTTCGGGGCAAGCTTCACACGCAGAGGGCACTCTGACTACTGCGTCAGCCAACTACTCTCACGCAGCAGGCGTGGGTACTATCGCAGCAGGCGTTGGCCAGAATGTGGTGGGTCGATGGAACAAGACGGGTAACACAGACTCCCTGTTCATCGTTGGAGATGGCACTGCCAACAACGACCGGAACGACATCTTCCTCGTCAACCCTGACAACGTGATGATCGGGTCCGCCTCGCTGGGTACAGACACGTTCCTGTACGTAGGAACGCAAGGAGCCAGAAACACGGCCACCTTTGCAGGCAACACCTATGTGTCAGGCACAGGCAGGTTTGCTGTGGGCCTCAGCGGTTCATTGACGAAGTTGGTTGATGGTAGCGACTATCTGAGGGCAGGTGCCAACGTCACCTTGACGACGGAGTCGAATGGGTCAGTTACGATCGCTGCGACGGTGCCATCAAGCGCTCCGGTCGGTGCATCTTACCTGACGTTGGGCTATGATGGAACGCTCACGAATGAGCGTCAACTGACGATGGGCACAGGTCTCTTGTCCACCGACGGCGGAGCAAACGGTGCTTACACGATCGGAATCAACAACAATGTGGTGGCCACGATCTCTGGATCAACCTTCACAGGTGTGGTGAAGTTCAACGAGGGCCTGTCAGGCTCACTGACACAGCTCGTGGACGGCACGTCCTACATCCGTGCGGGTGCAGCCATCACTGTGACGACGGGCTCGGGCGGTTGGATCGAGATTGCCTCGACGGCCACGACAAACGCAGGCGGTTCCACGACACAGGTACAGTTCAACGACAGCAATGCCTTCGCAGGTGACTCAACCTTCACCTTCAACAAGGATACTGACACCTTGAACGTGCAGAATGTGATTGTGGCCGGAGACCTCACGGTCAACGGTACATTCGTCACAGTCAATTCCACAAACCTCGAAGTATCAGACTCGGTGATCGGACTCGGATTTGCCTCAGGCACCCTCGCGGCACCTGCAGGTGATAGAGGCCTCATCATGGGTCTGCAGAATGAGGATAACGTGGCATTGCTGTGGAAGGAGGTCGCTGATGAATTTGCGTTGGGTCGGACGAGCGCCAGCTCGACGGGCAGCCTACCGATCTCTCTCAACTCGTACTCGAACCTTCACGTCGCCAACCTACAGGCCTCGATCATCACTGCAAGCTTGGGTTTCAGTGGTTCTCTGACAAAGTTGGTTGACGGAAGCGACTACCTCAAGGCAGGTGCCAATATCACACTGACGACGGAGTCAAACGGCGCGGTGACGATCGCTGCAACAGTGCCATCAAGCGCTCCGGTCGGCGCGTCTTACCTGACCTTGGGATACGATGGAACGCTCACGAATGAGCGTCAACTGACGATGGGAACAGGGCTTCTTTCTAACGACGGAGGAGCAAACGGCGCCTATACACTCAGTGTCAACAACAGTGTGGTGGCGACGATCTCTGGGTCCACTTTCACAGGTGTGGTGAAGTTCAACGAAGGCCTATCTGGTTCTCTGACAAAGCTTGCAGACGATAGCGACTACCTCAAGGCAGGAGCCAACATCGCACTGACGACGGAGTCAAATGGGTCAGTGACAATTGCCACGACGGGACTGGCACCGGCCGGCGCTTCATACCTGACATTGGGACTCAACGGCGCCCTCACGAATGAGCGCGTCTTCACCATGGGTACAGGTCTCGTATCAACCGATGGCGGTCTCGGCGGAAACTACACGGTGGGCATCAACAACAGTGTGGTGGCTACGATCTCTGGGTCCACTTTTACAGGTGTGGTGAAGTTCAACGAGGGCCTGTCAGGCTCACTGACACAGCTCGTGGACGGGACGTCCTACATCCGTGCGGGTGCAGCCATCACCGTGACGACAGGTTCAGGTGGGTGGATCGAGATCGCCTCGACAGCCACGACGAACGCGGGTGGATCCACGACACAGGTCCAGTTCAACGACAACAATTCATTTGCGGGTGACTCAACCTTCACCTTCAACAAGGACACGGACACCCTCAGCGTGCAGAACGCAGTGGTGGCAGGTGACCTCATCGTAAACGGATTGTTCGTCACCGTGAACACCACGAACCTCGAAGTGTCTGACTCCGTGGTCGGTCTCGGTTTTGCCTCAGGTACCATCGCGGCGCCTGTCGGTGACAGAGGTCTCATCATGGGTCTATCGGGAGAGGACAATGTGGCCTTCCTGTGGAAGGAGACGGCCGACGAGTTTGCCCTGGGCAGGACGGCTTCGTCCGCGACAGGCAGCTTACCGGTTGCACTCACTTCATACTCCAACCTTCAGGTCGCCAAACTGCAGGCCTCGATCATCACTGCGAGCCTCGGCTTCAGCGGTTCGTTGACGAAGCTGGCTGACGGAAGCGACTACCTCAAGGCGGGGGCAAACATCACGCTGACGACTGAGTCGAACGGGTCGGTTACAATCGCTGCGACTGTTCCATCGAGCGCACCGGTCGGTGCATCTTACCTGACCTTGGGATACGATGGAACGCTCACAAATGAGCGTCAACTGACGATGGGCACAGGCCTCGTGTCGACAGACAGTGGTGCAAACGGCGCCTACACACTCAGCGTCAACAACAGTGTGGTTGCCACGATCTCAGGCTCGACGTTCACAGGTGCGGTGAAGTTCAACGAGGGCCTGTCAGGTTCACTGACGACGCTCGCAGACGGAACTTCGTACCTCATCGCCGGAACGGGCATCTCGATTTCTTCGGAGTCGAACGGTGCAGTGACCATCACGTCCACGGCGACTACGACACCTGGATCGCCGGACACCGGAATCCAGTACAACAACGGTGGTGCATTTGCGGCGTCTTCGGCCTTCACTTTCGCGGGAGGCACGGTGTTCCTCACGGGCTCGCTGGCGAACGGGAATTTGAGCATTGCTACGGGTCTCTCGTCCCATGCGGAAGGGTATCAGACCCAGACTGGAGCAACAAACTACGAAGGAGTCCGGAGCGGTGGAGGCAATGCCCACGCGGAAGGCAGCACCACGATTGCCTTCGGTCTAAGTTCTCACGCGGAAGGATATGATACCAAGACAGGTGCCTCAGGTTCAGCTGGGTGGTCTGGCGGTGATTCCGCCCATGCGGAAGGAGAGAGCACGACTGCCTTCGGTCAAAGCTCTCACGCGGAAGGAGCTGGGACCAAGACAGGTGTCATGGGTGCAGATGATGTCTGGACGGGTGGTAACTATGCCCACGCAGAAGGAAACAGCACGACTGCCTTCGGTGCAGGTTCTCACGCTGAAGGAACTAGTACCCAAACAGGTGCCTCAGGTTCGTCTGGGTGGTCTGGTGGCAACTATGCCCACGCGGAAGGATGGAACACGATTGCCTTCGGTCAAAGCTCTCACGCGGAAGGATACAACACCAAGACAGGTGTCATGGGTGCAGATGATGTCTGGGTGGGTGGAAACGATGCTCACGCAGAAGGAGGCAATACGATTGCCTTCGGTGGAGGTTCTCACGCGGAAGGAACTAGTACCCAGACAGGTGCCTCAGGTTCGTCTGGGTGGTCAGGCGGTGATTCCGCCCACGCGGAAGGATGGAACACGATTGCCTTCGGTTTAGGTTCTCACGCGGAAGGATATGATACCAAGACAGGCATCATGGGTGCAGGAGATGTCTGGTCCGGCGGGGATTATGCCCACGCGGAAGGACGAGAGACCGTGGCGATTGGTGAGGCTTCTCACGCGGAAGGTTACATGTCGACGGGCTCGGCCGACTATGCTCACGCGGAAGGCAGGTTCTCTCTGGCGTCAGGCCTGTTCGCTCACGCGGAAGGTGACTTGACGACGGCAGGTGGTGCAGGCTCTCACGCGGAAGGCAGCGGTTCATTGGCGATGGGTGTCGCGGCTCACGCTGAAGGATTCTTGACATCAGCTCCGGCCAACTACTCGCACGCTGAAGGATGGTCAACGATTGCCTCTGGCTCATGGTCACATGCTGAAGGTAAGGCGACGACAACATCCGGCTCTTGGTCACACGCTGAAGGTGTGTTCACAGTAGCCCGCGGTGAAGCCTCACATGCCGAAGGTAGCGGCTCATTGGCGACGGGAATCGGTTCTCACGCTGAAGGTAAAGATACGACCGCATTGGGTAACTTCTCACACGCTGGTGGTGTCGCGACCTTGGCAAGTGGGTACGGATCAACCACGATGGGGCTCGGGTCCGTGGCGGCAGGCAACTACGCGTTCGCCTCAGGCGAATACGTTGTTGCCTCTGGCTCTGCGCAGGCCGTTTTCGGAAAGTACAACAAGCTGAACAACTCCGATTCTCTCCTCGTGGTGGGCAACGGTAGCGAAGGCGGTGGAAGAAGAGACATCTTCATCGTGAACGAAGGCCACGTGATGATCGGTTCGGGTTCAGTGAACTCCGACACGTTCTTCTACGTCGGATCGCAAGGCGCCGCCAACGTCTCGCTCTTCGACGGCGACCTTACTGTCAGCGGGTCCTTGAAGGCAAGCTCCAAGAGCTTCGTCATCGACCACCCAAGCAAACCAGGCTGGAAGCTACAGTACGGCTCTCTTGAAGGACCTGAGCATGGTATCTACGCGAGAGGACGTTCAAGCTCAACGGAGATCGTGCTCCCAGAGTACTGGACAAACCTCGTGTTCCCTGACTCTGTCACTGTGCAGATCACCCCGATTGGAGGCATGCAGTCTTTCTACGTGACTTCAGTGTCACCGGAGAGGATCACGCTCCATGTGGAAGGAGAGGTCGTCGACTTCTTCTACTTCGTGCAGGCGCAGAGAAGAGACGTAACGTTCGACGTGGAATACGTGAAAGTCTGATATAATTAACTGAAGAGAGAGGAAGGCCCATTATGCCAAAAAGCATTGTCATAAAACCTAAAGAACTAGAGGGTGAGGGAAACCCAACCATCGAGTTCACAGGGTCTTTAGGTGGAACTGCAAGAATTGAAGTTTCGCCGACAGGAGACATTGAGGTCTCAAATGGGTCTTCCTCTTCTGTTTTTAGGTTCCTTAATCCAACAGTGTTTGGATCAGGATCTATGGGATCAGATACGTTTCTGCTCGTCAGCACGGGTTCTGCGAATAGGAGCGTATCTGTCTTTTCTGGGGGTGTGATGATAAGTGGATCTCTTGACGTCGCAAACCACTGGGCGTCATACACCCCCACTGTCACATCAACACCGGTGAATCTTTCGCTTCCTACGACTCGTTACCTTCACGGTAAATACTGCCGACTAGGAAAGAAACTGACGTTGATGTTCAATTTGTCTTACGACTCCACGTCTGGCGGATCTAGCGGTTACGGTGCCTACAGGATCAGTATGCCCGGTGAGTTTACGATAGATACTCAGGTGGCGCCAACGGGATCAACCTCGTTAAAATGGCTTGACGGTATATCCATCGGAACCGGATTGATCACCGGGAACACCACTCTGGGCGGTGTCCCTGTCGCTGTCATACCATTTACGACGGGATCTATGATACTTGTCGGAATGCCCAATGCAACTACCTCAGGAACACCGGCGACATGGGGTGGACCTGGTGGTAGTGAAGACACTATGTTTCCCATAGCTGGTCAATCAGAGTTTCGCGCATCATTTACGGCAGAAGTACCGATTCTCTAGGCTACCCGCTTTATCCAGGCCCCCGCAAGCCATCCCAACGTGCCTTGGGTAAGGACCAGCACAGAGCTACAGTCGTTCAAGTTCACGTCAATCACGACTGCAATCTCAGCGCCGTAAAAATACCCAACTATCCTGCTGTCTTCTATGGAAGAAAAGACCGGTGTTGAGGAAAGCTCTGCCTTACCCCCACAAAGGGGTGACAGAAACACCAGATCGCCCACGGTAAACTTCATACAAATGTAGATATGGAAACTATCTGCAATTATATGATAACGTCTCAATCACTCGGTTTTTTGGGCACGTGCAGGATAGCTCCAAAAGCACAACTTGAGCAAAAAGATGAAGATCATCACCCAACACGACGTGATGAAATCCACTGTCGACAGGCCTGGGATCGCAAGAGCGAGTCCTAAATTCCACGAGTTCATAAGGATGAATGCGTACAAGAAGAACAACGCGCAAACGATAACACTCAGACCAAAAAACTTCCAAAAATTGTTCACAGATCACTCCTTGAAAATATAACTTTATAATGCAATGCAGAATTCAGGTAAAGAAGACACTCAAGATGAACTTGAATCGTATGGCAAACCTCCTAACGTGAGGGATCATACCTTCAGGTCGGGTTACGCTTCACCGTTATCTTCATGTGTGGCGTGAAACATTTCGTCTTCTTGAAGCTCGGCATCAATCACCGGATCAGCCTTCTTCTTTTTGGCTCGTCTGCCAAGGTCTATTGTCATTTCCGACGCCTCGGAGATTACATTACCGGTTTGTTCATGGATGATCGGTGGAGCCTCTAACACAACAATCCCTTCCGTGGGAGAGCTAACGACCGCCGGGCTTGCATCATTGAACTCTTCGAGTGAAGGAGCCTTGATTCCCATCCTTTCACACCTGATATTGAGTTCTTCATACGTTATGATTCCCAATTCATTCATGTACTGTTTTAGCGTCTTCTTGCGACGCCTCAACAACGTCAACAACGTCAACTTTGGCAAGTTCTTGAGCTTTACGATCGACATAAGCATCCTCCTTATTTATTTCAAATCATTCTTTGTCTTGACTTTTCTCATGATGTCCGCGATTCCTTGTTGGAACGTTGGCGATTTGGCGATCTCGTCGAGCCTATCTTCGTTCAAGGCTATGCCCCAACGTTCTCCGTAGGCCACGGCAAACTTTCGCATCACCCTGAGAACATAATTTCTCACCGAGGAGTGATTCATGGTAAATCCGGCCTGGGTCATTGCGTCAGCAATTTCCCTATAGTTAACGCCTTCGTCCTCACCGACAGTGGCATAACCACGATCCACACGGGTTCCCCTCTTTAAAACCACTTGAGTTACTCCTTGTTTGGTTTCGCTTTGGTTCGCGAAGAGATTGATGACCTCAATTGCTCAGGATTGACCAACTGTCGACCAAACCTCTGGTTCCTGAATTCATTTAACCTCTGCGACATTTCATCGACCTTTACACCAGTATCTAGGTCGTCAGAGTACGAACGTTCAAAAGCCCTTGCCTTGATTTTGGTCTCAGTCAGTATCCGGTGTGCAAACGCTATGCTGATTATCATCGCCGCGAGGCTTAGGCTGAAAAAAAGTATGATCATTCCAATTTCCATCATGAAAACCTCTTTTCCTCAACTGCAACCTTCAATTCACTTTGAGTGATGGGAAACTTTTCATCATCCTTATCGTCATGTGATAGACCAAACCTGAGCCTGATGATGGCGGATTCTTTCGCAGAAAGTTGGTCAATCACACCCCTCGCAATTTCAAAGAGTTCTCGTTGAGACACTCTCTCAAACGGGTTTGACTCTGGGTTTGTGTCCTCGAGTTTGTCTTCAAGGCAGTCACTGTCTTCATCCGAAGACATCGGCTGTTGCAGTGAAATGACCGACCTTCCTCCGTGGATTGTGGCCTTCACCACTGTCTCAGAAGCACCCACAAGTTCGCTCAGCTCTTCTTGAGAAGGTTCACAACCCATGACTTCACGGTATTCTTCAGCCGCTTGCAGCATCTTACGTTGTACAGTGGCTGCGTGTGCCGGAAGGCGGATGATCCTCTTTCTCTTCAAGACGTGTTGTCCGATGGCCTGTCGGATCCACCAAGTGGCATAAGTGGAAAATTTAAATCCTTTTTCCCACTTAAACCTTTCAACCGCCTTCATTAAGCCAATATTCCCCTCCTGGATCAGGTCCTCTATCGGCAAATTGTGGTTCTTGTATTGCTTTGCAATGGAAACCACAAGTCTCAGATTACACTCAATCAATTTGCGACGTGCACGATCTGCACTCACGCCGCCCGTCTCTACGTTCTGGAACAGTTCAATTAGCTCTGGGTGCTTCAGCTGCGGGATGCTGTGTAGGTTGTTCAGATAATCTCCGACAATTCCGGCGGAGGAATCCTTCTTTGATTTATTTCTGATCTTTTTCTTCAATTCAGAACCACGCTGGTGTCATCGAAATCTACGATCACGTCTTCCTCTGTGACAAGGTGAGCATTATCTTTCATATAAGCCTCGTGAGCTTCACGACGCTGTCGTCTAATTCCCATTTCTCGACGTAGATATGCGATCTCAACCTCCCAAAGCATCGGATCAAAGCGAGACTCAACGACCTTGGTCCGATCGCTTTCCATCGAAGTGAGTCTTGCATACAATTCCTCGTCGGAAAAGACGGCAATGTCATCCACGTTGACGACCTGAGGAACCGGAACTGGACACTGGTACTTGTTGTGATTTACGTTCATGATCTCATCCTGATTATTGTGCTGCTTCTTTGCGTTTCTCTTCAACACTGCTTTCTCTCTTTTTTAAGCGTGCGAAAGTCGCACGCTTCAAGTATAATATCACTTGATCATAGAGTACACATTTAAATCAACGTGATCCCATATTCCTTTTCGATGTCTTCTAAGCTTCTTTTCAGATCAAGACAGAGTTGAACTTTCCTGACGTCTGACGAGCTCATTACATCCTTCATGAGAGACGCTGATGACAAAAGTGCAGATTTGACAGATTTTTCCAAATGCTTCTTTTTTGCCCTTTTACCACCCTTGTCTCCGATTCTACCCAATGTTTCCGCAATGGTCTTTGTCATGCTTTCCCCTTGTGATTGGTGGCTGTCGACTGAGTCACTGTATGAAATCGAACACCCGGGTCTGACTTTCTGATACCCATCTGGCAACTTTTACCGACAAGCATTCCTGAATTTACGTACCACATCTCACGGTATGCCTCACGATCGCTGGAATTATTGAACTTGAGGACAGTGATGCTAGCCTGCTTACCATCGCCTGATGTAAGGCCGAGGTACTTGGGAGTGGCTTCCTCAGAACAGTCAGGACACGTGGTGGCAAGGCCTCCGGCGCGACGTTTTTCAGGTGAGCGAAGATCAAAAATAATCCCGCAATCGATGCATTCACGAGTTGTTTTGATGTTAACCATGAGTTAGTTATAACACCGGTGATTCAAGCTTTTCACAAAAAAAACCCCGGAACGAACCGGGGCATTTGAACAGTGTTAATTGTATTTACATTACTTTGCAAGTGTGCTTGTCGTCGGTGCCACAGCAGACGAAGCCTCTGGGACAACAACCGAGCCCTGCGTCGATGCAGGCGCCGGTGTCACAGTTGCAGTCGTACCTGCACTCACCGGGCTCGGGACTAAAGGGCTAGTGACCGCCGGAAGAGGCTGCGGAACATTTGCAATCGGTGGGGTCACCGTGGTTGCGGGCGGTGCAACAGGATCAACCTTGGGCTGCTCAACCGCAGTGACCTCTGCCGAGACAACGTCCTCAGCGGCAACTGGAGTCTCTTCCTTCATATTGCAGGCAAACATAACGACCGAAGAAATAACGCTGGCAACAATCTTATTGAACATACTTTTTACTCTTTTCCTATTTAAACAACGATACTTCATGATAACACATCATGAAACCCACACGGGTTTGGCTGAGGTACTAGGACTCGAACCCAGATAGCGAGAACCAAAATCTCACGTCTTTCCTTTAGACGATACCTCAATATTTGTAAGTTACGTGTTATTTATCATCGTGATGAGCATTTTACATCACTTTTTGCAAAAGTACAACCAAAGAGGCAAAAATTCTATGTTAGAAATCCTTGAAGAAAGAAAGAAAAAAAGAAAAAAGAAGAAAAGAGGGCTTTGGGACAACATTTGGGCCCGAAGACGTGCCGGCAAGAGACCAAAGAGGCCAGGCGAGGAAGGTTATCCGAAGACATTGAACATAGAATCAAGGGAAGTTGCTTCTCTCCGAGAGTTCATATTTGAAATCCTCAGATCGTTTTAAGCGGAGGGTTCCTCGGTTGTGGTGGATGCAGGCGTAGCATCTGCCTCAGCCGATGCAGGTGCTGACATCCCGATGTAAGACATGGGATCGTCGGGCCTGAAATCTCCATCACTACCCATCCCTCTGCCTGGGGATCGATACCAAAAGGAGTGAATGTCGGCGCCCCTTTCGATATCATAAGGATAAAACCCCTTTGCGTCTTTTGGGTCAGTTCCTGATGCAGATGCAGGACCTCCCATTTCCATCAGGACAGACCTGATGTATGCACGTAGCGTGCTTGCGTTGCGATGACCAAACCTCATCGTCTTCGTCTTCCGCCTATTTCTGACGAAGGAACCACAGACGTATCACCCCCTAGCCTCTCAAGGTCCTCATCACTAGCAGGACCTGATGCATCGCCGGACCATTTCCCGGGCGGAACCGCCTCTTGACTAAGAACTTCCCTGATGATTCTTTTCAGTTCATTGATTGTGATCTTCATGCAAATATCTATGGAGCGAAATCAAAAGTTGGTGAAATCAGTGATACCAGGCCTGATGAGACGTAGCGCGTGGTACAACTTTGTCGGCGACGCCGACCCAAGTGGGCGCTCAGCCCTCACGACTCCTTGACGTCTCTTGCCGTCCGGACCGAGACCGGTTCCATTTCCTTCAACGGTGTGAAAAACCTTGGTGTGTGGATCCCACTTCTCTACAAGGGTGACATGTGCACCGTACGCGGGCCCATTGCTAGTCCCAACAAGCAGGATGTCGCCTGCACGAGGTGCAAATGCATTCACTTCTTCAACCTTTGAGGTGTGACTCAACTTCATGTGTTTTCTTGCGCCTTCTGCCGGCTTAGAGTACTTCTTTGCCACTGCCTGTGCATTTGGCGTCTGAAACCCTGCAACGTAACGACCGTAGCAGTCCAACCTGTAAGTGCTGGGAAAGTACAACTGGCGCAAGTCTGCATGAATGAAAGGCTCCCAGCAGTGAGCGGCAAAGGCCCCGCACCACTCATAGTCGCCGTCCTTTGTGTACCTGAAGACTTTTGGATACTGAACTCCTCCCAACAGGACTGCGTTTCTGATGTAACCGTCGATCTCTGCACGATCAGGGTCAAACTGAACGTCGCGAATCGACTGGCTGGGCGGATCGATGATGTCACGATTCCAAGCCGCAATTGCTCTTTCAAGGGCCCTTTCACCTGCTTGTCTCAATACGCTATCGTTGTCCATAAAAACTCACTTGTTTCAAGTGTATAACTATCACTCACTTGAAAGTTTTTCAAGTGCTGCGGCTGCTAATCCACGCAATTCTTCAACAAGTTTTCCAAAACTTATCTCTGAAGATTCATAGCTGTTCAATGCAGCTCTCACTGCGTCATATGTGATACCAGCGTCTCGCCATCGACGCATCTCTTTGTCTTGAAGGAACATGATCCTTCTTAAGGAATCGTCGCGGATGTCAAGTTCCTTCTGCAGCATTAAACGAGCGCAGTTGTAACCATCGTTCCATGCTCGTCTTTCTTCTGCCGTCATCAAATTCACGGCGATTTCAGGTTCACTCGACGTCTTCATTTTGAAGATTCCTTACGGAGTTCAGAAACTCTCTCACAATGAAAAGCGCTGATTCGTATCTTACATAAAACGGTCCACCGCCAAAAGAATTCTTCAACGTAGCCCAAGCGTCCCTCTGCTCCTGGGTTGTCGGATCTGGGCTTAACTTCGCTTCTGAGGCCTTCACTAAGAGGTTTGCAAGTTTTTCTGCGTGAATCGTTTGTGCGGCAATGAATGCCGTGTCATCAGGTTCAATGTTGTACCTCGTGGTTTTAACGCCTGGTTTGCACACCACAAGGTGACAACCTTCTGACCACGTATCACCTCCACTCCACAGGTCTTTCTCTAACACTGGGTGATATCTGTTTCCACGTTTTTCGTAATACGTAACCATTAGACTTCCTTAAAGGGGTTCACCTAGACTGCGAGAGGCCACCATGTCAAACGTAAAGCCCAATTGGCTGCACGCATTTGCGAGAAAGTGAATCCTACGAGAGGTCTCGGCCGACCTAATCATGTTCAAGATACTATTTGCACAGCCGTTTACTCCGGCAGGAACCATCTCACGTGATGAAACCCAACTGTGAGACGCGAATTCTCCGTGAGACATAGTGCAGGTGCACAGTTCGACAAGGCTGCGAAGGAGCCCCGCCAACTCTGTAAGGATCTTTTCCTTGTCAATTCCACATCCAAGCCTCAGGTGACCCTTCAGAGAATCAAGGACTCGACCCGCGGCTGCGTAATATGCAACTTCTGACACAAACCACGTAGACTCAGCGTGACGAGACCATGTGAAATGGACCAATTTTAGGTATTCTTCGGGCGACATTCAACCTCCACGTGAATAATTATATGTCACGGGGGTCTATGCGACCCCCGTGAATTAATCGTTGATTGGTTCAACGTCACTTGTGAAGCAATAAACGGGCTTTTTTGCACCCGGTACGTTCACAAAACACCTGATCCTTCGAGATTCTGTCACCGTGCCGGTCATTCCAATAAACTTGGGATCTCCGTTGACAATCTTTACGTTCATCCCCTCCTTCACAGGAGAGGAGGCAGACATCTCGACCGAGCGAAGGCGGTTGTGACGCTGCAAATGCTGCACAAGCGATGTGATCTGTGACTGATTGAAATTAGATGTGATCTCAGAATACGTTGCCTCCATCGGCCCAACGAGAGGAGAGAGGTCAGGAGCTGTCTTCTTGACCTTCAGCTTCACAGGCTTTTCAGCCCGAGAGGCCTTACGGGCCTCACGCTCGGAGAGCATCTGCTCCTTGCGAGCGGAACGGTCCTCCTTGGAAATCTTCTCCTTCACAGGATCCCCCATCCCAGCTTCACGCTCTGCCTTACGGGCCTTTGCCGCAGCAATCACTTCCTCAATCTTACCGATGTTAACGCTGACGTCGCTCAATTTCAAATCTCCTTGAAGTGGTCCGGAAATTCAACCGGATGTTTAGATGGTAACAAAAAGAGAAAAGTTTTTCACACAAATCTTGCGGTGTTTGCTGAGTTGTGTATCGCAGCAATCAAGTCAGATGATTGAACAGTGATGGAACAACCTTCCACGAGTATGACTATCTTGGTAGGATCGTTCCAGTGACTTTTCACCATGATCGAATTTATTCCAGAGGTTCCTTCGTTTGTCTCTGGAAATGCGCGGATGACATTTGTGACCTCAATCATGCGACCTCAAGAGGAACTTGACGCATACGTCTCGTGAGGACGAATCCCGAAATGCAACGATCCTCTCTCCACGAGAGATGACAGGTGTCGTATCATCACTGTCGTACTTCCAGTACGAAGAATTCAGATTGATGGTCTTTGTGCTAAAGTTATTCATATTTTTCATAAAAACTCCTTTTTAGTTCGTGACGCTTTGAATAAAAAACATGGGCACACACAGTTCATGCCGCGAGAAAAAAGTGATCAAATTATGTAAAAGATATGTCAAGTTCATGTTTCGTAGGTTGCGCAATTTTCTTCCAAGGTAATTTGGTTATCAAGTCGCTCTCTTTCACTAATTCATGAAAAAGATCACCAAATTGGTCTTGACCCTTGACCTCAAAGGTACACATCAGGAGTGGAACTTCCAACCTGGGTCGTGACATCCACAGATTAATGTCTACTATGATTCCTGAAACGTGCCTAGTTTCATCATCAATCCTCTTTGGAGGACGTTTGAGCTCCACTTCAAGGCCCAAAAATTGAGCTTTGAGTTCGTCAGAGTATATGTGATTGAGTTGTTCAAGCACCTCAGCACAAGAATCTTCGTACGTAGCTGAAAAATTCACATAGTTGTTCATAATCACCTCACGTTTAGTTATGGAGACGAGGTGGAATTTTCTCCAAAATCTTCAGCTTGTCTCTAACGACTCAAACGCGGCCAAGAAAACATCCCCCACTGTGGGTCCTTCGACTTCACGCTGGTTGACGTCTTGTTGTGAAAAGAACCGCAGCAACCACGTTTGAGCCGCAGCGTTGAACAAGAGCGACACAACACAACCCGTTGCCCTCTGTAGGACCTCAATCATGCAACCGATTGTGGCAGGATCTCTTGGGTCGGGTTTGTCTCCCATGTCAAGCCTTGGATACATGACACACCAACTGTTTGACAAATCAAGTGAAACGTATCCCCTGTCAAGGGTGACAGATCCATCCTCGGAGACCGTCTTTATTCTGTCACCGGCAAGGGTAAGCATACCGGGCATCCAACGCCATGAGCGTGTGATCCTGAGTTTCTGTGAAAGATCTTCCAACATAACAACTCCTTTTAGGCAAAAACTTTGTGACATCGTTCCGGGAACCCAATCAACGATCGACAACCGGCGTAAGACAATCCACTCTTGACGCCTCGCAGAATGGTGTCCACGGTCTTTCGAAGAGGACGGTCCTTCAGGGGAACAAGAGTCTCACGTCCCTCAGCGACCGAAACCCAACCTCTCCAGTCTTTCTGGGCCCCTTCCGATGCCATACCACGAAAAACCTTATAGGTTACACCATCTTTTTCTACAAGATCCCCAGGTGACTCTCTGTGGGCCGCCAGCATGGACCCAAGCATCACCATGTCGGCGCCACAGGCAAGCGCCTTGACGATGTCCCCGCTGTCACGAATTCCGCCGTCGGCGACGATGATGCCGTCAGTTGTCGACCGCGCGCAGCGGACGACAGATTCGAGGGTCGGAAGACCAAATCCCGTCTTGTTCCTTGTCTCACACACGGACCCGCCGGCGACTCCGACACGGACGTATTGCGCACCGTGATTCACTAGGAAGTCAAATCCATTCAGGTCGGCCACGTTTCCCGCCATCAGGTGAACGTCACTCTTCTCAGTCGACATGCGCGCCAGCGCGAGACCGACCTGCTTGTGGAAACCGTGGGCGACGTCGACGCAAAAATATCGACAGCCCGCCGCGTACAACTCCTGGAACCTCTCCCACCAATCTCCCGCCGCACCCACCGCGCAAAAAACGCCGTGCTGATATCCATCAGGAACTCCGAGGAATTCATCGCGCTGGGCCTCGATGCTCGCGTACCGATGAAGCACGGCAGAACCGCCCAACTCCCTCATGATGCTTGCGACCTCAGAGTTAACCACCGTGTCCATTGGGGCTGCGATGATCGGGTTCTGGAATACTGCTACGTCCGTGGAATTTGGCGTCAAATCGATGTCGTGCCTGCTTTCAATGTCACTGTGACCTGGTACGAGGTACAGGTTATCGAACGTGGCAACGCAGTGTTGTGTTTCTGTCATGTAGAAACTATAAAACGAGACCCCTGCAGTTTACACATGATTTATGCAGGATCTAAGTACCTCTGCATTACGAACCTCAGTTCGGGACGAAGTTCGTAAAATATCCACTCCTTGACGAGCAAGACGACCAACCAGTTTGGCACCGGATGAGTCGTCTCGTAAAGGACGGAAAAAATCCCGTTACTGTTGGCGTCATTGCTCGCGGAAACGAGGCTCCTCGCGAGTTCGACCCTGTCAACCTTCATCGCCCCGGCGACGATATCAACTTCTTCCGCAAATTCCCGTAGTGACTGGGCCCAAGAAGGAAGCCAATCCCACCAACGACCCCGCCAGATGTGTCCAGAAAGCTCCTCGGCAACCAGCTCTGGGTACCAAAAACGCGGCAACGCTGAGAGGTGAAGCCATTCCTCTACGGAGCGGACCATCCTCGTCAGCGCGACCTCGTCTTTTTTATTCATGCCTTATATATTACGCTGCCATCGCAACATCTGCCTCCAGTGACTGGATTCTGCGTCGCACCCTGCATTGAGATACCTGGGACCATTTGCCGCGAGCGCCTCGGCGACCCGCCACGGGTGGCCACAGCGCGAAGCATTTCTGTGATGAAACCTGTCTACCATTCGAGACCAATAACAAGTGAGCGCTCCGAATAGGTTATCCGCACCACGTGGCCCGAGACCACACCAATTGCGAAACCAAGGCCAAAGCTGTGCAGGACCGTGGGCACGCGCAACTCCGTTGTGCCAGTCACCGCGTACCGGGCCTCCTCCTCGACCGGTCTTTAGCATGCTCGCCTCCATGCACCACACCGATGCAAGGATTCCACGCGCCTCCCACGGAACGCCGAGGTAATCCTCCAACCTGAGGACGGCAAGAACGTCAAGTTGGTCCACCATGGAGTACTTCACACGTCCGATCTCGACGCAACCGTCGATCCAAGAATACACCGTACGCCACTCTCCACTGGATGCGGGGAATGACAACAGCTCGTCCCGAGACGGTACCACGAACCATCCCGGACCCTCGGGCACCCAATTAGGCGGAGGGCTACCAAGCACGATCCTTGAAGGCTTTGCGGGTGGACGTGCCATCACGTCGGCGGCCGTTCCAAGGAGGAGGAACGCCGTAAGGGTCACGATGAAACTTATAATTTTATTACTACGCATCTTGACGACTCCTTCGTATTCAAGTTGGGGTGTATATATATCACATAGAATTGCGTTGTTTCACAGCCAAAGGAAGGATGCCAGAGTGCGACGAGACGTCATCAAGTTGAAAGTGTTGAAAAGGCTCCTTCGCGAGGCCTCTAATGAACCCACCGCAAATGGGCGTGCCGCCTACGTCTATAGGCATGGGCAAGGCCTAGACGCAATCCTGTACAGCACGAACGCTTACATGGAATTCCTCAGGATGAGGGAAATGGACCCGCAGGAATGGGAAGACAAATCGTTCAACACGGTCTCATTCTTCGTGGATGAGGTGATCAAGGGGTACATATGGGCCGAACCTCACAAGGATCCGTGTTGGGGTGCGTGGGAGGTGAAGGCCATAGCGTCAGGTGATGACGCGAAGTCTACGTACGGACTTGGGTACGCCATGTCAAGTGTCGGAACGCTCACCTCAGATCGAACCTCTGTCTCGGACAAGGCGCGTGGCGCGTGGATGAATATCTTCAAGGGCAAGAAGAGGAAAACTCGTCCGCTTGACGACGTCTCTGTACCGGAGGAACAACGACAGACGCCGGGCTTTCCCGACGACGATTGCCAGCTATTTCGTGGAAAGGATGGGTCTGAGGCCCCGAACGACAACCCACAGCTACAGTATGCGTATGAATCCCAAGGCTGGGAAGACGCATTTGAGGGCCAGGTGCGGAAAAATCACTCGAAATTTAGGGACGCAGTGGGGGAAGAATTCGGTGAGGATGCCCGTGAAGAGATTCACGAGTTGTTATCCAACATGACAGATCACTACTGGGACGTCCACTTCAATGACATGTCCCTCGGACCTTCGGATTTGTGACAAGGGCAGGACACATGAGAAAAACTCTGATAGAAAGGGTCATGACAAGGTTGTTGGAGGAATATGCGATCTCCAACGCAGCTGGATTGGGGGCTTTCGTGCGGCGGGAGAGCGAGTTCACGACGGCATACGTCTACGACACCAATTTACTGATCGACTACTTACTTTACGGAGACGAGTTCATCGACTCGCCCCACGGCTTCGAGGGAAGAGAGCTCTCGTACAGGTCAGAGACAAGAAAAGTCGCCAAAGAGAGGATCTTGAAGGGATTCATCGAGATAAAGACGCCCGGCGAAGACACAGGCCCCTGCTACGACGCGGCCGTTGTGTCCCTCGCAGCGGGTCCAGGTTTCGGCAAGGAGATATACGGTCTTGGTTACGCCATGTCACCAAACGGACTGCTAGCTCCTGATAGGACCACCGTGTCTGGCGAGGCGACTGCATCGTGGAGGAACGTCGCTGAAAAGGGTCGAAAGAGGCACAAGTTCGACGACTGGAAATTGAAGGTGACCCCGCCCACTGACGACGATTGCAAAGTGCACAACGACCCAGAGAAGGAACACCTGAACTACGCGTACGAGGCAGAAGGCTGGGAAAAGGGACTGCTCCGGTACCTGGAGGCGCAGCACGAGGCGACGATGGAAGAGTTGTCTGACATCCCCAACGCCAGAAGAGAGGTTGAGGGGCTCATCGCCTCCGTGGCGATCGGTGAATTCTGGCAGAAGCACTACTGGAAGAGGTGATATGAAGCTACTGGAGAACATCTACAAGCGACTTCTCAGGGAGTCGATGGACGACACCTCACGGCTCGCGGCGTACGTCAGGGAGGAATTCGGAGAACGGCGTGCCGTCATCTACAACCCGCAGGAACTGCTGGATCACATCGCAGAGTACACGGGATCAGCGCAGAAGTACGATCTTGACAACTACACGTTGAGGGAGAAGCTTCACAAGCTCACGGCCGACACTGCGGTGAAGGGAATCATCAACGTTGCCCCGCCCCGCAACCCGTGTTGGGGGGCCTGGAAGGTCACCGCGGCTGCTGCCCCGGGAGGTCCGGACATCGCAAGGATCACCTATGGGTTGGGTTACGCCCTGTCTGACGGAGGCGTCTTGATGTCGGACAGGGGCTCGATGAGCAAGAAGGCGAAGGCGGCGTGGGAGCGTGTGTACGCCGGAAACAAGAGGCAGCGGTTGGAACTCGATGACGTCTCCTTGCCCGTTGACAAGCGGCGAACCCCTGACTTCCCGGGGGACGACTGCAAGTTGTACAGGGGAACCTCGAAACTGACACCACCGGAGAAGAACCCACACCTGCAATACGCATACAAGTCCCAGGGGTGGGAGAAGGACAGGCTTCATGACCTCGTTGCGATGCACGAGATGTTCATGGACGAGGTGGAAGAGGAGTTCGGATCGGCCGCCACGAAGGCGGCAATGCGACTCCTGTCGTTCGCGGAGTCGGAATTCTTCAGCAAACACTACGAAGGACCGGACAATGATTGAAAGAATCTACGAGAGGATCTACGAGAGGATCCTGTGTGAGGCTGACGTGCACACGCAGGATGACATGAAGCACACCTCACACCTGAGGGCCCTGTTGCCGCTCGCGGCGCTGTGCTTCGATGGGGCCGGAGGACAGTTGAAGTCGGCGATCCTGTACTCACCGGATGATGTGATGAAATCACTGCGCAAGTTCAAGGAACACGACGACAGGTACAACACCGCGTGGGGCACTGACGCAGCGTCGCAGCGCACCCGTGACGAAGCGGTGGACGTAAAGGCAGAGCTGAGCAACAAGGCGGTGGAGGACGCGGTGCGAGGAATAATACAGATCAAGGCCTCCGACCAGCCGTGTTGGGGTGCCTGGGAGGTCGTGGGTTCCGCGGCACCGGGAGGTGCTGACATGGCGCGGACGGTGTACGGTCTTGCCTACGCAATGTCACCCAGTGGAATCGTCATGTCGGACAGGATCTCTGCGAGCAGGCCCGCGAAGGCGGCGTGGGCCCGGGTGCGTGAGAAAGGCGAGAGGCAGGCTCTGCCCTTCGACGACGCAAGAAACCCGAAGACGCCGGAGCCGAAGGACGACTGTGATCTGTACAGGGGAAAGTCGGGGAAGACCGAACCAGACAAGAACCCAGCTCTCCAGAACGCCTACATGTCGATGGGTTGGGAGAAGGGAATGCTCAACTACCTCGTCGCGTCTCACGATGCGTTCAGCAATGAACTGGCAAGGGAGGACAAGAGGCTGCCAAGGGCGCTGGAGAAATACCTAAGGTACAGCCTCCCCCCATTTTTTGGACATCACTATCCGGGGAGCGACAATGACTGACACGATATACGAGAGGGTGTGCCGAAGGTTGCTTCGGGAGTCGGGGGGCGCAGCGCGCCTCGCGGCGTGGGTGTACGAGAGCTCCTCGTTCGACCGGATCGCCATCCTGTACGACACGGTGGCGCTGCGACCCATTTTCGACGACCTGTACAGCGAACAACGGGTTGGGGCCTCGTGGAACCCGAACGTCGGGGCTCGGGCGGCGCGGGAGGCCATCCGGGGGAAGATCGTCATCGTGGCCCCCAAGAACCCGTGCTGGGGAGCTTGGGAGGTGAAGATGGCGGTCGCGCAGCAGAGGGTCGACGCGGCCGAGAACGCACGCACCATCTACGGCCTGGGTTACGCCATGTCAGACGAGGGAATCCTGATGTCAGACCGGTCCTCCGTGTCTCTCCCGGCGAAGAGGGCGTGGATGCGAATATTCAGCGGCAAGAAACGACGGTCGAAGGAGTTCGACGACGTCTCACTGCCCAAGGAACAGCGCAGGACGCCTGACTTCCCGGGCGACGACTGCAAGCTGTACGTGGGTTCCGGGGAGACGCCACCGGAGAAGAACCCACAGCTGCAGCACGCCTACGAGTCCCAAGGTTGGGAGGCGGGGGAGCTGCGGTGGCTCTCCTCGTCACACGAGACCTTCGTGGCGGAGCTGAGCGCGGCCACGAACGATCCCTTCGTGACCCGGGTGCTGCACAGATTATTGAAAGAGGCGGCCCAGGAACTGTGGGAAAATGAGTACCCCGGTGAAGACAACGATTGACGGGGCAAGGGGAGTGACGATGAGAACCACGATATACGAGAGGGTGATGAGGAGGTTGTTGTCGGAGGAGGAGTCCGCCCTCGGCAAGGTCACGGGCCTGGGTGCGCTCGTCGTCCGGGACGGGGAAATGAAGAGGGCGTACCTGTACGACACGAACGCGCTGATCGACTACCTGCGCTACGGGGATGAGTTCATCGACGTTCCGCACGAGATGAAGCCCCTCGCGTACCGTCAAGAGATGACGGTCGTGGCCGTCAACAGGATAGTGAAGGGGTACATCGCGGTCTGGAACCAGACCAAGTGTCACGGCGCTGACATCGTCGCGTTTTCGGTGGGCCCAGGTTTCGGCAAGGAGGTGTACGGTATGGGTTACGCCCTGTCGAAGAACGGTCTCCTCACGTCGGACAGGGGGTCTGTGTCAGGAAGCGCGCGGCAGGCGTGGAAGAAGGTGGCCGACAGCGGGCGAAAACGTCACAAGTTTGACGACGAGTTGTCACCGCAGACGCCGCCGAAAGAGGACGACTGCAGCGTATTCCATGATGAACACAAGGAACACCTCAACTACGCATACGAGGCAGAGGGTTGGGAGAGGGACATGCTCCGGTACCTGGAGGCGCAGCACGAGGCGACGATGAAGGAGCTGTCTGACATCCCCAACGTGAGGAACGAGGTGAAGGACCTCATCTCCTCCGTGGCACGCAACGAGTTCTGGAGCAGGCACTATCACGGGTGATCCCGCGGTGGTGCCCCAATCGTCGGTTCAGGGAAGGACGCGCGCCCGTCGTCCTGCCCGGGGAAAGACCCCGAGCCTGACGCCGTCCACGCCCTGGTCCCGTCGGGACGTCGACCTGCGTGCGAGGAGCACGGGTTCCCAGCCGCTGCCTTCAGGCGGCACCTCCGGGTAGTAGTGGACGCGCCCAGCCAGCGAGAACACGCCGTCGATCCGGGGCAGCAGCGCGCACACGTCGA